CCAAATCGGCGGCCTTTTCTACGGTGGCGGTGGCCTGTGCTGCGTTCTTTACTTTGTTTTCCTGTGCGGCGGCGGCGTTCTGTGCGGCGGCGGCGTTTGTTTCGTTCTTTTTCATAACTTTAATTTTTTAGATGTTTGAATATTGATTTTTTATTGCTTCGGCCTGTGGCCTGTTTGTTTCGTTCTTTTGCCTGTGCTGCGGCGGCGTTTCGCTGCGGCGGCGGTGGCGGTGGCGTGCCGTTTCGGTACGTTTTCGGCGGCAAAGTTACGCATTTTTTGTTATATGTTCCAAATTTTTTCGTAACTTTTTTATGTAAAAAGTGTTATTTAGATTTTTCTTTGCACTAAAGTATTGATTTTCAGCACGTTCCGCACATTCCGCCGTGCCGTTTCTAAATAAGGTATTTTCGTTTCGTATTGATTTACAGGCATTTACGGCGTTTTTCTGCGTTTTTGTGCCGTTCCTGTGGCATCGGTGGCGGCGGCGTTCCTGTTATGTACCTTATTTATGCGAAACGAAACGGCGGCGGCGTTCCTGTGCTGCGTTCCTGTGGCGGTGGCATCATCTTCGGCGGTGGCGTTCCGTTCCTGTGTGCTGCGTTCCGTTCCTGTTTGGTGGCGGTGGCATCATTTTCGGCGTTTCGCTTTTCTTTACATTTGGAACGGCGGCGGCATCGGTGGCGGTGGCATCATCATCGGCACGGCGGCGGCGTTCCGTTCCTGTGGCATCATCATCGGAAAACAGGCACGGCGAAAACGGAACGGCATTTTTATTTAGAATCTGTCTAAATTGCTTTCTAAATATGTTCGCACATGTATATGGTAAGAACGCGTACCATTATGGCGCCTGCGCGTGGATCTGGAAAGATTTAATATTAAATCTTTTCAGATTTCGCTTTTCTCCGATGCTGTGGATATGTTCCCCACGGCAAAATTATCGGCGTTTTGTGTGCGCAAACAATTTGGCCAAAAATGCCTGTTTTTCTAATTTTGCGGCATCATTTTGTAAATTTTTCAGAATATCAAAACAGGAACGGCGGCGGCGGCATCGGTGGCGGCGTTCCGTTCCTGTGGCATCATCATCGGCACGGCGGCGGCGTTTTTTCGTTTTCGATTTTCTTTACATCGGCACGGCGGCGGCATCATCTTTGGCGGTGGCGTTCCTGTGGCATCGGTGGCGGTGGCGTTCCGTTCCTGTGTGCTGCGTTCCGTTCTTTATTGTGTGCGGCGGCATCGGCATCGGTGGCGGCGGTGGCATAAATGCGGCGGCGTGCGGCGAGGCCGCACCCGCCGCCCAGCAGCAGCGAGGCGCGGGGTGTAATTATCTGATAATCAAAATTTTACGAAAAAAAAGTACATTGGAGATTAAATAGACAGTGTCTAAATAAAAGAACAAAGGGGTAAAGCTGCGCGAAAACAGCCTTACCCCGATGGAATATTTACCGAATATGTATTCAGTCTTTCAACAGTCCCTTGTCGCCTCCCGGCCCGTCTGGCATCACCGACCTATACCTTATTTATATATAGGCTACTGCCGGTCGTCGCTGCCCACCACCTTGATACTGTCGAGCATACCGGCAACGGCCAGCAGCTCGGCATTGATACGGTCAACGTGTTCCTGAGAAATGCAGCCGTAAGCCTTCGATGTAGTGGAGCGCAGGGTGATGGAAATCTTGTCGCCCTTCCATCCAAGCGTATTGTAAAGAAATTTACTTAACTTAAAATAGCGGTGCAGGGTCTTCACCTGCTCTATGGTGGCAGGGTCGTAGGTAGCACCCCGGTTGTTGGTGTACGTCTGGTCGCTGCCGAAGACGATCTTCGCCTTGCGTATCTCTGCAGCCATCACCTCCAGGGCGGCGTTGAGCTTCTGCAGCGTAGGCGCGGGGAAGTTACGCGCCACGCCGTTCCTATCCTTATTATGACGGAAGCATCCGTTCACCATCGTCATGCTCACGCCCATCAGCTCCGAGAGTGTCGTGATGTTCACCCCCTGGCTGGTTAGATACTTATAAAGGAAGTCCTGCGAAACCTTTTCTTTTTCCATATTCATGTGTAGCTTTTAAATTGTAATCCGCTGCAAAGGTAACGCTTTTTTTGTTATCATCCAAACCTTTTCCCAATTATTTTTCTCAGACCCCTAAAATTTAACATTTAGATGGCTGATGGCTGAAAGGCTACGGGTAGGCGCGACAGCGGGAATTGGAAGATGGAAGATGTGGCGGCGCATACGAGCGTTAAAGTGTATTAAATGTGTGCGACAAATTTGCGCGATTTGCCCAAAGGCTGATTGTCAGATATTTATATAATGCCCTGACGGGCAGAAATTGATTAAAAATTAAATAAAAATATTTTTAGACCATTTTTATTTCCATTTCTTCGACGAGCGAAGCGAGACGAATCTCGATTACTTGCCGACAGGCAATCCCGAAAGCCACACAAAAAAAGCCCGCCCTTGCTCGAAGGGCAGGCCCAGGTTCGCGGGGTCAATCCGCAGAACACCAACAATCGGTTATTTTATTCTTGCCTGTCGGCGACATTCTTCACTCTTCACTCTTCATTCTTCACTCTTAATGAAGACGGTCTTGGTCTTCGCCGGGGGCTGATGCTTGCCACCCTGGTACTTCAGGGCCATGCGGGCGCGGATGGGCGGGTCGTTGGGGTGGCGCTCGAAGGAGCGGCGCGTGGGGTCGAAGCGCTGGTCGTCGATGACCTCTCGCTTGAACGATTTTGTGGGGCAGAACTTCAAGCGCTTGGTGGGCGGCAGGTGGCGCAGCTCGTGCTTGTCCTTGTAAGTGTACCAGTGCTCCCGTTCCGGCAGGTCCTGCGTGTAAAAGGTGCCGAACGACTCAATGGGTACGCAGCCCGCGCCCTCGGCCATCTGGTAGCGGATCTCGTCGAATGTCGCCATGAGCACCTGCTCCACCGTGGCCCTGCAGATGCCGCTGCGCTTCACCACTGCGGCGATAAGAATGCCTTTATATTTTCCTGGACTCATCGTTTTTAAATGAAGAATGAAGAATGAAGAATGAAGAATTTGCTACCGCCCTCCGACTTATTCTTTGGGTCGTCGCTTTCGCTCCTCAAAATTATATTTAGAATTATATTTATAATTTTATTTAGAATAATTTTAAACCAAATTTTAAATAGAAATTTTAAATCAAATTTCAAGCGTAGCGCCCACTACTACTCGTTGGGGTCAGTGCTGCCGCCACCTTCAGTGCCGCCGCCCTGGTCGTCAGGGTTGGTGGGGTCGGTGGTGTCGGTTGGGGTTTCCTCTTCGTCGGCCTTCTCGGTGACGCGCTTCCACGACACGCTCTGGGCGAACGACTGCTGCACGGCCTGGGCGATGGTGGCGCCGATGGTGCTGCGGGCGTTCTGGACGTTGAGCATGTCGGCGGTGGCGACCTTCTTCACGGTGCCGTCGTCGTTGAGTTCGTCCTTCACGGAGCACGATATCTGGGGGAAGATGGTGATTTCGTCGCCCAGCTTCACACGGTGGCCGCGACTGGCACTGCGCAGTGCCACGCGCATGTAGCGCTTGATGATGGTGGGAATGAGGTCGGGCGAGATGCCCAGGCCCTCTACCACCTCGTCCTTCATGTCGTCGCAGGTAAGGGTAGAATATGATTGTGTAGCCGCGTAGAACGAGTGAGTGCCTACGGCGTTGTTCTCTTTGACGGTGTATTTTATAACTGCCATAACTGAACTATTAAAGGGTTAAACTTCTCGTTGTCTCTGTCCTGACTTCCAGCAATCAGAGTTCTGACTGCCAGCAATCAGAGTTCTGATTTCTCAGCACGCCTATAATATAGCGTGCGGGCGCGGACGTGTAAAGGGCAAAGTCGTTTGGAACGCAAGTGTTAATTTTTCGTAAAGGTGTGCGACAAATTTGCGGGTTTTGCCCATGGGTTGATTGACAGGGATTCTGGGATGCACTTCGTGCAGAAATTTTCAGACTGCGCCCTATCGGGCGGAAATTTTTCAAATTGGTTTCAAATTATTCAAATCTTCTTTTTGAGAAATTCTGAATTAAATTTGTATAATTTCCAGCCGTAAGGCTGTAGTCTCTAATTTCTACGCGAAGCGTATCTTCACACCGTGAGCCGGAAGTCATCAGCCCGGAGGATGCAGCAGTCACGAAGTTTCCTCGTCTGGCCGCTGGCGGTGAATTGGACGAGCCTGGTACCGGCGGCGACATCGACGGAGATGGTGACACATTCCTCACCACGGATCACGTCACCATTCGAGGCGGCGATATACCATACTCTGAACGGTATGCGCTCCACGACCTGTTCCACCCGGTAGCCACCCTTGCCGTCGGGCAGGCGGCGGTTGACGAGCCGCGTGCGCTCGGCTACGCGACGGAGCTCTGAGAGCGCCAATGTCTTTAATGTTTGTGCCATACTTGAAACTTGAAACTTGAAACTATGTTGTTAAACTATGTAAAATGTGTGCGACAAATTTGCGGCTTTTGCCCACTGCTTGATTATCAGCGAGTTCCGTTAATGGTAATCAGGGATCGTAGAGATACACCCGTCGCTGGTTGTACTCGTCGGGCATGGTGATGTAGAGGTCGCACTCCAGTTCGTCCTGCAGGGCCATCAGTTCGTCGAAGGTGTTGACAACGCTGCGGTCTTGAGGCAGACGGTTGTAGGCGCGCGTTGGCGTGTGGGATATGATAAAACACATATTCTTGGTCGTTTGGGGATTACCGCTTTTACTTGCTGAAGATCCTGCGCCACCAGCGGCGGGTGATCCAGGCGGCTGCGGCGAGGACGATGCCGATGATGAGCCACTGCAGGTGGTCGGCCAAGCGGCGGTACCAGGGGCGGTTGTCCTGGGGCACGGGGGTGACGGTGTTGTGAGTGGAGTCGGTCTGCTCGCGGTGACTCATGGCGGCATCGAGGCGCTGCTGCCAGATGCTGTCCTGACGGTCGATGGCGGTCTGTAGGCGGTTCTCCATCTCGCGCTCGATGCGAAGGGCGAGCTGCTGCTGCTCCTGATGGAGGTCGCGGGAGATGGTGCGCTGCTCCTGACGGACGGCGCGGCCCAGCGAGTCGGTGGTGGTGGTGACGGTCTCGGTGATGAGTTCCTTCTGGTCGGTACTGCTGTGCTGCTCCGCACTGGACTGGCTGACGCGCTCGCGGAAGAGGGAGTCCATGCGCTCATGCCAGCTGGTCATGTGGGCATCGACGGCGGCCTGGATGGCCATCGTGTCGATGGCACTGTGGTGATGCTCCGCGCGCTCCACGTTTTTCGGAGTGGCGCAGGAGCCGAGCAGAGCGCAGAGGATGATGGCGAGGACGAAGGCCACGGCATAGGTGGCACAGCCATAGAAAGCATGTGTATAGCACAGCTGCTCCCGCTCTTCAGGCGTGAGGTTCTTCATGTCCGGCAGTTCCTGCGGCATGAGGTCGATGGGGTTGTAGGGGTGGTCCATATCGCTGAATGTTTTTCGGCTAAGATAATGCGCCGGGGCGGCGGCGGCAAGGGCGGGATGCGATGGATGATGGATGATGGAAGATGGATGACCCCGACGCGCACTTCTTCCTTCAGCCTTCAGCCCTCAGACATCAAAAAAAATAGCAGCCACCCGAATGCTACAACGGAGCGGCTGCCGGAACGAGAGGAGCTACACGTGAACCTCCCGATGGGTTGCCGGAGTGACCCGGCAAAAACAAACTACTAATCTACTAAAACAAATCAAAAAATGCGTGGCGCCATCGCGGCGGCAAAGGAATTGTTGTACAAGAAGCGCCTCGCGGCGGCGTATGAAGAAATTCATTCTATAGAGTAAGCGGCGCAGACGCGGGGCGTGGTGGTGTGGAGGGCAGACCCGCGTTTTAGGTGGCGGGTGAACTGCGCCGCTGTGTTGCGGAAGATGGGTTCGCACCATCGACCTCCGGGTTATGAGCCCGGCGAGCTACTACTGCTCCATTCCGCGCTGTTTGTTCACAGAGCTGTCGAAGAACGCTTTGCGGTTGCAAAGTTACGAAATAATCTTGTATCTCGCAAGAAATCAGCGAGTTATCAGAAAGGTGGCGCGAAAGACAGTTGGGAGTTCACAGCGTTATTCGGCGGTTATTTTGCGCCGTGATACCTTGTAAGTGGTTGATAATCAGTTATTTATCAGAAAATTTTGCGGTTATTTTGCGGTTTTTGTTGAAAAAGTAATGTAAAAAATAAATTTTTGATTTCCCTATATATAGTATATAACTATCTGATTATAAGCCTTTTATTTTATTTGAGAGCCTCTTATTTACATAGATAGTGGGTGTAAGGGAGTGTCGCGCGTGTGGATTGAAGAGTGTATAGCAGAGAACATCCAGAGAAACAAAAATAATTTTAGGTTTGTGAAAAATAGGGCCTTTTCTGATAACTCGCCTTTTGAGTGCCTGCAATCGGTTGTTTATCAGATAGTTACAAGGTATCAGACGTCGAATAACTTTTTGGCCGTTTTTTAGGGTTAAAATCTGCGTAACTTGCTGACTATCAATGGTATCACAAAAGTTATCAGAAAACGGCGACGTCTGTGAACTTTCGGCTTTTTCTGATAACTTTCGATGTAAACTATTTTTATTTTCAGGCGGCAGGCGGTGGCGGCGAAACTCTTTTTAACGCAAATTTCCACGAATGGGCCACGAATTTCTCGGAAATAATTAGTAACTTTGCACCGTAGGTGCGAGTCTGCTCACGCTCGGCCATTGATGCAAGCATCGTGGCTCTCGCTTAATCGCAGACTTCGCAGCCGTTATTACTGAATACCTAATGGCTAAGAGCACGAAGATGCCGGCGATTGCCTGGCTGCGGGTAACGGAGTTTTTAAGGGGGTGGTTAGATTATGAGTTTGGCAGTAAGGTGATGGTCAACGGCCGTCGCGTAGTATGTCTGCAGCATCTGGACGGTATGCGGGACGTCATGCGCATGGAGACCGTCGACGACATGGAGCTGTCGCCAGACCTGCCGGTGGAGCTGTCGCTGTCGGCCTCACGCTACGGACTTATCTCTGCGGCGATGACGCTGAGTCCGGAGGCTACGGAGCGCATGTATCACCTGTCGCTGGAGCAGTTGCAGCAATTTGTTCCGATAGAGTGTCCGCGCGTGAGGCTGACCGACGAGGGACTGCTGCGCGAATGGGGCGGCGACGCGATGCTGGGCGACGCACAGGCCAAGGCGCTGCTACGCCTTCTGAGAGAGGCGTTCTGGGAGGACGTGGAGCAGTTCGCCAGGCGCTATGCCCGACAGCGTGAGGGCGAGAAATATGCGCAGGAGGATATGATAGAGGCGTTCTGTCGGATGACCAAGACCAGCGAGCTGCATATCGAGGCGATCAGACGGGAGTGGCAGCGAAGATGTAAGAGGGCTGATGTAAGATAAAGAGCGCCCTATCGGGCGGAAATTTTTCAAATTGGTTTCAAATTATTCAGACATGCTTTTGAGAAATTTGAATTAAATTTGAGCAATTTCCAGCCGATAGGCTGCTAATATTCTTGGGTCACTTCGCTCAAAATACAGAACCGCCACAAAAAGGGAACTTTTTCGAGATGGCTGAAGGATGATGGATGATGTATTGCTATGCGGATTGCGCTCAGCCATCTTCCATCAGCCATCAGCCTTCGCTTTCTTCTCCAGTGTGCGCAGCGACTGGCCCCAGAGCATGGCAGCGGTGGTGACGCTGTGCAGGCGGTCGAGGATAGCTGGACCGTACTCGCCGTAGTGGTCGGCAATGGTGGCAGCGAAGGGCCAGGAAGCGGCGGGATAGTTGGCGGGACAGGGCTGGGGCGAGAGACTGGTGGCAATGATGAGCAGTAGTCCGCGCTGCTCGGCAAGGTCGAGGATGTCGAGGATAGAGGTGTCGCGGTTCTTGTAGCGGTAGATCGGTTCGCGGCCCATGTCGTCGATGATGAGGGCACGCTGGCGCAGCAGTTCCTCCTTGCTGATGACAGGGGCTGTTCCCGACTTGGCAGAAGGATGGAGAATGTCGTAGAGGTCGGCGGCGCTGATGACGCGCAGGTTGCGCTGGAAGACGGCTGGCAGTATGCGGGTGACGAGGGTGGTCTTGCCTGTGCCGGAGGCTCCGAAGATGAACAGCCCCCTACCCCGGTTGTCGGTCTTGCTCCGGTTGTCGGCGAGCCACTGGGCCACGCGGTCGTAGCCGGAGAGCCACTGTGTGCGACCTTTAAAGAGGCGGCGCATCTCGGTGGTCATGCGGAGCTGTGCGTCGGGTATCTGGAACGAGGGGATGGATGCCTGCGGCGCGGTGAGGAAGTCGATGGGCTGTCCGTCGGCATTGGACAGGATGCGATACTGAAGGGTGACGCCGTGGCCGAAGGCTTGCTTCAGGGCGGCTTCGATGAGCGGCACGTAGAAGTGCTCGATGTAGTCGTAGACATGGCGGGCGGGCACGCGGAGCAGGAGCACGTTGGCGGCAGGATCGTAGCTCTCGAAGGTGACGGGGACGAACCATGTGGTGAACGTCCAGTCGTCGACGCGGGACTGTATCAGCCGGAGGGCTTCAGCCCAAAGGAGGGAGTAGTCTTTGTCGTGCATAGCGGTTACCATAGTTTAAGTTCGGGAGATTCAGAGGGGGCGGTGGACTGCTGTGATACAGCAGTAGATGGGACGGCGGCGGGGATTTCCTCGGCGGGGGTAAAGATGTCTTGGAGTTCGTTCTTGCAGAAATTGGAGAGCGACTTCTTGGCAAAGTCGTGGATGGCGGTGCGGCGGTCGGCGGCATAGCGCTTCTCTATGTTCTGCCGGCGGGTGTCAGTGGTGGCCGTCTGGAGGGCAGCGTCACGCTCGGCATCGAGGGCGTCGAGACGGCGGCATACCTCCCACTGGGGCTTGCGGCTGCTGAGTCCGTCGATGATATAGTCCACCTTCTCTTCGAGTTGCTGCAGTGAGCCGGAGGCGATGCGAGTGTAGGAGAGTGCCTTGTCGTAGTGCAGGTAGAGCTGCTCGGTCATCTTGCCAATGATGCGCCGCTGCTGTGCGTTGATGTCGCGCCCGTCCTGTATCTGCCGGCCCAGCGATGACACATGTAGGGTAAAGATGATGCGGTCGGCCACCTCTACGCGGGTGTTGCGCGAAGTGTCGGTGCGCTTCGTCACCTCTATATCCAGGTTGTACTCTACGCGCGGCGGTACCGATGTCGTGCCATCGTCGGCGGGTTTCGGGGCCATGCGCAGGAAGTCCTCGCGGATGGGTTCGAGCACACGCTTCTGGAAGAGCGACAGCTTGGGATAGACGCCCATCAGGACGTGACGTTCGTCGGGAGCGTTGATGCGCACGGTATGACTATCGGGCAGTTCCTGGATGACGTTCTTGCCGCCGTCGGGATTCTGGTCGATGCCGAGGGTGGTGCGCAGTGCCGTCCACGAGAAGTCGAAACGGGTGAAGCCGCGCGACCAGTAGAGCGAGAGGAACCAGTAAAGACGAATGCTGTACTTGCACTTGAAATCGAGCGTCACGTCAAGGTAGTGCCCATAGCGGTAAGGGTCGAACAGGCGGTCGGCCACCAGTCCGCTCATACTGATGGCGATGGCGGGCTTTCCGGTGTACTCCCAATGGAAGAGGTGGTTGGGTGCAGAGGGCGGCACGGGGTCTACCCCACCCTTTGCGTTGCGGTGGGCTTCGGGGTCGTTCCACCGCTTCACGGCTCCGAGGGCCGTTGGCTGGAAGAGTTGCTTCTTAGTGGTGGAACGTCCGTTGCGCTCGTCGTCGAACTCCCATTCCACGTTGATGTCGCCCATCTTCATCACCGTATCGAAGGCTTCCTGATAGTGGCGCGGCGCAATGCCGAGGTCGCGCAGGGGGAAGCGGAACTCGTAGTCTCCTAAGTCAGTGAACTGCGACTGCGACTTCTTGGTAATCTTTCCTGCTTCCTCCTCGAACTGCAGCATGAGCTGCCCGTCGGTAGTGCCGTTGGCCGTCATGTCGATACGCTTGCGGACAAGTGCCTGAATCTTGTGCAGCACGGCATCGACAATGGCCAGTTCGGTGCGGGTGATGCCGCCACTGCGCTCGCCGTCGGCTCCCGACAACTTGCCGCCGTAGCGTGCCACGGCGAAGGCGATGGGGATAATGACCGAGCCGTCCTGCTGGAGCGGTACGGTCTGCTTCTGTCTGACGGGCTTTGCAGCCTCTTTCTTTTTTGCTGGCATAGTTGTGTAGCTGTTTGATGTCTGATGTATGAGGGCTGATGGCTGAGCAACTGCCCGTTTGTTCGTTGTAGCGGTTGCAAAGATAAGCATTATTTTTGTAACCGCCAAATTATTTCTCACTTATTTTCAAGTGATTGTGGTTTTATTATACGGAATGTTACGACCTTGCGGCGGCAAACTTTCTGATAATTGGGCGATTATGCAGGGGTCGTAACTTTTTGGGTAATCTCAGGATATTGCTTTTTGTTACGAGGTAGGCTTTTTGTTACCACCCACCGTGAATAGATTGCTTTTTGTTACGAGCCCCGCTGCATGGCTATTGCTTTTTGTTACGACCTTTATTGCTTTTTGTGCCGACCCCAGCCGGAGAAACGTTGCTATTTGTTACCGGCTTTTATGCTTTTTGTTACCATTCTTATTGCTATTTGTTACGACCTTTATAGCCTTTTGTTACGACCATGTACGTTAACCTGCTGATAATCAATGCCAACTTCGGCCTTATATTATTATAATCTCTATAATCGTTAGAAAAGAATAAGACATAAAAACAGATATAATAAATATCACTTATATGATTTTCTTTCTGCTCTTAATAAATAGGAAAGCGATATAGCATTTTGCTCCGAACTGTCCGGGCTGACAGAATGGGGTCGTAACTTTTTGCATAATTTTTGCGGAACAGGCTTTGGGGATCGAATCGCCGAAAGCCCTTTGCCAACGGGAGGGTCGTAACATTTTCGAGATATTTGCGCCTTGCATCTTAGCGGCTCCGTCGGTATATTACGGTCATGGCAAAGACTTATAAGAACACAACCTCCATAAAGACGGAGGACAAAGAATACTTGAAGCATGTGTGCGGCGAGTGTAAACGCTGCACACCCGTTACGACATTCAACACACTGACGGTGAAGGACCGGAAGCCCACGCTGGGGCGGTGTCCGGAAAGTACGTGTAGCGTGCTGCTGTCGCAACGGGCGTGTCCGAAGATCGAGTTGTAGGCGGCGAGGTTTGTCCTATTGGAAACTGCCCTACCCTATTCTACTTACGCCGCTTGGCGGCCACTTTGTCGCGCTCCCAGCCGTACTCGCTGTCGAGGGCGGCGGCTTCGTCGAACTGTTCCTGGGTGATAAGTCCCTCGGCCAGCAGACCGCGCAGGAACCAGCGGCGGCCTATGTGCTTGATGGTCTGGTTGTAGGCGGGGACATCCTTTGAGTTATACTTCACCTTGATATCGACGATCTGCTTGATGCTCTCGGGAATGGCCACGGTGATGAAACATGGTTTCTCGGCGGCTATGCCCGTGGGAGGCTGGGGCGCTTCCTCTGCCCCACCCTGCTCTTGCGGTTCGGCGGTGACGGATGCGTCAAGTTGCTGGTTGCGCTGCTTCAGACGCTCGCGCAGTTCTATCTGGTTCTCGGTGGTGTCGGTCGCCTGCTTGCGGCGGTTCCGGCCTGCGTTCATATCGAATGGCATAATCTGATATTCGTTTTAGTTGTGATGTTGTTTATACGATTAGTTGCAATGTTGCAACATAAAAGAGTTACACTGTTGCGTCTTTGAGTTTCTTCTGGATGTCGTTTGCCAACAGGGTGTATTCCTCGGCCACGGGGCAGCTGCTGTCGAAGTCGTAGATGCTGACGTGATGGAAGAGCGACTTGCTGACGGCGCTGCGTCGCGAGATGGCCGTGTGGAATATCTGGTCGCCGAACTTCTCGCGCAGTGCCTGCTCCGACTGCTTGGCCTCGGTGAGGTTGGCCTGTCGCATGGTGATGATGGCACCGAGCACGTCAAGCCGGTCGTTGTCGTTCTGCTGAATGTCGTTCACGTAGGCCAGATAGTTGTCGAGTCCGTCGATGGCGAACCCTTCGAGCGATATAGGGATGATCAGGGCGGTGGCGGCGATATGCACATTATCGGTGGCGCGTCCGGGATTACCTGGTGTGTCCATGAGGATGTAGTCGAAGCTGCTGCCCCACTCCGTCAGCCCTTCGCCGGTACGGTCGTCGATGGGGCGCTTGAAGGCACGTGCCAGCATGTTGCCGGGGTTGCGCAGCATGGTCAACTTACTCTCCACCTCGTCCATGCTGATAGAGCTGGGCGTGTAGTAGAGTCCGCTCTCGTCGCGATAGACGGGGATGTCGGCTCCGCGAGTGAGTGTGTCGAAGATGGTGGGATCGCCCTGCAGTTCGCGCTGCGGGTCCCAGTCGGTGCATGAGGTGAGATTGCACTTGTAGTCGAAGTCCATGACAAGCACGCGGAATCCCTGCAGGCGCAGGGCCGTGGCGAGGTTGAGCGTGGTGGTGGTCTTGCCTACCCCACCCTTGAAGTTGCCGACTGCTATTAGTCCGTGCAACTGTGTCTTAGCATTTTTCTTTTTCATTGTCGTGTAGCTTTTATATATTTATAAATAATGTTGTGTAGTTGCCGTTATGTTCTGTTGCAATGTTGCAAGGTTACGTCTTTGCAGGGTTGTAGCATCGTCCTGCTGTCGTGCTGTCCTGTTGCGCTGCTGCTGCATTGCAGTTTTGCGGTGTTGCGTTGTCGCTCTGCCGCCGTGTTGTAGCATCTTTCTGCTGTTACTCTGCCGTGTTGCAACTAATCTGTGTTGTTACAGTGTGCAGCGTCAGTGTTGCAGTGTTACGTCTTCGCGGTGCAGCGGTGTTGCGCTGGCAATGTGTTGCAATGTTGCAATGCAGCGATGGAACGCTGTTGCTTTGTTGCGGTGTCACAATGTTGTGGATTTGTGTATATCCGTTGTAGCGAGTGCAAAGATAGGAATTTATTTTGAAACTACAAAGAAAATTAGGAAAAATGTTGCAAAGAGGCAGCAGAAAATTGGAAAAGTGTTGTAACAACGCAATGAGGCAGCATAAAATAGTAACAATGTTGCAAAGTTATTCTGTGGCGGTGTTGCCGTTATAATGTGTTGCAATGTTGCAACAGAATAATATTATTCCCTCGCAAAACATCTTCCATCAACCATCACACATCAGCCATCTTTACCTGCCTTGACTTTGCCGAGTGCAGGCTTCACCTCAGCATAGATTGCAAGCACTGCTTGCGTCTATGCTCTCGGTTCGCACTGCCCTTGGCTTTGCCGAGAGCAGTCACGCTCTGGAAAGCTCATTCAAGCATGGCTTTCCTCTCGCTTAACCCTGCCCTTGCTTTTGGATTGTGGCTATTGTATTTTGGGCAAAAAGACAAATTTGCGATTAAGCGAAGGCCGTGATGTTTGCATCGACGGCTGAGCGTGAGCAAGTTCAAACGAAGTTTAAAACGGCGATATGATCAAGAAGATACTTGTACGCGACTACCTGAAAGGGTATGGAGAAATGACGGCGGAGGAGCGCAAAGCGTTCGTCGGCAGGGTGGGGGAGTGGCTGACCTCCGACGGGGCGCGGCTGCTGGAGATCACCGACAGGCCGATGGCGAAGAGCCAGAGCCTGATGACGATCACGACACGGTGGACGGCGGAGGACACCAAGGCGGTGACGGATGGCATCATGCTGATGTCGGCGCTTGTCGGCGTGGCCGATACGTGGCTGCCGACGCAGATTTATATGCGGTCGGCGTATCGGGCCGTGAGGCAGGTGTATATCATTCTGAATAGCTTGATTGGTGTCGGCGCGAAAGGAAAGGCCGACGGACTGAATGTGACGATAAATCCGATAACTGGGGCCCCGATGTTGCCGCCAAAGGTAGTAACGCGGGGTAATGGAAAGACTTCTGAAACAGCTGCACGACTACAAGACAAAGGGTGGCAGGGACATCTTCAGCCTGTTCCGGAGATGAAGAAACTGCCGAAGGCTGAACAGATGACGAAACATCCTGGAATTGAAAAGGGGAGCGGCGTCGCTCTACAACCTCTGGCCAAAAGCGCCGCCGGAGCCGGAGCGGGCAAACCGCAGGCACTCCCCTCTTCTGTTGTTGACACAGGCCAGACTGAGAAGCCGCTGCCGATGATTAAGACCGTCGGCAAGGAGTATGACGCGGCGACGGACACGGTGAGGGTGCAGTGCGCTGTGGTGCCGGCACGTCCGAGGCATATCGACCAGTACGTTCACCTGCTGCCGAAGGCGACGCAGGAGCGGGCTGCGGGATATGGGGAACTGATGCGGCAGTACGGCGAGGCGCGCGACAATATGCAACTGCTGATGGACGACGACCATGCGAGCGCAAAGAGCCGCGAGCAGTGGGCAAAGCAGGCGACGAAGATTGACAAGAAGATACGGGCGCTAAAGGAAGAGCTGGACCGGGAGTGGGATAAGGTGGCGGAGAGCGGGCGCGTCCGCACGGATGCCTTCGGCAACGCTTTCCTGGTTCCCGACGGAGAATCGTCGAACACGACGGCTGACGGAGAAGGCGGGGAGCAGGAGCCTGTGGAACTTACCAGCGAGCAGAAGAAGCGACGCAGGGAGCTGCGGAAGTGGCTTATTGATCTGCGACGTGGCAAGGAGGGAAAGGACAGGGAGAAGCGCATCGAGCAGTGGCGCGTGAACTGGCAGGAATATCTGACGCTGGAGCCGAGGGAGAAGGCTCTGGAGGACGAGAAAATCTTGGAAGCAGCAAAGCACTTCGGAATCAAGTTAAGTGAAGAGTGAAAAGTGAAGAGTGAAGAATTTGCTTCCGCTCGGAGAAATAAGCGGTTCGACTCCGCTCGCTGGCCGAGGTTCGGTAAGTGCAGACACAGGTTCGATTCCTGTCATCCAAACGGATGTGCTGGTGCGTACTGAGGCCATTTCTTTTTAAACACAAATTATCACGAATTATTCATCAATAAAACATTAGGCGATATGGAAGAAAAGAAAATGAGCATTCTCGACCAGTATATGTTCGCCTGGTCGGTACTGAGCGACGAGACGATTATTGGAAGAGACCGCATGACGGCAGAAGAACAGAATGCCGTAGAGGTCACGATGACGTATCTCACCAAGAGGTATATGGACCGGGCAATGTCGGTCCTGCGCTGCGGAACAAAGAAAGACGACCCTGTATTGGAATTTACCAACGACGTGCTCAGACAGCGTATCATGGAGTTCAATGAACACCTGAAGCGGGAGAAAGAATAACACGGACAGGAGATTGGTGTAATGGCAGCACATGAGATTCTGACTCTCAGGGCAGGGGTTCGAGCCCTCTATCTCCTACAGATAACACAAAACGGAATAGACTATGACTTTTCATTCGATAGTGCGCAGTTGGTGTAAAAGATATCCGCCGATGCGCGACAGGAAGAAGAACCGACGGTTCTATATCGCCAAAAGCATCGACGGCGTGAGGTCGATGCCAAAGAACATTTCGACGAAGTTCTCGCCCTGCGTCGTGATGGAGGCTGGGGAACAGGGCGAGATAGACGGCGGACTGGCAACGTGGAACTACCCTGTGTATTTCTTCGTGAGGGCAGAGCGGCTGGAGGACAGCGACGCGCTGGCGGTGGCGTATAAGGAGGCAACGTATCACGCGATGCGCTTCTATGCGTGGCTGAAGAGAAGACACGAGGAGGATTCGCCGAACGGAGATTTCGGGCGCATCAATCTGGAAGACCGCCTGTACGTGGAGCCAATAGGGCCTCTGGAGGACGGCTGGGCTGCTGAGATGATACAATTTGAGCGCATGGAGCCGATAGAACTCTGCGTGGATGACGAGCTTGACCCGGAGGACTTTATGCCGGAGGATGAAGATGACGGCGAGCAGTCCGACGGAGATGCGCCGGGCACGGAGGCGGACGGCGAGCAGGGATAGGAGCTGCGGCACTGCTGCAGCATACGGAACGAGAAACGGAATAGACGATGGCACAGAACGACGGAGAAGAAAAGACGCCGCTGAAGGTGACGGACATCGACGCACTGAAGGAGAATGTGAGGATGGCGGTGGATGAGTTTGCCGAAAGGTGGATCTCGATGCCGGGGTTCGGACTTGACGTTGAAGTGATGAGCGTGAGCCAGTTGCGGGATGCTATGGGGCTCAGGGCCTCTATCGACTGGGGCGACCCGTGGCCAGCAGCGGAGAAGGAACTGATAGAGCATGGCTTCCGCTGGCACTGGCTTGGCGGGCAGCGGGTGATGTATCTCCGCGAGAGGGATGACTTCGTGCCGAATACGGGGTGGAGCGATGCGGAGGAGGTGAAGGTATGAAAGACTTTACGATGAAAGGACCGGTAAGATTCGCCTGCAAGCGCGACGCCCATCCGAGAAGGGGGCAGATGAACTGGTGGGAGGATATGGGCTACTATAAGTCTAAGACGGCCAAACGGCAGAAGTTGAAAAAAGACATAGAAAGAGATCTTTGAAAACATTGGGGGGTATTCTGGTTTTGATTGCTGATGGAAGGCAAGGAATCGTGCAGGCAGTCATGCCTTGAAATGGCAGAACAAATAAACGCTAAGGTTGTCGATATGACTCCCCGCGCCCAGATGCTGGCAGCAGCATAAGCGCCTCGCGGGTGGCTTGCGAAGGAACATAAAGGCCACGGCTCACGTTTTCCGCGTTTTCTCAAAATGCGGTGGTGGAACGCTCGCCCGACAAGAGTCTGGTCAGCCCCGACGCACGTGATGAAGTTCCTATAATAAGTCAGTAAGACGAGGGTTCGACTCCCTCTACCTCCACGAATAAACCGGGTTTCGGCCCATAGTATTAACTTAATTTTTATGCAACGATGAAAAAGGATTTTTTCGCAAAAGTGATGGGGGTGCTGCTGTTGGCAGTGATGGCCCTCGTGTGCAGCTGTAGCTCCTGCAAGGGAGAGACGGCTAAGATTGACGACCCCGTGGTGGTGTACCATGACTACGACGGCGTGGTGCAGGACTTTACGGCTGGTGTGGGCCATATCCAGGCGCTGCACAGGCAGACGATGTACGGGCTGATTCAGCATCTGCAGGACGAGGGGCACACGATTGACCCGAACGGCAAGTACCAGTGGCGCAACAGCCTCGTGATACTGAACGACACGGTGACGATGGAGAACGTCGACGACCTGCACGTGGTCAGCATCAGGGATGTATTCTTCTACTGGGACAACCAGCGCGGCCCGCAGGTGCAGTATATCACCGACCACGTAAAGTACGGCACGCAAATCCCCTGGCCTATCAACGACGTGTGGATTGAGGACAAGGACATGAGCGACAAGCCTATCAAACTCAGTGCCGAGCAGGCTCTCATGCGACTGAAGGAATGGAACGGTATTCTTCCCAAGGACTGCAACTTTATCATTCTGCGTCTTCCCGTTGGCCCCAAGGATTGTAACCCTCAATGGACTTTCGGCGACGTGGACGACGTGCTGTTTATCGACGCGGTGACGGGCGAAATCAGAGATTACGACCCGGCCTTCTCGCGACAATAACGGGGATGGGCGATATAGTTCCACGACGGGACTGACAACGACCCATCCCCATAAAAGGCTCGACGGTCTCTAAAACCGTGACGAGCTACTTTTGGCAAACTTAATACTACCGCAGCGGCCGTGCCGCCTTGTTATCCTCGGCATGGGCCGCTGCGACTTTAGCAACACAAGGACAATATGGCAAGAAAGAGAATCAGCAAGCAACCTATCTACGACCTCGCCGGGCGCTGCATCGGCTACGAGGCCCCGGAGAAAGACATCCGCATTATCGAGTGCGAGAAGTGTCAGGCCGACCGTATCATCTGTCAGCACCACTATTCGCATAAGGTAACAAAGAACTCTTTTGTGTCGCTGCTGGTTTTCTATATGGGGGGGGGTAGAAGGTGCTTTGCAATGCGGTTACGGCATACGCCCGAAGATAAAGGGCGAGTACAAGCCAGACGAGGTGCGCGAGTTCGACCGCATGTGGCTGTCGGACGTAATGCCGAAGTTCAGCGAAACCATCACCCTCTCGCTCTTTCATCACTACATGCGTCTGGCCCACCCAGAGGTGAAGGTACTCATCTCCTACGCCGACACCACTGCAGGAAACAATGGGACTATCTATCGGGCTGCCAACTATGAACTGATAGACAGGCTGCGGGCGGATTTCTACCTCCTGCCTTCTGGCGAGCGTGTGCATCCCGTCTCAATGTGGCACCGCCACGGCACACGTGCATGGGATTTCCTGCAACGGCAATACCCCGGCATCGTGCATATCAGGGACGGCGAACAGTTGAAATTCATCAAGCGACTATAACACAAACACAAAAACAATATGGCAAAGACTTATAAGAAAGGAAGCAAGGGTGGGGGAGTAGAGATGCTGCAGCGGCTGCTGCAGGAGCGGGGCTACCAGCTGACGGCTGACGGCGACTACGGCCCCAGGACGGTGGCGGCGGTGACGGCGTTCCAGCAGGCGGAGGAACTGGTGGCCGACGGCATAGCGGGACGGAAGACGATGGCGCGGCTGGCGGGGGTGACGCTGACGGAGGCGTTCATCCGTCAGCACATCACGTTTGCACCGGGGCGGGCGGTGAACTACATCGCCATCCACTACACCGCCGGGAGCCGTAGCACACGCGGGGCGGCGAAGGCCAACCGCGACGTGTTCACCAAGCGCCCTGCGAGCGCCGACTTCGTGGTGGACGACGAGCAGACTATTCAGGTGAACCCCGACATCGACAGCTACTACTGCTGGGCAGTGGGCGACAAGCGGAATCCCTGGACGGGCGGCGCACGGCTCAGCGGTAAGGCTACGAACCGCAACACCGTCAGCATTGAGATGTGCTCCACGCTCAGCAAGGGTACGTCGGCATCGGCTCCCAACCATGAGGGCTGGACGCTGAGCGACGCCGTGATAGCGAGGACGCTGCGCCTGGTGCGCTACCTGATGATGGCCTACGACATACCCCGCGAGCGCGTCGTGCGCCACTACGACGTGACGGGCAAGCTATGCCCCGGCGTGCCGGGCTGGAACGACGGCCCGCTGTTCGACACCGCAGGGAAGCAGACAAACCGGAAGAGCGACAGCCACAAGTGGGCGGAGTTCATCGCGGCGATATGAACGATGTCCTGACGGACAGAAATTAGAGACTACAGCCTGCCGGCTGGAAATTTATCAAATTTAATCCAAATTATTAAAGACTGGAAAAATTTGAAACTAATTTGAATAATTTCCCGCGTAGCGGTTTTCTCAAAATTTCTCGGCGCAAGCCGATGACATAAACAACACAACACAAAGGCTATGGCACGTAAACGTAACGACGACGACGAGCAGGAGGTGAAACGGTTGATGACCGTCGAGGAAATCTCCGAGAGCATCGAGGACAGGGTGACGGCGTTCTGCCAGCAGTATATCTCGCTGCCACGGCTGATGATGCCGTGCGAGGTGATGGATATCGGGCAGCTGCGCGACGCGATGGGACTGCGCGTGATGCCAGAGGGCGACGCATGGCAGGCTGCCGAGCAGATGCTGAAGGAGCACGGCATGACGCTGCACAGGATGGGCAACATGCGGGTGATGTTCCTCCGCGAGCGCGACGACTTCATAGAGGCCGACGGCTGGACCGAGGCCGAGGAGGTGTAGGCCGCTGTGATACAGCAGCAGACAGAATGAAAACGGCACAAACGACTAAACGAGATAACGACAATGGCTAATTTCGCATACAACATTCCTGTGGAAGTGCAGCGCGGCATCGCCATGCACTTCGAGATGGACGTGCCCATCGTGGACCTCGACCTGACGAAACCGCAGAAGACGCGCCTCACGCGGGTGAAGGCCATCTATATGGCATGGCTGAGTAATCCGTACATCAATCCGCTGGAGATGTCGCGCTCGATGCTGAAGGCTGAGAGCAGCGAGAGGGGCAACCGCACCGACGCGGGCAACCTGCTGAACGCGGCAAAGAAGGACGTGGCGTGGTTTAAGTGGGTACAGAAGCACTACCTCGAACTGCCCTCGCGCAAGGAGCTGCAATACAAGGGGCTGCGCACTGCCGAGGACATGATCATTGCAGGCAGGGAGGCGGGCAACTGGCTGACGGTGAACGACGGCATGAAGCAGATGTATAGGTTCGGCGGGCTGGACCGCCCGGAGGAAGATCCGCAGCACGTGAACGATGCCGCCTACCAGGAGCTGATACCAACGACCGACGTGACCAAGGTAGACCCCGACCGCAAGCGCATTAGTGCCGCACGACGGCTGGAGCTGGCATCGAAGTGGGGCGCACACATCGACGAACACGGCGTGCTGATAGACAAGGACGGAAAGGTGGTAGGCGGACAGCAGCCGAGGGACGAGGAAACAGGAGCAGCGGAGATGCCGCTGTCCACAGAACCAGACGAGGAATAGCGTATGGCAAGGAAAGGATTCAGCGACACGGACAGCGACGCAACGCTGGGGCGCATGCTGCCACTCTCGGAGCCGCAGAAGGACTACGACGACGAGGACGAGGACGGCGAGCGACAGGCACCGTCGCAGCGATACATCTACGAGAACGAGGCCCAGTCGAAACGCCGCACCTACCGCTGCCGTGAGACCTACGAGGTGGCGGGGCGCGGTACGGGCAAGACCACCGACATAGCCGAGCACGTGAAGGAGGTGTCGATGCGCATACCCCGTTCTACCAACGTGTTCCTGGGCTGCAGCGTGAAGCAGCTCTACCTGAAGACGTGGCCCGCCGTGGTGAAGGGACTGGAGATGATGGGCATGGTGGAGGGGCGCGACTTCATGCGCCAGCGACCGCCCGCCAAACTGCACTGGCCGATGCCGCTCTCGAAGCCCCGCTCGTGGGAGAACGTGACTATCTTCCCGACGGGCGCGGCCTGGTATTCGATATCAATGGCAGTACGCGCCAGTGTGAACGGCATGACACTCTCGTCGGCAGCCAGCGACGAGACGCGCTATCTGCCTTTCCAGAAAATCAAGGAGGAACTGTTTCCTGCCCTGCGCCCCGAGCTGATAGCCAAGGGCAGCGGACTGACGGGTGACGGATTCCGCAACACCGCCAAGTACACTTTCGGCTACAACAAGGACTATAACCCCCTGTATCTCTCGAAGTTCTTTGTCAGCGACCCTGCCATCACGCAGAAACAGGCCGTCTGGGAGCAGGAGGAGCTGAACCAGACCGTAGACATCAACCACGAGATAGACCTCATGCTGGCCGAAGCCGAGGAGATGCCCGAACTGTGGCACGTTGACGGGTTCCTGAAGCGCATCAACCAACTCCGTTGTCAGAGTAAGATTTTCTTCCGTTTCAGCAGTCTTGCCAATATCGAGATATTGGGCGAGGACTGGTTCCGCGAGATGCGCCGCTCACTGCCCGATATCATGTACCGCATCCAGATACTCGGTCAGCGCAAGGGACTGGCCCGCGATGGGTACTACTGCAACTTCGATATCGACATCCACGGCTATCATCAGAGTGATATGGAGACGATGGACCGTCTGCTCTCCAACTACACCACCCACTACTCGCGCACCGGACTGGACCAGGCACACAACCCCACCGAGATAGAATACGAGGCCATCGACCTGCGGCGCACCGCCAAGGTCAGCGACTGCTCGCTGGACGTAGACCTGGACTACTCGCTTCCTATCCGACTCGCCTTCGATTATAATGCCAACCTGAACTGTGCCGTGCTGGGTCAGTTGCGCCGCTTCGACGGACGCGAATCGCTCATGGTGCTGAAGAGCATGTTCACCATGAACGAGCAGAAGATACGAGCCCTCTGCAAGAACATCTGCACTTACTACCGCCCGTTCATCGACCGTGGCGGCGACTTCATCTACTACTTCGACTCGACGGCAAAACAGGGAGCCTCGCTGGCCTACGCCGTAGAGGGAGCACAGGCGCAGAACTTCAACGATGTGGTCATCGAGGAGATGCGCCGCCACGGTGCCAGAGTCACACCTGTTGACATCGGCGCACCCATGAAGCACAACCAGAAGTTCCAGATGATATGCGACGTGTTCAGCTTCCAGCAGGGACCCGCCGTGCGCATCAACGCCGACGAGGATCGCAACGAGTATCTGATAACGGCCATGGAGAACTGCGCCACCGAACAGACCGCCACCGGCATACGCAAATACAAAGGAGGTGAGAAGCTGAAAGCCACCACCGAGGGCGCGGAAGGCGCGATAGATCCAAGAGTCAGAACCGACGTAACAGATGCCTTCGACACGCTGTTGATAGGCTGCAAGTTCTATACCAACGGTGTCAGGGCCATCGGCGGCAGACTGCGCGGAAGGTTTCAGAACTTGGCGGGCATACCGCACTAAGTAGGGTAGGGCGGCACTTCTCCTGCCCTTGGCTTCGCCGAGTGCAGGCTTCGCCTCGGCATAGATTGCAAGCGCGGCTTGCATCTCTGCTCTCGGCTCGCACTGCCCTTGATTTCCAGCCCTCTCACCCCTATCTTCATCTCAAAAATCCGACACAAGATTATGACTAAGCACAAGAACAACAGAGGTAATGCGGGCAGCATCATCCACCGTCCGAAGACCTTCTCGGAATATCAGAAGCTCGACCGTTCGCTGCGGGAGCGTGGGTTTGTGGCACTCGACGTGCTCAACGGCAAGGTGCGCTCTCTTTCCCTCGGCGACCGCGACCCGTCGAAGGGTGAGGCACAGTCGATGGCCTCCGGCATGAGTTGCGGCACGCTGAGCAACGGCCCGCTGTCGCAGGTGGCATGGTCGTTCGACAGCACCGACTCCATGCCGACCTCCATCAGCGACAAGGACGGCAAGCCGCTTGGACGCGGCTACATCAAGTGGGGGCCGAAGGACAACCTGCCCGGCGTCATCTACTCGCTGGCCAAGGCAAGCCCCTACACCGCCGCACCGCTGCGCTACCTGGCCGACCTGGCCACGGGACTGGGCGTAAGGCTGATGTACCACTTTGAGGACGACACCTACTGCGAGTTCCAGCACGCGGGCTTCAACCTGCGGCTGCGCTACGAGCAGGCCCGCAAGGGAGAGCAGCAGGACGAGTACGGCGGCGACATGGCTATTGACCCCGCTGCCGCCCCCGGTGAAGATCCGCTGAAGCCCATCACCGAGATAGCCCCCGAGAACCGTCCGAAGAAGCGGCTGCAGGGCATCGGCCCCGACTACTGGGAGCAGGCTTATTACGAGTGGGAGCGCACATGGGAGGGCTACGACGAGCAGGACGACAGCGGCATGGAGCGCCACGTACCCGGCGTGAAGCAGTTTCTGGAGGAGAACAACCTCGACCTGCACCTCTCGCAGTGCATGCTCGACTTCATGTACTACGACCTCTTCTTCCCCACCGTCGGCTTCGAGCGAGGCCGCCGTGGCCGCTGGGACCCGCGCATCGTGAAGATAGGTCAACTGAAAATCACAGACGGCATCCGCTATGAGGCGATGTCGGAATACCGCCATATCCAGCACGTGTATTTCGGTGAGCGCTTCAGGGCGAAGGGCATCGGCGAGCACAACACGATAGGAGCTCACGACGACAAGGTGACGATGTACCCCGTCTGCGAGGCCACCGCCCGCGTCAGCGACATGCGCTACCTCGTCTCGTCGAACCAGCGCACCCGCATCAACGCCCGCCCGACGTGGGCCGTCTGCCCCGTCTATTATGGTAATAAGAATTACTATCAGCAGCCCGACTGGTGGAGCATCTTTACATCCAAGGCTTACGACTTCTCCAGCACCATCCTCTACGACAAGGCGAAGCAGCGCGAGAACAACACCACCTGGGGGCGTATCATCTACATCTCGCTCGACTACCTCGACATGGTGTTTGCCGACAATGGCATTGCCGGCGACAAGGATAAGCAGCAGGAGTTTATCGACGAACTGGATCAGAACGTAGAGACGTTCCTGCAGCAGCGCGAGAACAACGGCAAGATGATGCGCCAGTTCATGTGGCTCGGCCAGGACGGCAAGGATCACCACAACGTCGAGATAGTCGATGTGAAAGAGACCACCAACGACGCGGTGAAGGCAGGCAAGGAGGAGCTGGAACTCTCCACATCGCCCATCTTCCTCGCCTTCGGTGTTGACCCCCGTGACATCGGTGTGCCGATGGTCAGCGCCTCGAACGGCGGCACGGCCCTGCGCGAGATACGTCTGATGAAACAGCAGCTTCTCAACGTGCGGCAGCGCATGTACCTCCGCTTCCTGATGGATGTCTTCACGTTCAACAGGTTCGACTCGCATCTGGAGCCGATTGTACGCCAAATGAGTTTCACGACCTTGGACCGTAATCCGACGGGTATGGTCGAAACGGTAGCGGGGCAGGGGGCGTAGGCGCTACGCTAAATGAGAAATGACCATTTTAACTTCGTTGAAATGCCTCACGCTCGACAATGCTGATGCGAGCATCGTATTGCTCTCGCTTAATCGGCATTTTCGTGAGGTCACGAAAATGGTAGCGAAACAAGCAAATCGGCGACAAACACCCACATTTGTCGCCGATTATCATTATTGATTATCGTTTTTATGGATTTTAATCCCTCTCACTTGCCGTGCGCCGAGCTTCTTCTTGAAGTCGTCCACCAGCAAGTCAGTCACTTGTTGCTCGTCCAATTCCTCCTGGGAATAAACGCGCATCACTATTCTGTAGAATGGCATATTGTTTCAGTTCGAGTTAATTTAAAAAGGAGAGCACGCCGTAACAACTGGCAGGATTTTCACCTGCATCTGGCTGGCGAGACCCAGTCGTCTCCGTCCTGTTTTATCCGTTGATGTAACTGGCATCGCGGGTTGGTGCAAACTACAACTGTCTTTGGCGTGCTCTCATTCGCTATTCCTTTAACAGTTTTGGATTGTCATGTATGTTGTCGATAACCTCCATGCTGTATGTACGGATGATGTGAGGTGTCCACCCTTGGTCGTCGCCGCTGCCGTCCGATTCGCCAGCCAGCGGCTTCAGGCTTACCCTGTAGCCTTCCAGCTTGTCGGCTTTGTCGCCAAAGACTTCCTCGACGTTGCACTTCACTGATTCCTGCACCCTGTCCAGATCTTCATCCGTCAGCTGGTATATGCCTGTGGTGATTTCTTTCATACGCCGCCCTCCTTTTCTTCTTCCCGTCTCTTCTCCAGTTCCTCGTGCAGTTCCTCCAGCATTTTCTTTTGCGCCGCTATGGTCATCCGGCACACATCTTCTGGCAGTGTGCCGTCGCGCAGCATCCGTTCATACGTCTCCAGTGTTCTCTCGTGTCCTGCGATATCAAGAAGGATGTCGGTATAGAGCCGTTCTTTTGTACCGAGAGTAATATAGTCAGTCATACGCCCTGGCAGTTTTATTGGTGGTGTCTTCGTAACCTCGCAGATAACTCGCTGCATGTCGTCGGCCTTCACCAGACCGCGACGCACCAGCTCGCGCATCACCTCCCACTGTTCTTCTATCATGCGGCAACGGCTGCTGATGGATGTCATCGAGTCGTCGCTGATGCGGCGCATCACGGCTATCAGTTCCTCGCGGGTCATCTCCTCGGTGGGCTTGTCGTACAGGTTTGTCCGCATGTCGCAGTACAGGTGTCTGTCAGCCCATGCCGCTACGCTGCCCGCAATCTTCACCTTGCTGCCGAAGCGGGTGAGAGGGTAGGGAGCCGTGCCGTCGAGCATAATTACAGGCCGTTGGATGGACTTCCCGTAGTTGCCAACTCCCACAAAGTGCAACTGCATGTACCAGCTCTTGTTGCCTTCGTCGAACACCACGGCAAAGCCGATGTCTGCTTTCCTGAAGAATGTTTCTAACAGATACGCCCCCCTTTCCGATATATCCAGCTTATCGAGCGGACAGGTCATGGTGACGTTCCACTCTGCAAACCCGGTGTCCTCGCTATGCACTTCCCATCCGCTGCCCGCCAGCGCGTATCCTCTCGGCGGCATCCGCGAGTCCACGGTCACTTCGTTTCTGTCTTTCGACACAATCACCTCGTCCTTCAGCGGAATAAAGATGACATTCTCTCTTACTTCGTTGTCCATGTTGCTATTCTTTCAAAAGTTAGCTTCGTTGACTTTTGTCACGACTCGGCCAAATCATAATCCATTCTGATTCGGCTCTCACTGCTCCAAAAGTTCTGGATTGTCGTGGATGTTGCCGATGACCTCCATGCACGAAGATTTGTGAAATATCGGCCCGCAACCGTGGCCACGAAACGAGAAACCGTTTGTGATGTCTGACCAAACGACCTCTTGCACATACCTGCAGCCATTCACTACGGTAGCCACCACGTCGCCCTCATATATCTCCTGCCCGTTCTTGTCCTTCAGACCCGTGTACTCGCCGCGTGTCTCGGGGGCAATTTCATAATCGTCCCACGACTTGCCATCGGCAAACTCGTCGGGGCAGACGAAGTGTGCGCCACGGTTTGTCAGGTAAAAACCATACAGCCACACACCGTTCTTGCGGTTAAATCCGCGAAACTTACTTTCTCTCATATCGCTTATCGTTTCGTTTTTTGTTCAACTTCTATAACACACATTTGCGCCCGCCTCCTTTTCTGATTCTGTTCATTTCCAGTTGCAATCTTCGCCTTATACGCGGGTAGTTGGCGATAGGGAAGCTGTAGTACACATCGCACTTGTTGGCGAATGCGGCCCACTTGCCATCGCTGGTGACGGCCACCAGCCGCATTTCCTGCATCTTCTTCCTGCGCTTCTTCTCCTTGCGGGGTAGCCGCTGCGGGCGGAGCCTGTACTCCTGGCGCGGAGTCAGCCTGGGCGGCTCATCGGCTGCCGTGGCCTCCATGCTGTATGTGCGGATGATGTGAGGCCCCCACCCTTGGCCGTCGCCGCTGCCGTCCGATTTGTCATCCAGCGGCTTCAGGCTTACCCTGTAGCCTTCCAGTTTGTCGGCTTTGTCAAAGACTTCCTCGACGTTGCACTTCACTGACTCCTGAATCCTGTCCAGGTCTTCGTCCGTCAGCTGGTATATGCCTGTGGTGATTTCTTTCATACGCTGTCCTCCTTTTCTTTCTTCGGCACAAGGTCGCTGATATACGCCCAGCGTTCCATGTGCCAGTTCTCCCAGTCGGCGGCGATGCCACCGGCGGCAGGGGCCAGCATGTCACCGTCGGCATAATACTTCCCCGCCGTACCGCAGCCGTCGCCCTCGTCAATCAGTATCTGGCTTTCGTCATCGGGCCGCTCAGTCTTCGGGTGCCAGACACGCGACTGCTGGAACATAGCGCCCACCTCCAGGTATTCCCTGACGGCATCCTCGGGGATAGGGTACTCCCAGTCGTTCTTATGATAGGCATAAAATCCGTGTCCACAAATCATCGTTGCCAGCTCTTCAAGCGAGTCGGCCATCTGCATAAGCTGTCTGTTAGATTCCCGTATCATACATGAGCAAACAAAAAAATATCGGCCACACGTGGGCGGTGTCAAGTCCTCTGTGCGATTTGGACTCCGGGAGGCTTTCGCCTTCCCGACGCCGGCGGTGTGGCCGATGGGTAATTATTCTATAAATTATGGCAAACAATAATGCCGCTCAGGGTGGTAGCGGCATCACCGCACAGATGGTTTGACGGTGCAAAGATACGGAAAAGATTCCGAACGACAAAAAATAATACCGAAATATACCGAAAAATTCCGAAAATTTTGTTGGCTGATTCCGAAAATTGTTTTATCTTTGCACCGTCAAACATACTCAATGCGGGCAAAGGCCTCGCAATACATACTTACTTGCAGCGGCGGGGCTCTGTGCCAACAATCATCAGAGACAACAAACAGAATCATATCGGTCACAACCGCGTCGGGAAGGCGAAAGCCTCCCGGAGTTCGCAGCATTGAGGAACTTGACAGCGCGTAGTTGTGGCCGATTATATATATAATAAGGTATGACCAGAGAACAGCAGATAGCCCGTTGGGCGGCAGTCGTTGACATCGTGCTGACCGCCGAGAACAACATTCCGGAAGAGGAGAAGCAGGCGCTCATAGTTGCCAAAGGCGCGGGCCACAGCTTGGAGCAGCGGGCCATCGAGCGATATATCCACGCCGTCGCCACTGAGATTGTTGAGCACGGCGGCATGGCCTTCGAGGGCGACGGCGAGAGTGAAAATGACGGACTGATTGACCCTTACAATGGAGACTGAACGACTATGACAAGGAAACAGAAACCCACAACACCCCACCGCCGCACACGCGAGGAGCTGGTCGTCGACACCTTCCTCTACATGATTCGCCACGGCGAGGCGGTGCGCAAGGAAGTAGAATTTTTCAACCGCTTCGGCGGTGTAGAGACCAAAGAAATCTATAAGGTAGAACCGAACAAAAAGAAATAGTTATTCACCAATTTAAAACATTATGATTATGGACCAGAAAACAATCAAGCGGCTCAGTGCCGTGGCAGCCTCGGTGCTGCTCGTGTTAATCATCTTCTTCGCCTGCTGCACGGTGGTCGACAGCGGAGAGGTGGGCATCAAGTTCCACAAGTGGTCGGCCTCTGAGCAGGACTACGGCGGCGTAGAGGGAACGTGCAAGGGCTGGGTATTCTACAACCCCATCACCACCTCTGTGTTTACCTACCCCACATTCACGCAGCGCAAGCAGTATGAGACCATCAAGGTGAACGCCAAGGATGCCTCCATCTTCGAGATGGACCCAACGATTGCCTACCATATCAACCCGGCCAAGGCGTGCGACATCTTCGTGAAATACCGCGTCGATGTGAAGTCGCTGGAAGACGGCTACATCCGCACCTGTATCTACGAAGCCTACCGCACCTGCGCCAACCAGTACACCTCGGACTCGCTGATGTCGAACCGTGCCAACTTCGAGCGCGACGTGCGCAGCCGACTGGAAAAGTCGATGATGGCAGAGGGCTTCCTCGTCGAGGAGTTCACGTCGAAGATTACCCCGCCCGCCTCGCTGACGAGTATGATAGATAGTAAGAACGCTGCAATTCAATCTGCCCTGAAGGCAGAGAATCAGGTGAAGGAAGCCGAAGCCAACGCGAAGATCGACGTGGCCAAGGCCGAGGGCGCTGCGAAGGCCATGCGCATCAAGGCCGATGCCGAGGCATACTATAACAAAACCATCGCCGCCTCTTTGAGCCCGATGATTATCCAGGAGGACATGATTGAGAAGTGGGACGGCAAGATGCCGCAGATAGTAGGCGGCAACGGCATGATGCTCGACGTGAGTAAAGTAATAGGTAAGTAAGGCTATAGGAACATCAACTATCATATATATCCTGAGCGTGGTAGCGTCGCTATATGCGACCTATCTGATCGCCTACTGCCTGTACGACGTGCCCGACAGTTGGGAGAAGCGCGAGCCGAAACGGATTGTCCTGCCGAGAATAGCCTACATCACATTCTTGCTGGTATCTGTCATCCCTGGACTGAACATCCTGTTCGTCTTAGCATTCTTAATCGGAGCCATACTCTTCAAAGCTATGAATCAATGGCAGATTAAGTCCTGGCTCTTCGAGAAACCCGAAGTGAAAGCCGACATCACCGACAATAACCCTGAAAAGAAATAAGACTATGCTACTGATGCTTACCAATCGCTGCCACATGGAATGTCCGCACTGTATGCAGGACGCCAGACCAGACGGGCAGCACATGACTGAAGATACATTCGACCAGGTGCTCGCGCTGATAGGTGAGGCGCGGCCGCCGGTCGTCACCGTCACCGGCGGTGAGCCCACCGAGCACCCGCACTGGGCTGAGTGGACGCGCCACATCCTGAACACAAAGGGTGTCGCCCTCGTGTCGATATGCACCAACGGCGCGTGGATCGAGGACACGAAGGAGCGACTGAAGATGGCGCGGCTTATCCGCGAGTCAAAGGGGCGCGTGAAGGTGCAGGTGTACTCCCACCCGAAATACTATCAGGACCACGAGTGGACCGTGAGCCACGCCGCGCAGTACCGCTCCATCGGCTGCATCGCCGACTTCAACAGTCCTATCTTCATGCAGGATCTGGGACGTGCCCGCGAGAACTGCCGCGAGGAGACCGAAGCCTCCGACCACGTGCCGTCGTGCATCAACTCTCACCTCGTGGCTGTGCAGGCCCACTCGCTGAACCACTTCTTCCTGATGTGCGCCAGTGCCGGCAAGTTCTGCCGTCCGCTCATCTCGCCCGACGGCGGCGTACACATGTCCGAGTCGCGCCTCTGTCCGCAGGTGGCCCATGTCAGCGACGGTGCCGCCACGGTGTTCCGCAAGATGCAACAGAGCCGCCCCTGCCGTGGCTGCCGCCTGTACCAGAACTTCGAGCGCCGCTTCCCCCGCGAGCTGCAAATATTAGACAACCCCATCACCTACCGACAATAGAAATATGGTAAACAGCAACGAACTTATGCGCGGCAACTGGCTCTTCTTCCGCAATCAGGCGAACGCCTTCGCCTTCCGCGTGGAGAATGTGACGAAGAGGAAGGTGGGCTACCATGCCGAACCTGGAGAGAGCCGTATGTACTACCTGCGGCTGTGCGAGTGCCATCCCATTTCCCTGGATGCACGGCAGCTGGAGAAGAACGGGTTTGAGAAGGTGGAGCAACCCGGATGCGCCAACCCATACCACTGGCGCCTGGCCGTCTATGAGGACGACATCAAGGATCCGTCGATGTTGCTCTACAGCATCGTGGCATACAAGACTCCCTTCCGAGGTATGTATGTCAATATCTTCAACCCTTCGGACTGCGAACCTATCAAGTTCACGAAGCAGATAGAGCACCTCCACGAGCTGCAGAACGCCCTCCATCTCTGCGGCATCGAGAAAGAGATTATTGCGTATTAACAATTTAAAAGCTACACGAAAGATTATGAAACAAGAGAATACAGACCGCTCGGCGACGCAAGGAGACGCTTGCCAGAGCAAGAACCGACAGGCCGCAGAAGCGCAGCAGCTGCGTGAGAAGTCAGCATTTATCAATCAGGTGACGAGCTTCGCTGAATATATGCAGAAGGAGTTTATCAACGACAGCGACGGCGACATGGGGCTGATTATCTGCGCCGCCGACCGCACCTGCGACAAGGCCAGCGACGAGCGGACGGGCGCGTGCCACATCGTGCTCGGTGGCGGGTACATCAACACCATCTCGCTTGCCTCGATGATGCAGCAGGAGCAGATGCAAGACCTCTTCCACAAGGCCCGGATATTGAGCAGCACCGACGGCAGCAACGGCTACATGGCCGACGAGTTGCGCCGACTGCGCCGTAGGCTGAACCGCGACTATGCCTTTCTGGTCCTGCCGATAGGCTACAGCCTCCTGCTCACAGTGCTCACCGTATTCAGTTCAGCTTTCCATTTGACAACCACCATCGCCAGCGTATTCCTAATGGCTTTCCTCACCATGCTCATCTTCAGCGACATCAAAGACCTGCGCCGCAAGGCCCGCCGCCTCGCCGACAGCATCGACGGCGACCGCCGGGAGCGCCGCCACATGTTCGGTGCCGCCATGATGGGGATGCTCGCCCAGATGGCACACCGCGACCGCGACGATGACGATGATGATGATGAATAACCGAACCAAAACAATAAAGCGTATGCCACAAATCAAACTATCGCAGGACGACGCGGCGTTTCTGCGCGACCTGCAACACGAACTGCTCACGCAGCCCAACGACGGCAACGCCGACCCTGTGTATTGGGGCGTGATAGAGACACGCGAAGAGCCCGCGCCGGAGGACTGCGGCGAGGCCCGCATCTACAACTGCGACGGCGACTGCTCGGTGATGACGCTCGACGAAGCCGTGGCGTGGGTGAACGAGAACATAGAGGACGAAGACCTGATATTCCTCTGGGACACGCTCGACCACGACGACATCGACACCGTGTTTGAGTTCATCCACGACGAGATGGGCATCAGCTCTGCCAGCGTGGTATGGACGGAAGAGCACAGCCGCGTGAGCGAAGATACCGGTGCCTTCCTCACCAAGCGGGCCTGCCAGGAGTATATCCGTCGCTACGGCTACAACCACTCGCGACCCCACACCTACGCCATGACGGCCTACCGAAACTACGAGCTGGCACGGCTGCTGAAGATTCTGAAGACAATGGAAATCAAGGAGGACTGAATGATGAAAGCAAAACTATATGATGACAACCGTGTTATAGAGATTGTTGACTGCAACGATGTTGACAGCATCTGCAACCCCTGTGACCACAGCAGTTACATAGAGGTCCGCATGCGAGACCACTCAACTATATTGTGTGACGACTTTGTTTTTATGTTAGAAGGAGAGGAGGACTGAGCAATGGCAGAAACCAAGACAACAAAGCACAGCCTGACTGTGGCAAAGGCCACGAAGCAGGAGTTCAAACGTGTGTGGAGCTTCGTGCATGCGATGGAGAACCTGTTTGACTCGCGCAGCTTCTTCAGCAGCGAGGAGGACTGGCGCGGGTGGGACGATACTGACCCCGACAAGCGGCTCATGCTGCGCATAGAGAAGGAGCTGATAGCCGACGGCGAGGCGACGTGGGACGGGCATCCCGAAAACGACAAGATACTCTTTGCCTTCATCAAGCGCAAGTGGCACGAGGCCAATTACTCGGGCAGCGTGGGGCGCATCCTCTTCGACTGCGAGACGCTGATAGACAACTGCTGCGACCCGAAACTCGACCACCTGGAGTTCAAGCCCAGCATCATGTATGCCGAGCAGCGTGCCCTCGAAAAGATAGAGAAGATTATCCAGCGCGGCGAGAATCGCGGCCTCACGGCCGACAAGATTATCGAGCGCATCAAGAAACGTATCGAGGACGAGAAGAAGGAGGACTGAGCATTATGGCACTGAACGAAAAGATGCTGCCGATTGGCAAGAAAGATAAACAAAGAAACGGAACAAGCAAAATAGAACCTATGGAACAGAAACCAATCAAGATACTGCACCAGCCACTGAAGACTAAGTGGTACCGGATGATAGAGGCTGGCGAGAAGTCGGAGGAATACCGGGAGGCGACAGCCTATTGGTGCAAGAGATTCTGTGGTTTTAACACACTGCTGTTTTCCTTTCGTTACGGCTACGAGGACATCAACAAGGCTGGCTACACCCACGTTCAGTTCTCGTTGGGTTATCCGAAGAAGAACGATGAGTCGCGCCGCATGACCTTCGAGTTGAAAGGCATCGAGTACCGCGAGGGTCGTGAGGAATGGGGCGCGGAGAAAGGCAAGAAATACCTCGTCGAAATACTGGGCCGACGCACCACGCTCGACGGAACAAAACTATGGGAGGACTGAGCGATGAAGATACGACTGATAGAGAATGCGATGTGTGCCCACGACCTGCATGAGCTGACGAACTACCCGCGACCGTGGTTCAAGGCGAAGCCAACGCTGCCAAAGGGCACTGTGCTGACAGTGAAAGAGCAATGGACCAACTTTTTCGGCTCCTACTACCGTTGTGATCATGAGAACGGCACATACGACATCAAGCGCAGCGAGGCAGAGATAATAGAAATGTAAACATTTAATAAAGCTAACGATTATGGCATGCAACTGTATTAAAGACATCGAAGAGAAACTGAAAAAGCAGTACGGAGAGACTGCATGTGTAAACAAGGGCTACATGAGCGACGGCACCATCCGCGCGGTAGTAGAGGGCCTGTATCACAAGACGAAGCGCAACGGCGACCATGAGCAGAAATGGACGGAGGTAAGCCTGCTGGCCACCTACTGCCCATTCTGTGGCAAGCCTTATGAAGAAAAAAAGAAGGAGGACTGAATTATGCCAATATTAAACATTGAACTGAGTGACTATGATGCGCTCAGAGACAGAGTGAAACAACTGGAGTGTGAGAACAAGAACCTTTCGGAGGCCATCGAAGAAAAAGCAGAGGATGGCCGTCTGAGGGTTATCAAGAAGACGGTGACAATAACGCGCAATCCGTGGAAGGCGATTAACGAACACGCATTGGACTCATGCACAGAGAAGTACGAGTTCCTGAACTTCGACGATATTGAACAGGAGGCCAAGAGCCAGTTCTATAAGGACATGGCCAACCGCATCCAGAGCCAGGAGCGGCAGGAAATCTCTGAATTGAAAGAGCAGTTAAAACGCAGCCAGCAGCATCTTGACAGTTCGCTCGGACGCATCGACCGCCTGATGAAACGCAACTGGTGGGACAGACTGTGGAATAAAGGAGTGGGATAAAGCAATGCCCAGATACCGGATAGAATTAAAGGCATTAGAATAAGAGCGATATGGAAGCAAAAGAGTTAATGGCTGGCGACATCGTTAAGCAGAAACACAGCGGACTGATTCTGAAAGTCTCTGCAATAGTACCGCCGTACATCAGAGCAGAAGGTGAAGACGGACAGTTTCACGAAGACACCGTAGAGCCAATACCATTGGCAAAGGAAATATTTGAGCAGAACGGATTTAAGAAGTTTAACTTCCGCGACATAGAGGCGTGGTGGCTTGACACTCTGACAAGCGTATCGCTATGGTGTCGTGAGCTAAATGACAATCCAAAGGAAGGCTGGATGATTCGCATTGATTCGCCTCTCGCATCACATTGTAGCAAGGTTGAGTTCTTGCATCAGTTACAACAAACTCTGCGGCTATGTCGTATAGAAAAAGAAATACTAACAGTATAATTAGACAAACAATGAAGTACATTGACGCAGATAAAATCAAGGCCGAGATAGACAAACTCACAGAAAGCCTGACGAAGAGTTGCAACCCTGACCCGCTTGGCACGACGGAGGAATGTATGGTCGCCGCAGAGATAGAGGCACTGGGTTTGGTAAAGGACGCCATCGACAAGATGCAGCAGGAACAGCCGACACCACCAGGCATTGAAAAGGAAAGCAAAAAGAAAGGTTGGCTTGACTATGGAGAGATGATGAGCGAGATAGGATTGTACCGATACAATGCGATACAACGCATCAAGGCGCACAAGGAAGAGTTCGACCCTCTCACCATTCCCAACCTCTATCACGTCGCAGAATATTATAAGGCTGTTGGCGAAGAGGTTGTCTGCTGTTGTTTGCAAGCATACGGCAAGGACTTCCGATTTGACCAGGAAGATGTAAGAGAAATCATTAGTAAGGAGGACTGAGCGATGATGAAAGCAAATGAATTGATGACTGGGGCCTTTGTGTATTTCAACTGTTTCGACGGGAGCAAGATTGTTGTGCGCGAGACTGGCTTCAAGGACGGGATTGTGTATGGTGATTCAAAGAAGGGCTCGCATTGGTGCAATATTGAGAAAGTAGAGCCTATCCCCATCACGCCGGAAATCCTTGAAAAGAATGGGTTTACTGAAACGAAAAACTATTATCCATACCCAACCTATAAACATGAAGTGAATGGCAAGAAGTTTTTAGTAAGAGTTGCTTTCCCGGAGGATAGTAAGGCGACAAATAGAATAAAGCCTTTTGTTGAAGTAGATGCAAGGTGGTGCTGGCATAATAGCGATTGCGAGTTTGTTCATAAGTTGCAGTACGTGCTTCATTTGTGTGAGATAGAAAAGAATATAGAGTTATGAATAAAGCAAGATAATTTTGTAGTATATGGAAGAATCACAGAAACAGGCGATGATTGACGCCTACAAGGAAAGGCTTCTGAGCCAGGCTAACGGCATGGAGGAGTCGGTGCTGATGCAGATGTGCTTGACGGCGTTTCGGCATGGCATTGAGAATACGCTGGCCGAGGTAGAGCCGAAACAGCAGAGACTGAAGAAGCTGGCCGACGCCATGTATCACGCGGCGCAGTACCTGACTACCGACGCCTCGCATCTTCACAAGGCGATGGACGAATATCATCAATTTGTTATTCAGAACAAAATATAGAGCGATATGGCAACAGAAGAAAAGAAACTGTACGGGTTTGGCGTAAACGACACAAGCCTGTTTGGAGAGACGTTTGAGGCTGTGGACGAGCTGATAGAGTTCGCGCAGACGGAGTTTGACAATGAGAACAGCGACTATTTTGACGACGAAGACCAGCATTGCATACTCGTGAGTGCCGTTAAGCGTGTGGCCCCTTTCGACTTTGCGCCATCACTGGACGACATTGCCGATCAGATGACCGACCGTTTCTATTCGGAGCACAATATCGACGACGACGCAGAAGCCAGCTATTATCCGAAGGAGGAAGCCAAGAAAGAATGGAAGGCATTTGTCGAGAAGTATTTCGACATTCCCTACACGCTCATCGGATATGCCGATGTGGGCTGGTACAATCTGAAAGAGCATCGTTGGACGGAAATGAAGGAGGACTGATATGATGGGAACAAACGTAATCACGCTTACGCCCAAGTGGGAGTATCGGAGAGAGACAAACCTGACGATGGAGGCACTGACGGAGATAGGACAAGACGGTTGGGAGCTGACAGGATATTCAACCATCGGCACCTTAGAGTGCTATATATTCAAGCGCCCCGTCTATGACATTCCCGAAAGACCTGAAGTGTAATTAAACATCAAGAGTGATATGAAGAAACGTAACTGGATATGTTATACCGCAATCTTTATGCTTGCCTGGCTACTGCTCGACATCGGCTTCGGCATGGATCGTTATACGAAGTTCCTGTCGTGGCAGTGGCACCTGGGCTTTGTGCTGAGAAATGCCGGCGCCATCCTGCTACTGCTGCTGGGCAACTTCGTAGGGATGAAGACGAACAAAGGAAGGGAGGACTGATCAATGACCAAGAAAGAAGAAGCCATTCTGACCAACCTCGTCAAGACGTTACAGGAATACGAGGATGAGTGCTATCGACAGATGGCATACATGAACGAGCATAAGTTTGAGATGGAGCGCGAAGCCATCAGATACAAGCAACAGGCGTACAACCGCAGTTGGCTGGAGGTGGCAAATGCTATTGATAAAATTAAAAAGTTGGAGAAATAAAAGTATGGACGAACAAAAAATCATTACACTGAGTCACCTAAAGAATTGGGTGGATGATTGGGTGAGAAAATGCCACAAGAATAATGTGGACCCCAGTGACGTGCCCTTCCTTATTGAGAACGACAGACGCCAATACCGTCCATTCTCGGGCAATATCGGTTTTGGTAGCCGTGGCGTAACGGTGTCCATTGTATACTTCAATAGCGACATCGTGCGCTACGAACCCAAAGACGAGCGGCCCGAAGGCGGCGGCGAATACTGGAAGAGCCGTGGCGCGTCAGACTCTGACGTAAGCGGTTTTGTGGCGAGCCGTGCCGCAGGAATGCGACTGCTGCGCATGGTGCGCTATGTGCTCGACACCGACGAGCCGAAGACGTGGCTCGACTACCGCGAGTTCGAGCCGAACTGGATTCAGTTCAAGTTCTCTGCCGATGAATTTGACGTGGAGAAACTCGACCAGATGGCCCGCGCCAACGGCGACGTGCTGACCGAGACCATCGTCAGGCTGTGCGTGAAGAATAACAATAAGGAGGACTGAGCGATGAAGAAAACAATAAAAGCCAGATGCACGCAGAAAGTGTATGCAGAAGACATCCTGCTGTTCTATAGTGGAGAAGTGTATCAGTTTGAAGTGACAGACTTCCTTTGTTCTAAACCAGATGGGTGTGACTCTGAGCCCCATAAGGATGCAGAACGACCGATATTGCCACAGTTATATGACCACCTCCACTATACGAACAAGCGCGGTCATTTCTATTTCGATTTCTATGACCGCGACTATGCTGAACAATACGGCAAACCATGTTTTGAAGACTGCTTTAACGAAATCAATATGGAACTGACATCAGAAAATGTGGAACGGGTATTCAGAGAATGCCTGTCCGACGAGAACGAGGGCGACAATGTGCGCCTCGTAGAAGCTGTGCTGGCCAATGTAAAGATGGCCATGCGTCGTGACAAATTGAAATTCTATCAGGAGGAAATACAGGGTATGCTCATGCAACTGCCCCGAAAGTTCCGCGAGACGGACAGTGGCGGATGGTCGTTCCTGAATCTTTGCACCCGCGAGGACGGGACGCAGTGGACTGGCAGCCACGCTATGATGGAACAACTGGTAATCCTCGGCATCGGAAGTGGCAAGATGAAATATCTGCTGCCGAAACCAATGTGGAATATTCTGCCTGGCGGTATGCCATATTTGGCTGTGCTGGACAAGAATTTGTAAATAAGACTGATATGATAGACTACATGAAAGAGGCTAAGATACTGTATCTGGCCGATGTACTGGAAGACATTGCGAAGGAGATGGAGAGGGATTTCCACAACCGTCCGTTCTGCAAGAGCATCAACGACATCGTGAAAGAACTGCGCGAGACACTGGCCCTTACGACTCCGACAGATCCGGCGAATATGCGGGAGGAGCGAATACAAATCAAGCGCATCGAGAAGCGACACATGATGGCCCCCGTGCCAGGTATGCCGGACAGCGAGATGCCGCGCTACGAGGACAGTAGCAGACGATGGATCATCAGCGAACTGCTCGACTACATCCGAAAAGAGAATCTGATACGGGTGCGCAAGGACAAGACCGAACAGGGCTGCACGATATTAACTGCCTCGCTGATAGTGGGTATTGAGCAGGAGCCGGACATCCCAAGGATTGAAGAACAAGTCACCTTTGTCGATTCGCTGGCCAAGTATCTGGACGAAACAAGACAATAAAAGAAGAAACGCAAGGCAAAGGCCAAGGCGCAGAAGCAGAGCCGCCGCAAGAACCGCAAGCACTGAGATAATTTTTAACTCCAATTTTTAAATAATTTCCCCGACCGAAAGGGAGGGCTAAACAACAACGATTATGGAACAACAGAATCATGACCAGATGGCCGAGCAGTATATCTCGGCAGTTGAGAAACAGAAACAGTCGGAGAGCTACACTCCCGACCAGTCATTCACACGCGGCGACATGGAGACGTGCTTCGTCGCCGGCTGTCAGTCGATGGAGCGGCTGCAGGAGGGTTGCACGGGCACGTTCGGGCAGGCCATCGGCTCGTTGAAGCACGGCTTCAAGGTGGCCCGCGAGGGATGGAACGGCAAGGGCATGTGGCTCTGGCTGAAACAGGAGGCGATGGTGAAGAGCGAATGGTGCCACGATCAGGCACTGAAGGCCATTGCTGACAAGAACGGCGGGCAAATTTACGCCGGTGGATGTATCTGTCTGAAGACTGCTCAGAACACCATACAGAGCGGATGGAACCCGTCACAGCCTGACGTACTGGCTGTAGACTGGGTATTGGTTAATCCCGAAGAGTAACCCGCCCGACCGATGGGGCACAGTATTAACATCATTCACAATTAAGACCCCCGACAACGACGACCTGAAGAACCTGGCCAAGGGCTGCATCACAGCCGCCAAGGTACTGGCCGACGAACTGGAAGAGGACTACAAGAATGAGCCCGTGGACGGAGGCTTCAAGCGCTGCGCCGAGAAGGAAACCTTCTTCGACAACTACGTGAACTGGAGCAAGACCGTCTGACGGAGTCGCCGCCCTTGACCTGCGCCGGACAGGGGATTAACTTTTGGGGTAGGCTCTCATTAAGGAGAGCCACCCATAAAAGTCCACTTTAGCGCGGGTAAAAGTCCACCCCCGCCTGAGACGACGGAAACAACGCCCCGCAGGGGCACATTATTAACATATTTATTCACAACAAAACAACAGAACATCATGGCACAGAACAAGTACCAGATCATCGAGTTCAAGCCGACGGCCAACCAGGTCGGCATGTCGCACTCGTTCTACGCACAGGCCGTAGTAGACAACGTAATCACCAACAAGGAGCTGGCCAAGAAGATAGAGGCCCGTGGCATCAGCCGCGCCGCCGAAATCAAGGCCGTGCTCGAAGAGGCAGCCAACATCATCATCGAGGAGGTCAAGGAGAACAACCGCGTGCAGCTCGAAGCCGACGGCGGCGTGCTCGTCAGCATCTTCCCCACCGCCACCGGCAGCATCAGCGACAAGGACGTCGTGGCCAACCCCACGAAGTACCCCGGCAAGACCGTGGCCGAGGAGTCGATGCTCACCGCCGACATGGTGAAGTGGAGCCTCGGAGCCCGCATCGGCTCCAACCTGGCCAAGCAGTTCGCCCAGCAGAAGTCCGCACAGAAGGTAGCCTACAGCGCCACCTCGACACCCGCCGACCCTGAGAGTGGCAACAGCGACGGCGGCGGCTCAGACGAGGGCGGCGAATCGGGCGATCCCAATGAGTAATCTCACGCGAAAGGCGGGCGGTGTGGGTTAGCGTGAGGCCCACGGATATCTTTCAGCCGTGCCAGCATCGTCCGCCGATTTTCTAAACAATTAAGAGCGATATAAACCTATGCCGAAGCTGACTATCAACTACGCTTGCATTGCGGACGTGGTGCAGGTGGAACCTAAGCCGACGGACAATCAGCGGAAGAACCGCAAGGTCATCCTGCATGTTGACGAAGAGGATTTCTTCGACATGCTCGACCATGTGAACCCGAAGAACATCGTCAAGTATCTCGACATGCGGGGCATACCGCACCGCGAGCCGGCGAACATCGTGGTCAAGGTGGAGCCCGACGCAAGCGGACTGAAACTGCGCCATTCGCTGAAGCGGGTAGCAGCCGAACTAAAGAATGCGAGAAGAGACAACCAGTGATGAGAAACTACCGTGAACTATCCGACGAGGAGGTGCAGCAACTGGAGCAGCTCTACCCCGTGACCCCGAACCGCAGGCTCAGCCAGATGTTCGGCGTGTCGGTGGATGCCATCCAGGACCACTTCGCACGGCCACGGGGCTGGCAGAAAGACCAGGCATCCATCAAGCTCGCCACGCACGGCACCTACCACCGGCTGACCGAGCGCGAGGAGCAGTGGATTATTCGCCACTACCACAACACCCGCAACGGCGACATCATGGAGAAGTACGGCATAGGCGAGAGCACGCTTCACCGCGTGGCACGGAAGCACGGGCTGAAGAAGACCGACCGCTTCATGCGCCGGATGCAGCGCGAGGCCGTGGCGCACTCGCAGGTGGCTTTCGCGGAGCACGGCGAGAGTGAAAGGGCTGCGGAGCGGGCACGTCAGCAGTGGGCAGAGCGCAAGGCCACGGGCGACTACGGAGGCGTGGGCTTCAAGAAAGGCGAGTCGAACAAGACCCGCATGTCGCCCCGCCGCTACAAGGCGATGCTGCAGAAGATACAGCGGAAGCGCAACGAGACCATACGCCGCGACCGCATCCGCATCCACTGGGGCATGGAGCCGAAAACGAAGCTGGTGAAGCAGTGGGACAACAAGCCCGACTGGCGCAAGAGCCACTACCGCTACAAGTTCCGACAGTTCGGCTACGAGGTGGAACCCGACAGCCGCGACGTCTATTACTTCGCCGACACCGTGCGCCACCCCATCATGGAGCGCAACGCCCGGAAGCACGGCTTCAAGATACTTCCGGCAGAAGAAGAGTGAAGACTCGCTTTAGCGCTTTCATCAAGCGAAGCGACTGAAAGAATTTTTAAACATAATTTTTAACCAATTTCTCGCCGACAGGCGACTAAAAACAAGAGCGACAACAATGAAAGTAAAGAAACACTACGAGCAGGATCACGTCATCCTGTATGTGACGGAGGGCGACCTGCAGACCACCATCACCCTGGAGAGCGACCGACAGATGAAGCGGCTGGCCGACTGCCTCACAGACCTCTACCGCACCGACGGCAGGGAGGTGAGCATCGGGGAGGGCATTGAACATTAAACAACAAACAATCAAGAGCGATATGAAACAAGAGATTTTAATTGTGCCTTTTATAGGCGACGTGAAAGTGTCGAAGAACACCAACACGGTAACGGTAGACTATGACAGGGCTAAATGGGGTGACAAGCTGAAAGGCTATAGGCTGATGGGCAAAGCCAACGAATGGCAGATGGTGGGTGAAGGAGTCCCGCACACCGACCCCAACGTGTGGAACTGGGAAACCTGCATCTCCGGGCGCATAGACACCGAGTTCGAGTCAGAAGATGAAGTGGCTGTGCTGTGCTTCTTCCTCAGAAAGGCCGGGGTGAGCTTTATGATATTGGTGGATAACGGCAAAGGGCGCTATCTGTTCATGCGCTGTCTCGATGCGAAGATCAATCTCAGTCCTTTCAGTCAGACTGTAGTATTCTCCGGCGACGCCCCATACCCTTTCACCTATTTCGACGGCGAGGTTGAGGAAGCCGGCAGAGCCGTAGACCTGGCAGAAAAGTGTATCGAAGAAGGACTTCGGCAAACACAGGTCTGGGAAAACATAATCGGCAGAAATCTCTGAATAATTTTTAATCCAATTTTTAACAAATTTCTCGCCGCAAGGCGATACAAAAAACAAAGAGCGATATGAAAATAGTAAGATTTGACAGCAAAGGAAACTGCCAGTTCATTTATTTTAACTGGCGCAAGTTTAAGTTTGAAACATCGTGCTGGGCAAACAGCCTTCAGGGACTGCTCGGCAAGACGAGTGAGAAGAAACATCTGATAATCGGCCTGTGGAATCATTAAAGGAGGACTGAGCCATGGGAGAAATGAAATGGAGCTTTAACCTGTTCGGCATCCGTATCGGATGGTACAAACACTTTTCAGCCGTTTGTTACGACCGCAGGAACCGACTCTTGCAAATCGGCAAACTGGAAATCTGGTTCTATGGATTGAATTAAGCGAAGGAAGATAACGACAAAAACAAAGAGCGATATGGAACAGATTACACTGACAAGAGAAGAACTGCTGGAGCTGGCGAGGGTGGTGACATCCCACCTCGACGACCGGCTCGTGCCCTACAGCCGCGAAGAACTGCGGGCAATGGCATGGATAGAGGGCTTCATGTTTGCAAAGCGTCATCAACAGAAGGCCGAAGACGAGAAAGAGCCTGCACCAGCGCCCGCCCCCTGCTGCATACAGGACATCCTGCGCAACGTGGTAAGCGAAATGCTGAGCTACTGGCTCCTGTGTACCGAAGACTACGGACCCTTCCGTAAGGGCGAGCGCTACTGGCTTGAACTATTGGAGAGTGGCCGTGTCTGCGGGCGCAGCGACAACATAAAGGGAGAGAAAACCGACATCACCCTCGTCGAGTTACTGAGTTGCTTCGAGGTGACGAACGACAAAGTTTAACCCTATAAAAACAAAGAGCGATATGAGAACAATCAAATTCAGAGGACAAAGGATTGATAACGGGGAATGGGAATATGGCGACCTTGTTCATGATGACATTGGCGGATGCTACGTATTCCCGACTGAATGCAAAGGTTTATACCGAAACAACGAGGTCGTCTCGCAGTCTGTTGGCCAATTCACTGGTCTGAAGGACAAGAACGGACGCGACATCTACGAGGGCGACATACTGCGCTCCGACGACTACCCGTTCTGCGACGACGGCAACGACAACTACATGGGCGTCGTGTTCTGCGCCACAGACGATGCCGTCGGCATGTTTCAAGTCATGCTGTTCGTGCTCAAATCATCGGAGAAGAGAGGCATCAGCAGCTTCATCAACAAGTGCTTCTACGACCTTGACCTGACCAAGGTGGAAGTAATCGGCAACATCTTCGACAACAAAGGACTCTTCCGCGACAGCGACGAGAAAATCCTGAAATGGTATCTGGAGGACTAACTCTCAACTCTGAACTATGAACTATGAACTGAAGTCCATCCCCCAGTCCTGGAGCGAGCTCTCCTGGCAGCAGCTCTGCGGCTGCTGGCGGGCAAAGATGCGCTACGGCGGCAATGCCGACGTGGCACGCGCCGCCGGGCTGCTGGCCGTCTGCGGGCTGACCGTGGATGGCCGCGAGCCCGCCGACACCCGGACCGGCGAGAGCATCTACCGCCTGAAGGACCGGGACGGGCAGACGTGGACGGCGACGGCCCGCGAACTCGCACACCTCGCACGGCAGACGATGCCGTGGTTCGACTGGCCCTATGGTGACCAGGGCGACAAGGAAGAGCGCGACGAACAGGACAAGGTAATCCGCGAGCGCCGCGAGGGACATCCGGGTTACGTCAACCGCAACCAACAAGACTGGCGGGACGCCATGGTGCTACAGGAAGAGACGGTCGAGGTGGCAGGTGTCACCTTCGCCCTGCCGCAGGGCGCATGCTCCAACATCACCTGGCACCAATACCGCTCGCTGCAGGCCATCGCGCCGCAGCTGTGGCAGGACGGACTCACCGACGACGAGGCACGCTCGCTTCACGCACAGTTTCTGGCCTACATCCTCGTGCCCGCCCCGCCGACGGCAGACACCGGCGACCGCTTTCACACCCGTCCCTCGTTCCGCTATGATGCCGAGCGGGCCGAAGCCAGCGTCCAGTTCTGGGAAGAGCGTTTGCGAGTTGAGAGTTTAGAGTTGAGAGTTGAGAGTTCTGACCGCAACGGGAGCGCGGGAGCAAATTCTTCACTCTTCACTCTTCACTCTTCACTTATACTCTTCCACATCTGCTTCCAGGTATGGCAGACAGCGGTGGCGAACTTCTACCCCTCCGTGTTCCCCCTCCTCTTCGGCGGCGGCAAGAGCGACCCCCTGCACACCGCCCTCACCGGCGAGACAGACACCATCAATGCCGTGATGAAGTACCAGGGCTACAGCTCGCCCGAGCAGGTCTATAACACCGAACTGCCCATCATCCTCGGCACGCTGAACACGATGAGTAAAGAGGCAAAGGAGATTGAGAAGATAAAGTCGCAGAGCCACAGAGGGAGGAAGTGAGTTATTGACGGAAAGAAATTATCAGAAATTACCATTTATTATTTATAGCGATATGAACAAAGACAAAAATCTCTACAAGATTGAGAACAAGCTCGGCATATTCTACATCGTAGCCGAAACGTTCGACGAAGCCGCCAACGAACTGAAGGCGCGGCTCGACCAGGCCGACTACGGCTTCTTCCAGTACCGCGACATCCCGTCAATCGAGCACGTCGCCACGCAGTCGTTCTATATTGACGGCTCGAAGCAGTCGTTCTCCGACAGCAAGCCCAACCTCATTATCTCAGGCAGCGACCCAATCTGCCAGCGCGAGTTTGCCGAGCAGATGGCTTTGAAGTGCGAGGAATATGAGAAGCTGAAGCATGACTATGACCAGATGGCGGCAGACCTGGCCGATGCCAACGAGCAACTGCTGAAGATGCAGGCCGAGGCAGAAAAGAAGCAGGAGGTGTATGACGACTACGTGGCCAAGGCAGAGAAAGCCTACGGCGACCTGCTCGACGAGAACCGACGGCTGGCAGAATCGACGGACGAACAGGAAAGTCTGCAGCATCTACAGCAGAAACTGGACGATGCGCTGGCTGAGAACCGCCAGCTGCACGAGCGGTTGAGCGGCGTGACCGCCACTACTGGCTCCTACATGATAGCCGTGGAGCGCGAGCGGCAGGTAAAAGACGAAGGCTACAATGCCGAGCACGACCAGGCGCATGAGCCGATGACGCTGGCAAGAGCCGCCGTGAGCTATATCCTCTGCAACGACGAGAAGAAGCGCAAGATTGCCAAGACTACATACTGGCCGTGGGAGGACAAGTACTACAAGCCGCGCGACATGAAGCGCAATCTCATCCGCGCCGGTGCTCTCGTAGCTGCCGCCATCGACCGTCTGCTGGCCGAGGACATCCAGTCGCCCGTCGAGCCGTGCGACAAATGTCCAGACGAAGTATCTCCCGATAATTTTTAACCCAATTTTTAACCAATTTCCCTGCGAAAGCAGGCAAAAACAAAAGAGCGATATGGCAGACAATAGAATGTACCTCAGATGTAAGGGATGCGGAGCAGAGATGATGCTCGCGAAAATGGGAGGGATTTGGATGGACTGGTTTTTCGTAAAAACCAACGGGGCCAAAGGCAGGGAACTGAGCGAGTTCCTTGAAGCCCACAGCCACTGTTGCGATGATGTCGATCCCGACCTGCTCGACTGGAAAGACTGGCGACAGGCACGGCCCTTCGAGCTCGTCTATGAGAACGACGACGACTGGCAAAAGAAGAAATCCCTAAAGTAACTGACAGACGAATCACACATTTAATTATTTATAAGAGCGATATGAATAAGGAACCAATACCAATGCCGACAAGCAATCGGATTGTTCAGATTCTGACAAAGAAGAAGCAGCTCTATGCCATCGCCCCTGACGAGCACAATGCGCAGGTGGAAGCCGAGCGCAGGGCCTATCACGAGCGGCGGTGCCGCGAGAGCGAGGGCTACAAGCGGGTGTACGAGTACATCACCGGGGCGTTTCAGAGGGTGCGCGAGCAAGTGAGCCAGGGGCTTACGATGACGCAGCAGACCATGCAGCAATGCAATGCGGACACGACGGGCGCAACGACACCCAATGAAGGCACCGCCCCGAAGGTGGACTCCCTCTCCAGTCTCTTTGCCGTCGGCATCCTCGGCTGGATGCTTGGCATCCCCATCGGCGACCCTGAATTCCGGCTCGACATGGAGGCCGACAAGGAATACATCGAAGAATATGTCAAGGCCGAGACCGAGTTCATCCACCGTCTCGTGCCGGAGGTAAGGTAACAGACAAAAGACAATGCAACAATGATTGAACCCGACAACATTTACAACATGGACTGCCTCGAAGGGCTGCGGCAGATGGAGGACGAGACGGTGGACTGCTGCGTTACGTCGCCGCCCTACTTCGCCCTGCGCGACTACGGCTGCGAGGGGCAGATAGGACTGGAGCAGTCGCCGGAGGAGTACATCGCCCGGCTCTGCGACGTGTTCCGCGAGGTGCTGCGCGTGATGAAGCCCGAGGCGACGTGCTGGGTGGTCATCGGCGACACCTACAACTGTTACCGTGGTGCCACCACCCGCCAATATTACGACACGAAGTTCGCTGGAGAAAGCGGGCACCCTGCCCGTCCATCGGGCTTCGGGCTGGAATGCAAGAATCTGAAAGACAAAGACCTGATAGGCATACCATGGATGCTGGCCTTTGCCCTGCGCGGCATGGGCTTCTATCTGCGGCAGGACATCATCTGGCAGAAGCCGAACCCGATGCCGGAGAGCGTGAAGAACCGCTGTACCAAGTCGCACGAGTACATCTTCCTGCTTACCAAGCAGCCGCGCTACTACTTCAGCGTAGATGCGCTGCGCGAGCCTGCCAATACCGGCATCCGTGCCCACGAGTACAACCACCGAAAGGTGAAATTTACCGTGCCAGGGCACCGCCAGATGCAGTTCCGTGGCGGCAATCAGAGCGACGGCTTCCGCAACAAGCGCGACGTGTGGCAGATACTGGTCAAGCCCGGCTATGAGGGCCACCACGCCACCTTCCCCGTGGAGCTGCCCCTGCAGTGCATTGCCCTCGGCTGTCCGCAAGGCGGTCTGGTGCTCGACCCTTTCATGGGCACGGCCACCACTGCCGTCGCCGCCTACCGCATCAGCCGCCACTATGTTGGCTTCGAGCTGTCACCCGACTATCACGCTATCTGTCTGGAGCGCCTGCGCCAGGAGCGACAGCAGCAGCGACTGGAGTTTGATGAGGAAGAATGACAGACAATTTATAACAAGAGAAACAAGAATCAATAACAAGAGTTTACAACCCTTTAATATTAAATTAACAAAATTATGGAAAATTGGATTTTAGTTAAAAACCTGGAAGGCAAAGATATAAAAGTTCGCCAGAGACGGGCTTACGGTGACATCTTTGTTGACGAGCAAGGTAAGGAATACCTGGCGAATGTTCTTGACTTTACCGGCGCACGTCTTGCGATACCCGACTTCAACGAACAGAATAAGGAGAGCCTGAATGCGCTGAAGGATATGATGAAGTCGATGGACGCCAAGGCTATTGCCGACCACAAGGCCGTGATTGCCGAGTTCGAGTATTGGAGAAAGCTGCGTAGTGAAATTTTCATGGAAATGTATCGCGACCACTTGGCCAAAAACGGCAGCAGAATGTCTGAGGACGATCTGCTGAACAAGGCGAAGTACCTTGTCAATCAGCTATGGCAACAAGACCAGGATTTCATATCTGACAAAAAGGTGTTTCATATTCCTGTCAAATGAATAAAAAATTAACGCGCATGAAACAAATAACTGCATTATACATCGACCTGTTCTGCGGGGCAGGCGGCACGTCGAGCGGCGTGGAGTATGCGCGGCTGGACGGGAGGAAGTGCGCCGAGGTGGTGGCGTGCGTCAACCACGACGCGAATGCCATCAAGTCGCACAAGGCAAACCATCCGCACACGCTCCACTTCACCGAGGACATCCGCACACTGGAGCTGTCGCCGATGTTGAAGCATCTGGAGAAGAAGCGCCGGCAGTACCCCAAGGCAAAGGTGGTGCTGTGGGCGAGCCTTGAATGCACGAATTTCTCGAAGGCGAAGGGCGGACAGCCGCGCGATGCCGACAGCCGGACGCTGGCCGACCACCTGTTTCGCTACATCGAGGCGCTGCAGCCCGACTATATCCAGATTGAGAACGTGGAAGAGTTTATGTGCTGGGGTGCGCTCGACGAGAACGGCAAGCCCGTGAGCCGCGACCAGGGCAGCGACTACCTGCGGTGGGTGAGACAGGTGCAGGCCTACGGCTACGACTTCGACTGGCACGTGCTGAACGCTGCCGACTTCGGGGCCTACACAAGCCGTAAGCGCTTCTTCGGGCTGTTTGCTAAGAAGGGACTGCCGATAGCGTTCCCACATCAGACGTATGCCAAGCAGACCGTGGCTTTTGCGTCGCAGGCCGTCGGCAACCTCTTCCCCGACCAATACAAGCCGTGGCGGGCCGTGCGCGAGGTGCTCGACCTCGACGACGACGGCGAGAGCATCTTTGTGCGCCGCAAGCCGCTATGCGAGAAGACGCTGGAGCGCATCTATGCCGGACTGGTGAAGTTCGTGGCGGGAGGCAAGAAGCAGCACGAGGCGTGGATATTGAAGTACAACTCGATGAACCAGCAGAACCACCACAATGCGCCGTCCATCGACGAGCCGTGCCCCACGGTGGCTTGTCAGAACAGACTCGGACTGGTGAAGTGCCAGTTCCTCTCGAAGCAGTTCAGTGGCGACCCCGACAGCAAGAACATCGACATCGAGCAGCCCGCCGGCACCGTGACCACCATCGACCACCATGCCTTTGTGACGGCATACTATGGTAACGGATTCAACTCGTCGATTGACAGTCCGGCGCCCACCGTTACCACCAAGGACCGGATTTCGCTGGTAACGACAAAGTTCATGGATAACCAGTACGGCAAGAGTAAGCCGTCATCTATCGACGGGCCAGCGCCGACGCTTGTCAACAATCCCAAGCAGAAGATTGTGTCGGCGCAGTACCTGATGAACCCTCAGTACCAGAGCAACGGCGGCAGCATCGACAACCCTTGCTTCACGTTGATAGCGCGGATGGACAAGATGCCGCCTTATCTGATTACCACCAAGGAGGGTGCGGTGGTCATCGCCATCTATGAGAGCGACAGCCCGTGGACGCGCAAGGTGAAGGAGTTCATGGCCGCATACGGTATCGTTGACATCTGTATGCGTATGCTGAATATCGGCGAGCTGAAGCGCATCATGGGCTTCCCCACCGACTACGTGCTCATCGGCACCCAGGCCGAACAGAAGAAATACATCGGCAATGCCGTGGAGGTTAACATGAGCCGCGTGCTCTGCGAAGCCCTATGCAGGAAAATTAAGAATATGAACAAATAAAAATTAAGCGTATGAAAATCTTATCAAGACCTAAGAAGAATGCCCAGGAGTATGGCAGATGGGCGGTGAACCCGTACCTCGGATGCACGGGAGGCTGCCTATACTGTTACAGGAATACCGGCCCCGGGAAAAAGGTCATCGGAGGTTCGGCAGTCCGGCTGAAGAAAGGTGTGGTGAGTAACAACCATGCCTATCACCTGGCGATGGCTGAAATCATCGAGTACAAGGACGAAATCATCCGTGACGGAGGGCTGTTTATGACCTTCACGTCAGATCCCTGTTTGCCAGAGACCAATAAACTATTCACGCAGATACTTGCAGACTGCATCCGCGACCACGGCATTCCTGTCACGTTACTCACTAAGCATTATGCGGATGTATATTCGTGGATAAATGAACTGAGAATAGAAATTCACACCTTTTTTGTCGATGGTGGCGAAAGTCCGGCGAGATATAACTGTGACAATCTAAGCCGCCTTGCTATCGGCTATACCCTGACGGGTCACGACGAGCTGGAACCTAACGCCCCTTCTAACGCTAATCGCATAAAGGATATGGCGCATATCAAGGACTTTATCGGTGGCGACAAATTCCACGTCTGGGCCAGCATCGAGCCGGTCATTGACTTCGACTCCAGCTTCCGCATGATACAGCAGGCGCTCGACGCGGGCTGCCGGCACTTCAAGATCGGACTGATGACCGAGCGCACGAAGGTGTGCCGACGGGGCTTCACGCTGGGCGGCAAGACCTTCGAGCCCTACGACCCCGCCCGCTGCCTGGCCTTCGTGCAGGACGTGATGCAGCAGACCCGCGGCCGCGCCACCGTCTATTGGAAGCAGTCGTTCCGTGAATTTATCGGCGGCACCGGCAAGCACCGCCTGTTCACCGACGACGAGCTGCACAAGATCTTCGACGACTATCCCAATTCCGTCGGCAAGGACTGGAACTTCTGGAAATAAAGAATTACATCATCCATCAAACATCAAACATCAGACATCACATTATGGTACATTTCGGAAAGAAGCAGGACGACGAACTGCAGATCATCGTCACCGGCCAGGACATCGAGGCCCTGCGCCGCATGATTGTCTCATCCTCGCTCATGGAGCGCCGCACGTTCTATGGGCTGAAAGAGTACATTGAAACGGAGTATAAGGACATTATCACCAAACAATGAAAACAAAAGAACAACTGGAGCGCTGCCGCATGAAGCCTTCACCGACGGCAATGGCAGCAACCGCAGCCCTGGTGGGCTACGAGGGCGGCGAGGGACTACTCACGCCGCAGTACATCGAAGACGAGCACGGTGTCTATTCCACCGGCATGTTTCTCTACAAAGGCAAGCAGATTATCATCACCATCGACGACGGACTGTGGCACCTCTCGGCATCGTCGAACCACACGCTGGGCTACTACGAACTGAAGGAACTGCGCTACGAATTCATGCCCGACGACATGACCGTGGCCCAGATATTCCCCCGCCGCGAGTCGTTCGTCAACCTGCACGAGAACTGCTTCCATCTGTGGCAGCTCCGACCAGGAGCCTACAGCGAGGAGCCAGAGGAATAAGAGTAATAACAACAAAACAAAACGATTATGAGCACAAAAGCAGCAATCAAGATTACCAAGGGAGGGCGCACGGCGTGGTTCTACCGCCATGCCGAAGGCCACGAGAACGGACTGGGACTGGAGCTACAGCAGCTTATGGACTCCTCGTCAAGAAGACTCACGCTGTCAAACGTGGTGCAACTGATTATCAAGTCGGTGCCGGAAGTTGAACTGACCGACGAGCAGCCTGACTACGTGTACTACGGCTACGTGATGGACCTCGACGCCTGGACGCTGAAATGCTACTACCTTATCGACCAGGCACACCCCGGCTGGCGCGACGAGAACGAGGTGCCGATACGGCGCGAGAACGGCTTCATAGACCGACTGGTGAAGACCATGCGCGGCAACGAAGACGTGCTGGCCTACTGCGCCGGCATCGAGCGCGAGGGCAATACCGACTATTTCCACTTCCTCGGCATCGGCGGCGACCGCTGGACCACTCCACTCCGCGAGGCAGACGTGTGCCTGCTGGAGGACAATGCAGCACTCACCGAGATAAAGCGTATGTTCAGGCAGATGGCAGAGAAGACGAAAAAGGAGGACGGCGTATGAAGATTATAGACCGCGAGACATTCAAGCGGATGCCGAAAGGCACCGTGTTCTGCAAGTTCCCAAGGCTGAACAAGCAGACGAACAGCTACGACAACTATCTGTTCAGCATACAGACGCCCTGCATACTCGACGGGCCATGGGACGTGGACTTCTATAGCACGGAGATAGGCAACCTTGACGCCTGCGCCGCACAGTCTGATTCGGAGAACGACGACATCCTCACAGACATGGAGCAGCATCTGGGCAAGGAATATCCCTTTGAGCACTGGACGGGGCGCGACGGCATGTTCGAGGACAACGACGAGGTGGGCTTTGCCATCTACTCGCGTCAGGAGGTGCAGCAGATGATTGACCTGCTGCAGCAAGCCCTCAAAGACGGCTATCAAGAAGAATAATTTTTAATCTAATTTTTAACTAATTTCCCTGCGACAGCAGGCTTAAAAAACAAGAACGATTATGAGCAGTGAAGAAAAATGGTTGCCCATAAAGGATGCACCAGAAAGTTACGAGGTAAGTTCTTTAGGGAATGTGCGCTCTATCGGCTTTAAGAATCAATGGGGATTCCACCGACGAAAGAGTCCAAAGATGCTCAAACCTCAATACAATTACAAGGGATATAAGATGGTTATGCTTTGCATCAAGAATAAAAAAGTTGGCAGACTTATCCACCGTCTCGTCGCTGAAGCCTTTATCGGATTATTAGACGGCAAAGAAGTAAACCACGTCAACGGAATTAAAGATGATAACCGCGTAGAGAACCTGGAACTTTGTACTCACTCCGAAAATATGCAGCACGCATATCATGTACTCGGAATCCCAGCCACTCGGCAGCGAGCATATAGCGCGAAGCGAAAGGCCATCCAATGCCTTGATAGCAATGACCAGGTTGTAGCAGAGTATATGAGCGCAAGAGAAGCCGCTGAGAAAATCGGGCATAGCCACGCTCAAATATCTATTGCGGCTCGGAAGGAAGGAGAAGTGTATGGTTTCAAATGGAGATATAAACAATAGTATTTAATTAACAAAGAAATGATTATGAGACAGATTCAAGCAACATGGTTTGAGTGCAAGATTCGTTACGAGAAGACAATGGAGGACGGCTTGCAGAAGAAAGTGACAGAACAGCATGTCGTGGATGCCCTCAGTTTCAGCGAGGCCGAGCAGCGCATCATCGAGGAAATGTCCGCCTACATCAGCGGTGAGTTCGAGGTGACCGACGTGAAGAAGGCACCTTACAAGGAGGTGTTCTTCGACGACAAGAGCGACCGCTGGTACAAGGCCAAGCTCGCGTTCATCACCATCGACGAGAAGACGGAGAAGGAGAAGCGCAGCAACGTCACCTACCTGGTGCAGGCCGCCACGCTCGACGGCGCCGTAACCCACATCAACGAAGTGATGGACGGCACGATGATAGACTACGAGAAGTCGAACATCGCCGAGACCAAGATTATGGATGTCTTCGAGTACAAGAAAGAGGAGGACAGCGAGGTGTGATTTTTTAAACACGAATTGCCACGAATTGAACACGAATTTTTCACGAATAATCATTTATGGAAATTCATGGATAATTAACGGCAATTCGTGTTAAAACAAAAACAAGCAATGAAGAAACAGAAAGTTTATATCTCTGGCCCGATGACTTCGAGCGACAGCGAGGAGCAGGCGCGGAACGTTCAGGCGTTCCACGACTGCGCCACGCTGCTGCGGGCCTCGGGCTGCCGACCCGTGAACCCGGCCAACGCCTGGCCCTGCCGGTTCAAGTGGCTCTACAAGGCGATGGAGCGCCTGCTGGGCGAGGACGGTGCCTACCGCACGGTGCTCGTCTATGACCTCTGGCTACTGTCCCGCTCGGACAACATCTGCATGATAGACGGCTGGCAGCTGTCGCGCGGCGCAAAGATTGAGGAGGGCTTCGCCTTCCGTCTCGGCATCGTCCGAAGTCACACCTACGACCCAAAGCAGAAGAAGCTCATGCCCTTTCAGAAAGACAAGAAGAAGCGTAAATTAGAAACATCAAACAAAGAATAGCAAAATGGATCTTACAGGAACAATCATTCAAGTGATGCCCGCACAGTCGGGCGTCTCGCAGCGTAGCGGCAATCCGTGGATGTCGCAGGAGTATGTCATGGAAGTGCCCGGCCAGTGGCCGCGCCACATCGTCTTCCGTATCTTCGGTGAAGACCGCATCAAGCAGTTCAACATTCAGCAAGGCGAGCAGAACGTCACCATCCAGTTCGACATCGACGCACACGAGTACAACGGTCGCTGGTTTAACGAAATCCGCTGTTACAACGTGCTCCGATCAGTCGGGCAGCAGCCGTATCAGCAGCAGGCTCAGCCGTCAGCCGTCAGCCCTCAGCCATCGCCGGCCCCATTCCCGCCGCAGGTGAACGCCCAGGGCCAGCCAGCAGGACAGCAGGGAACCGACGACCTGCCGTTCTGATACAGGGTCGCTACGCTCGAAATTATTTTTAAAATTATTATTTAAAATTTTATTTAGAATTTATTTGGCGATATGACAGACAACGTAAGACAAGAGACATTCGACCTCGTGACCATGACGCGGCAGGCCCAAGAGAACGTAAAGGACAACCGCGAGTATAAGAAACTGAGCAAGGAACTGGCACAGCTCAACCCACGGCGCGACCTGCTGAAGTACCAGCTCGTGCAGACCAAGATGCGCTACATGGAGCAACAGGAGCTGGAGCGGCTGCAGCAGCGGGAGATGAACCGCCGCAAGGACATCAAGGCAATAGCCGAGATGCTGCAAGGCGAACAGCGACAGCAGTACGACGAACTGCTGTCGGGCATCTCGCTGCTGCTCGACCTGATGGACTCGACGTTCAGCGACCTGAACCTGCTGCTGATGCGCAACAAGGTGGGCATACAGATAGACAAGTTCCCCGAACTGCAGGCCGCCCGCAAGATGCTGTGGGACATGGCGAACGACGAGCAGGACAAGATGCCGCAGTACCGACACGACCTCTGGGCCGACGAGAGCGAACGGCTCTACAAGCACCTGCGCGACCGCATGGCCATATACCGCCGCAAGGTGGAGCGCGAGGAAGCACGGATGGATAAGCAGCAGGGCGCATAACGTATTCACACATATAATATATATAAGAGCGATATGACACATGCATCAGTATTCAGCGGCATCGGCGGCCCGGAGGTGGCGGCAAGCATGCTCGGATGGGAGAACCTGTTCCACTGCGAGATCAATCCCTTCGGTCGCGCCGTGCTCGACTACTGGTACCCTAACGCAGAATCGTATGAAGACATCACAAAGACAGACTTCACAGAGTGGCGCGGACGCATCGACGTGCTCACAGGCGGATTCCCCTGCCAGCCGTTCAGTTTTGCCGGGAAGCGACGAGGCGCGGATGATGACCGCTACCTCTGGCCTTTCATGTTTAAGTGCATCGACCAGATCAGACCCACTTGGGTCGTTGGTGAAAACGTTGCTGGCATCGTCACGATGGTCGAGCAGGGCCAGACTATTGACATGGCGGACGCGCCAACTTTGTTCGACGAGGACGGTGCCGTTCACCGATACGAATACCGCAGCACCTTCACCCTCGAACGAATCTGCCGTGACCTCGAAACGCACGGATACGATGTCCAGCCGGTGCTTATTCCAGCTTGTGCCGTCGGAGCCCCTCACAGACGAGACCGAGTGTTCATCGTCGGACGTAGAATTTCTGCCGACACCGAAAGCGTCGGACAACTCGACGGGGATAGGCAAGAACGAAGTGCCATACTTGGACGGTCACATCTGGAGGCGACCCAACGGGGTGTCGATGCGACTGAGTTCTATGGCAAATCGGAATCTCCTGCCGACACCTCAGATGCAGGACTACAACACGGGCATCAGTCAGAAGGCGAAGGCTGCAAAACTGGAGCGATACAAGGACAGGGGCATAATCCCTTCTGGGACGTATATGCTCAGGCAGATGGCTATCGAGGGGAAACTGCCGAAGCCGAATGGTCTGGTTGTGCCGGAAACGGACGGTGGCAACACTTCCCGACTGTCTCCCCTGTTCACCGAGGAAATGATGGGCTTCCCTTTGATGTGGACTGCCTTACCATACCTTTCACCAAATGGCGCAACGAGGCCCTCAAAGCCTACGGCAACGCCATCGTCCCGCAAGTGATGTACGAGATATTCCGCGCTATCGAGCAAGTAGAAAACGAAAGATAATAATGACAATGACAAAGAAAACATCAACACCTATTGACCCGGAGTTCCAGAAGTTCTGGGACGCATACGGCCTGAAGCGCGACCGTGTGGCCGCCGAGCGGGCGTGGCGGAAGCTCTCGAAGGGCGACCGCCGCGCCGCCCTTGCGGGCATCGCCCGCTACCGCGACGACTGCGAGGCACGGGGCATCCAGCGCATGTACGCCCAAGGCTATCTGAACCACCGACGGTGGGAGGATGAACAGGAAGACCCCACCCCGACCCTCCCCTGTATGGGAGGGAGTGATATGCACAGAAGCGACGCCACCGCCGCCAAAGGTAACTACTCCCCTCCATCACAGGGAAAGGCTACGGGTAGGCGCGACAGCGGGAATGAGGACGGGGGTGGGTCTCTCCCCGACATGGCGATATGGTGACGCTTATTTCAGGCCGACAGGCCGAATAATTTTTAATCTAATTTTTGAATAATTTCTGCCCGACAGGGCATCCCAAAACAAGAAGACAATGACACAGAAAATCATCTACTACTTAGTCCTGGCGCTGGTGCTCGTAGCAGTGCCGATGGCCCTTGCCTGGCTGCTGCCTATCCGCCTGATGGTGGGCGTGCTGGCCGTTACCCAACTGCTCACGCTTATCATCGTGGGCGCAGTAATCCAAGACCTAAAACCCCGCAAAGACCATGAGCAAGAATAAACACCAAGACCTCCAGCCCTGGCTCGATTATTTCAAGATGTTGCAGCAGTACGAGGCCAAGGGCTTCCTACAAATGAACCCCAAGGAGCATGAGGCATACATCACCCGCGCCGCGCTGCTGACGCTAAACCCCACCCCGGCCCTCCCCGAAGGAGAGGGGGATTCCGCTAACGGCAAAGCTCTTCACGACACTGTGACCCGCCTCCGTGCCTACGCCGCCTACCGCTGGGCCCCTACCGTCGGCCAGCAGCATCCCGTCGACATAAACGACCCCGATGCTGAGATACCCGTCATTCCCATCGAGGAACTGACCGCCTACTTCTCGCAGCCCTTCGCCATCCACATCGTCAAGGAAGACTACCCCCACGACCTGCTGCTCACGCTGCTGCTCCAGCAGAAGCGCTCATGGCGCACGGCATGGCGCACCGTTGACACCATCGAAGTTATCGACTACACAGAAATTGAAAAACAGACATGACAGCCGAACAAGAGAACTTACTACGCAGACATTACGCCGACACGCGGACAGACCTGTTGGCAGAAGAACTGGGCGTGAGCTACCGTACCGTGTGCCGGTGGGCAGCCAGCCTTGGACTGAAGAAGCATGAGGACTTCCGGCAGGGCTTCAGTGCCATCAACGGCAGCATGGAGCGCAACTGGAGCCACCGCCCGAAAGGCGCAGGCGCAAAACTCTCGGCAGAGGTGACGGAATACCTGCGCCGACACTATGCCACGACCGACAACCGCGTGCTGGCCGCCCACTTCCAGGTGAACGACCGTACCATCCGCCGCTGGGCCGACAGGCTCGCGCTGCGCAAGGACAACGACTGGATAAATATGCACCGTGCAGTCAGACACGGCATGACGCCCGAACAGCGGTTCCAGCTGGTAGCCACCGTCCGCGAACTCTACCCAGACGGCTTGCACGACGAGGAGCTTGTAAGGCGTACAGGCTATAGTTTCAGTTCTATTCAGGTGATTGCGGGAAAATATGGCATCCGCCGCTCAGAAGAGTGCATCCGTCGCCATCAGCAGAAAATAGGTGAAATCAGTAAACGACTGGCCGCTGAAGGAAAACTGAAACACGAAAAGACCCGCCAGCTGGAAGCCGTGGTGCAACGCGAGTATGCCACCGCCGATAACGATGAACTGGCACGTCGGCTTGGCATCAGCATCGGGTATGTAAAACAGATGGCCGGCCGGCTCGGACTGAAGAAAACCCGCGAGTATCGCAGCGAACAGTTACGAAGACCAAGGAAAAATCGTAAATCACAAAAGAACAAATGACCAAACCTAAATTCATTTACGGCGATCGCATCCGCCGAAAGGCGGGCGGGCCGATAGAGACCGTCCACGACATCAGCGCGACGGCCTACTACTTCGAGGGCGGGGGCTTCTGCCTGCGCGAGGACGAGGACTGCTACCGCTTAGAGGAAGCGGCTACGGGCTTCTTCCGCGTGGCAGACACCATCGACGGCATCAACCTGCACGACCACTCCAGCCACGGCTACGAAGACATGGCCGACTACCGCCGCGCCTTGCAGCAGCTCGTCGAGCGGTGGGGCGGGCGCACGGGCCAGTACGTCGGCTCGCGCCACCAGTTCCTGCGCCTGAAGTTTGCCGACCTCTACCAGTGCGTCAGCGAGGAAGCATGGCTGCCGCTGTATCTCCTGAAGGCCGCTCCCATCCCCGAGCGCTTCCTCCAGCCGCCCCCCGACCCGTTCATCGAAGAACTCGACCGGGCCATGTGGGGAGAGTGATGGCTGATGGAAGATGGAAGATGGAAGATGTGTGCGTCGGGGTCAGCCCTCATCCCTCAGCCCTCAGCCATCCCTACTGCCCTTGAACTTCGTCGCCCAGCGACATATCTTGCCGGCATGACACTGAAAGAGAAAATACAGAAATACTTCCGACGCAAGGCTGCCACCCAGACCCCTCGGCAGGAGGGGCAGGGGGTGGAGCCTGTTCCCCTCCGCATCGAGGGCGTGAAGCCAGCACCGCTCACACCCGAGCCCGACGACGCGGAGCTGGCGGCGCAGGCGCTGCTGGAGACGATGTGCGATGTAAGAAGTAAGAAGGAAGATGTAAGAGACGCTGCCGCCGACGCACATCAGCCATCATCCATCAGCCATCAGCCATCGAAAAGCCATCAGCCATCAGTACGCGACGCTGCCTACTACCGGCGTCTGGCTGAGCGTATTCGTCTTGCACGGGACCAGGCGACATTGCGCACGATGCGCTTCGTAACATGGTGCGAGCAGGAGCTTGAGAAGCGTGACCTGCCCATAGAAGGCAAGGGCTCTCTGGCACAGATGGAAGCAGAACTCTACAAGCGCATCGACACCATCGAGCGCGTAGGCGGCGAGCTAAAACACCGCTGGCAGCATTGCCTCGCAACCGTCATCGTCCGCCGCATGGAGGAAGAGAGGGAGGCGACGGAAGATGGAAGACGGAAGATGGAAGACGGAAGCGGCGAGGGCGGCGACCCGTCCGACCCCAATGAGTGAAGCAGCGAGAGCAGTGCCATGCTCGCATGAGCACTGCCGAGTCGCGACCACTCTTCGACCGTAAGGTCAATGAGTAACATCGTAGGGTATTCTCTGAAAATAAAAGCCCGTCATCCGGCATCAGCATCCGGACGGCGGGCTTTCTTTGTTTTTCCATCACCCATCATCCATCTTCCATCTTCCATCAGCCATCATCCCCTCTCGCCCTTGATTTTGACGACACATAGCCCTATCTTCCCCACAAAAAAACGACTATGGCAGACAACAGACCAACGGCCCTGCAGCACGACCCATACGGCGAGAACATCGAACTGATGAAGTTCGACTGGCGCGACGAGCGCGTGATGAAGTGGATAGCCAAGTTCACGGAGTTCGGCGAACTCGACTCCAAGGGCAACATCCAGCGGCAGCGGGCCATACAGTCGGGCGCACTGCTGCGCTCCGTCAAGTGGCGCACGTGGAACGACTGCGGCGGCAACCGCCAGGTGTTCGAGGCCAAGTATCTCTACTACTCCAAGTTCGTCGAGCTGGCCCTCGGGCGCAGCATGCCGTTCATCGGCCTGCCTCCCGCCATCGCCGGGCGCAAGTGGCAGCCCATCCGCATGCCCGACGGTCGCCCGCGCCGTGCCAAGCCCTCGATACCCACCGAGATGCGCAAGCAGGCATCGAAGTTCATCACCATGCTCGAAGACCGCTACTCCTACCACGGACTGGCCCTCATGGTCTATGCCCTCGGGCCCTCGGTGCAGAACCGCAGGCTCATACAGCGCCTGCTCGACGAGGGCCGCGCCTGAGCCCGCCATCATCCCCACAACACAACAAACAACACATAGACACAGCATACCACTATGAGCAGACGAAATCAAGACTTAGTGTCAAGAGTAAAATTCGAGGTAGACTCCCGTATGGCCAGCGCCTCGATGAAGGCCCTGCAGAAAGAGTCGGCAGACCTGAACGAGCGTATCAACGAAGTGAACGCCAGCATCAAGGCCCTCGGCGACGTGCCCGACGACAACCCCACACTGCAGGCATACCGCAAGCAGCTGCGCGGACTGGAGAGCGACCTGAAGGACGTGAACACCACGATGAAGGACTACACCCGTGGCGTGAAGGCAGCAGGCGAACTCTACCGCCACTACGCCATGGGCAACATCGAGGACATGAGCATCAAGGCCATACGCGCCGGCGTGAACGGCATGAAGAAACGGCTCGACAACCTGAAGGCGGGCGGCGACCCGGGCGACGCTGAGGAGATGCGACTGATAGAGGCCATCACCACCGAGGCCGACGTGGTGGTGAAGCGCTTCAAGACCGACTACCAGAACGTGGTGGAGGAGATAGCCCGGGGCGGCACCGTCACCGAGCAGACCCTGAAGCGCACACGCGACGGGCTGGCCGACCTGATGCAGACCGCCGAGACCGAGGCCGAGAAGAACGAGCTGACCAACTACTGGCAGAAGGTGGGGGCAGCTATCGAGGCCGTAGCCGTGGAGAACCGCCGTCTGCGCGGCGAGGTGGCCGACCGCGAGGAAGCCATGCGCATAGCCTACGCCACCGACCACGACGGCAGTCAGCAGGCCATACACGATGCCGAGGCACGCGCCGATGCCGCCCGCCGCGAGAACGACGAGCTGCGCCAGCGGCTCGACCTGAAGCAGCAGCAGCGCCGCGAGCTGGAGCAGAAGATGGAAAACAATAGCATCCAGCAGCAGACGCTCACGGACCGGCGCGACGAACTGAAGGCACAGGAGAAGGAGGACCGCGCCATACGCAAGCAGCGCGTGGACGATGCCAACAAGGAGCTGAACGCCGCCCGCCGTGCCGCAAAGACCCAGCAGCAAGCCTACGACGAGCAGAAGCAGACCGTGGAGAAACTGCGCACCGAAGTGCAGGGGCTGACCGACGACATCAGGAAGATGGGGGAGGTGAAGGCGGAGCCGAAGATTGACACGAGTAAATTGGAACGTCAGTTGGAGGTAGCCAAGCGCGACCTCGCTGAGATAGCCGAGGACGAGCGCAAGGCCAATGAGGCATTGAAGCAGTTCGGCATTACCACAGCCGACATCACCGACGATGCCAAGTTGCAGGCCGCCGCCGAGAAAGCCCTGAAAGAGGAAGAGGAATCGCGGCTCGAACTGGCCAAGCAGATGCTGCAGGTACGCAAGCAGATAGGCCAGGAGGAACTGAAAGACTCACGCATCGTAGGCTCAAAGGACACGCAGGCTTTCTATGCCAAGAACAAGGGCGTGCTCGACGATGAATATTGGAAAAGCGAGGCGGGCGGCGGCAGCATCAGTCGCATGTATAAATACCTGAACGACATCAGCGACGACCCCGAAGCCAAGGCTGAGTTCAAGGAGCAGGTGGGTATGACCGTGAAGGATGCCATGCGAGTGGCCGGCCAGCGGATGCGCGAGGTGGTGCAGGAGGCCATGAAGCGCGGCATCAAGATTGACGATGCGCTCAGCGACTTCGCCGACGGCTACGGTCACGGCCCTGCCACGAAGATTGAAGAGTTCATGCGCGAGTTCAACGAGACCGTTGGCGATAAGGAAGACGAACTAATAAAGAAGCGTCGTGAAAAGCTCGATGCCATTGCCGATGTCGTCTATGATCCAGGCGAGGAAATGGCATCACGCGACGAACGTCTGCGTCTGGCCAAGGAATCGCTGAAAGGCGTGGGCGAAGGCTACTACGGCAACGGCAAGCCCCTCTCCGAATCATATAAGGAACAACAGGCAGAGGTGACCCGTCTGGAGAGTGAGATGAAGAAACTCAGCGAGACGAGTCAGCAGTCTGCCCAATCCTCCGAGCAGCTGGCACAGAAGCAGGAACAGCTCTCGCAGAAGACCGCCGAGCTGAACCAGCAGCAAGACAAGCTGAACGGAATGGTGGACGAGACCGTGACCGCCAACCAGCGCTTAGCCAAAGCCGAACAGGAACAGACCGACGCCCGCAACGCACAGGCCGAAGCCAAGGAACACGAGGGCGAGGCCGTCAAGAAAGTGGAAGACGAACTGCGCGGACTCACCGACGAGCAGCTGAAGAACGCCCAGGCATACAGCCACCTCACCGAGGAAATCAACACCGACACCGCCGCCATGCAGCGCAACATCACCACCGAGCAGGAAGCCACCCGCGAGGCCGACCGACTGCGCTCCGGCAGCATCGACAAGATGGAGCAGGCACTGGCTCGCCTCCGTGAGTCGAACCGCAAGCTCGACCCCACCATCGACAAGGAAGAGTGGGAACGCGGCGAACGCGCCATCGGCCAGCTCAACCTCCGCCTCGAAGAACTGAAGAAGCAGTCGGCAGAACTACGCCGCGAGCCCGTGCTCGACATGATGACCCAGCGCATGCAGTCGCTCGGCACCCTCTCCAGCGACACCCTCACCGAGACCAAGAAATTCTGGGAAACGATGGTAGCCGGCGCACAGAAAGGCTCGACGGAGCTGGCCGACTACGAGCAGCACCTGAAGAGCATCGCCCTGGAGGAGCAGGCCCGCGTCCGCGAACAGGGACGTGAAGCCTTCGCCTTCTTCCAGCGCGAGGACTACCGCCGCACTAACGCCGCCGACACCGAGGAGCAGCGCAAGGCGCTCGTTGCCTACCGCGATGCGCTGCCAGCCGACGCCATCGACCACATAGAGGCCATCAACGCCCTGCTGGAGAAGCATGCGCAGTTTGTCAAGGAGGCTGCGGGCGAGTGGATGTCGCTCGAAAAGGCTATGGAACTGGCATCGAAGGCGGGCACCGACCAGTTTGCCGGTTCGGCAAAAGACATACAGCTCGCCACGCAGTCGCTGGAGCGGCAGCGCGACACCATCATTGCCACCATCCGCGAGAAGCGCAACCTGGGGCAGGCCACCAAGGCCGAGGAAGACCAGCTGGCCGACCTGACGAAGAAGCTGCGCTCGCTGAAGTTTGAGCAGGATAACGTGAACATGTCGCAGGAGAAGATGCGGACGCTGATAGAGACACCTGCCAACGCCGTGAACCTCGACGAGCTGCGCGCCGCCATCAAGCGTGCCGACGGACAGCTGCGCCAGATGGAGCAGTCGCTCGGCCAGAACAGCTCGGAATATAAGCGTTTCGCCGAGCAGGTGCGCAACGCCAAGAACGTGATGAAGGAGATGGAGGGCCAGGCCAAGGCCAGCGCCACCGCCTGGGAGAAAGCCTTCAACCGCCTGAAGACCTACGTCGTGATGTATATGGGCTTTAATGAGGTTTGGCAGAAGGTGAGCAATACCGCCCGCGACCTCATGGACCTCTCCGACCGCATGGGTGAGGTGCGCAAGACCACGGGCTTCACCGCCGACGAGGTGGGACGGCTTAGCGACAATCTGACAAAGCTCGACACGCGCACAAATTTGACGGGACTGATGGAGTTCAGTTCGCTGGCAGGTAGTGTCGGTTTGAAGACACAGGAAGCCGTGCAGGGATTCACCGAGGCTGCCAACATGCTTTCGGTGTCGCTGCCCGAACTGGGAAAAGAGGCAAGCCGCACGCTGATGAAGATCGCCGACGCGACGGGCGACCTGGAGAAGAACGGCAATAACGTCCGCGAGACGCTGGAGCGCGTGGGTTCTACGGTCATCGCCCTGCGTGCCAACTCGGCTGCTGCCGCCGGACCTATCACCGACTTTGTGAGCCGCGTCGGTGCGGTAGGTGCTCAGGCGGGCATCTCGATTGACCAGATAGCCGCATTGGGTGCTACGGTCGATGCACTGGGTGGTCGCGTGGAGATGTCGGCCACGGCTCTGTCGCGAATGATACCGGCTATCAGAAATAATACGTTTGAGGTGGCGCAAGCCATCGGCATGACCGAGAAGCAACTGAAACAGATGTCGGGTATCGACCAGATGGTGGCCGTGTTCAAGGCGCTGCACGACTCGGTGAAGAACTTCGACATGACCACCGAGGAGGGCATGAACGCAGCCGCTGATGCCGTGGAAGGGATGCTGGGACGCAGTGTGTCGATGCAGGACGTGATGAAACAATTGAATCAACAGGGAGCTCGTGCGGGCATCGTGTTCGGTCTGCTGTCGCAGAACGTGGACACGCTGGAGAAGCAGTTGAAGATTGCTACCGATGCCTACCGTGACAACACTGCCCTGATGGCGGAGTATAACAAGATGAACGACACGACCGCCGCCAAGTGGGAGCGACTGAAAAACCAGCTGGAGGAAGCGTTCGTTTCCGATTCCATACAGCGTGGACTGGGCTCCCTTATTGACATGCTGCGCGGACTGGTGGACTTCATCACCGGCAATGTAACAGGTGTGCTCCAAAGCTTGCGCACTGCATTCCTTATGCTTGCAGCCGCTGCGACGGTCTATAGGATAGAGCTTGGCAAGATGATTTTCGTGGAAAGTCTGTCGGGCCTTAGCAATCTTAAAAAGGCTCTCGTAGGCGTAAAGGACACTATTCTGCTGACGGCTATGTACACCAAGGACTACATAGCACTGAAATGGAAACTCATCTTCGCGCATGGCGCTGAAGAGAAAGCGGCCATCAAGGCAAAGATAGCTACGCTGGGACTGAACAAGGCACTGACTGCTAACGTATGGATGGCGGTCGTTGCAGCCATAGGGATGCTGTTGCTGAAGCTGTACCAATTTAACAAGGCTGCCAAGGAGGCTGCCGCAGAGACAGGACGTTTCAATCAGCAGATAGCCGACGAGCAGAAAGCCCTTAACAAGTTGTTTGAGCCGCTGAACAGGTCGAACATGGCACAGGAAGAGCGACTGAAGCTCATCAACGAAATCAACTCGAAGTACGGCAAGTACCTGGGTTATATGCTCAGTGAGACATCTTCGGCCATTGCACTGGCCGACGCCCACGCCCTGATAGCCAAGCGCATCAGGGAGGAAGCCTACGAGAAGCGTATAGCCGAGAAGGAGGCGAAGATACAGGATGAGCACAGCGAGGACGTGAACGCAGCCTACACCAAGATAACGGAGCGTGTACGTGGCAGCGTCAGGGGCGGTGCCAGCGCACAGGAGATTGCCGACGTGCTGAAAGGCATCGTTGACAACCGACTGGGCAGCATCAAGTATGCCTACGACGATTCGGACAATATCTTCAAAGCCCGTACCAACTACTACCTTGATCCAAAGATTAAGCAGGCCATCGACGGCGGCATCGAGCGGCTGATTGTTGACGGCAAACTGTCGCGTGACAACGTGACGCTGATTCAGAAGGCAGTATATAAATATACGGTAGAAGCCCACAGCCAGCACAAGGATATCATGAACCAGACATCGAACCTACGCTCTGACCTTCGCGGTGTGCAGAGTGCCATCAAGGTTGACCTGGCCAACAACCTGAATACACTTGTCAGCAGGGTAGCCAGTTCGGTAGGCAATGCTGTGAGGAATATCCGCCAGCAGCAACAGCCACAGCAGAACGTGCCGCTGATGCTGCAGCAGCCACAGGGACAGGGTAGCAGACTGCCAAGTCTGTTTGGTGGAGGTCAGCAGGGCGGATGGCAGGCACCGTGGCAACAGGGCCGCGAGACTACACCGCAGCAGCAGGCGGCTCCGAAGGGATGGAAGCCTAATATAGACAAAAAGGACACAGAGGCGGTTCGCCAGTTCGTGCAAGACCAGGAGGCACTGCGCAGCGCACTGAATGCCAGCGGCAATCAGATAGACGAAGCACAGCGCAGGGTGGCTGAGTCGTGGCTGCTGACGGATGCCGAACTGAAGGAATACAAGAAGATCGTGGAGAAGGCCGACCGTGGCCCCGGCGGCAGCAACCACAACCCTTACGGCGACTACAACAAAGTGACCTCGCCCTACAAGGAGTGGAACGGCAACGACCTGGTGGCCCGCCGCAAGGAGATGCTGGAGCGCGTGAAGGCACTGGCCAACGGTGCCGACGTGCAGGCTGTGCTGTCGGAGGATGCCAAGTTTATCAGCGAGGCCGTGCGCAAGAACATCAAGACCACGGACCAGGCTATCGAGTGGTATAACACCGAGCGCCTGAAGATACAGGATGCGCTGCACGCCAAGCACCTGACAAACACCGGCGACTGGATGGACCCGGAGAAGGTGAGGAAGCGTGTGGGCCGCGTGGTAAATGACGAGATGAAATACTATCTGGACGAACTGGACGCCTACTACACCGAGCGGAAGGCGAAGATTCAGGAGGCACAGAACGACCAGGAGATAAGCGAGGCAGAGGCACGCAACCGCACGCTGGCCAACGATGCCGAGTGGCAGCAGCGTCGCGCCGAACTGCAACTGCTGTACTCGAAGCGTCGCGGCGAGGTGGTACAGCAGGAACAGGACGAAATCTTCCGCATCATATCGGAGCGCACGGGCGAGACCACCGCCTACATCAAGGCCGACATCGCACAGACAAACCATCTCATCGAGGAGACAGGCAAGAAGAACAAGGCCGCCATGGACCGCATCTACGGCGACATAGAACTGGGTGCCGAAAGGAGTTTCCTGCGCCAGCGCAACGCCATCGGGCAGCACATGAAGGACATCACGGCCATCGTGAACAAGGAGAACCCCTACGCGGGCATCGCCGAGGAACTGCGCAAGAACCTGGGTACGATGGACGCGCTGCTGACCGACATCGAGAAGGAGGAGGAGCGCACCATGGAGAAGGAGATAGAGCGCACGATGTTCATCCTGGAGCAGTCGACCAAGGGCTACAGCCTGACGTGGGAGCAGCTGATGGGCGAGATGGCAAAGCGCGGCTGGCAGGCGTGGGCCGACGCCATCGACGGCGACTCGCAGACGCAGCAGCGGCTGATGCACCAGGTGTACCGCGTGTTCGAGAAGGTGCAGGATGCCATCAAGAAGGAAGCGTCGGAACTGAAGAAGCAGGCTGACATCATGTGGAGCAACATACTGCTGCCCGGCGGCGACGGCAAGACCACCATCAAGGATGCCTTCGAGCAGGCCATCGGTGCGCTGGGCATCCAGGAGGGGCGCGTGAGCAGAGCCAACTCGCTCATCGGTGCAGGAGTAGCCAGCGAGCGCGTCGCCGATAAGCTCGCCATCCAGCAGCTGAAGGTGCAACTGGCCATGCAGCAGTATCAGTACAGTCTGGTGCATAAGATAGGTAAGGAGAAGATAGATATGCTGCGACGCGAGGCGGAGATGGAGTCGGACGCGGAGAAAGCCCGTCAGCTGAGGATGCAGGCACAGAACGCCGAAATGGCGCTGAACCTTGCCACCCGCAAGGAGCAGACCGACGAACTGAAACTGCAGGAAGATATCATCGCCAAGACGGAAGAGTCTGAGGCACGGCTCTATAAGGAGTTGCGCGAGTGGGCCGACCTGCTGACGAGCAGTTTGCAGGGCGTGATGGAGGCGAGCCATGCCGGCGATGCGGAATACTACAACGAGCTGGCGAAGCTGAACTTGACCGGCAAAGGCGGGCCAGGCGCAGGCACCTACATCGTCATTGACGATGCAGGCACCAGCGACGCCACCGCGCACTACGAATACCTCGACGAGCGGCAGGCCCTGGAGCGCGAGCACGAGATAGAGCAGCAGAACGCCCAGGCCGAGGCATGGAAGAAGGTGATGGATGACATCAACATGAAACTCAGCGAGACCATCACCGACCAGATCAATGCCATGCTGCAGAACCAGAGCATTGATGCGAATACACAAGCGGTGCTTGCCAACACGCAAGCCATCTATGCGTCGATGGGGCAGAGTGCAGGTACAGGCGAGGGAATCACCCGCAATGCAGAGGGTTTCGCCGTTGACGAGAGCGGACAGGTGATATCGCCTATACAGCCGACGGAACCGACAAGTCAGCCGGAAGCCGAGACTCCAGCATGGAAGCCTTTCTGGCAGATGACGGACGAGGAGAAGGCCAAGAATCAGGAGAACATGACCGAGATGTTCGGCATGTACAGAGACCTTAGCGTGCAGACCGAGACGGAGAAAGCGGAATTGCTGGCCGAGGTGCCGGGATATACGCCTCCTGCCATCAGCATGACCGATGAGCAGATAGAGTCGGTAGGCGAGAAACTGGAAGCTCTCAACCAAAAGGAGATAGATGCAAGCAAGAAGAAGACGCAGGCTATTCTGGCCGACCAACAGGCGATAAAGCAGGGCGAGTTGCAGACCGACAAGACGATGACGCAATCATCGAAGAACATGTACGCAGCCATGATGTCGGCTGCCAACCTCTACGGCGTGGCTTATCAGGCCATGACCAACGATAACTTGAGCGCTGAGCAGAAGTTCCAGATGATTGCCCTGCAGGCGGCAGGACAGTCGGCCATCGCAATGATGCAGACTAACATGTTCAAGTCCGAGACGGGCGCCCTCGTAGCACTGCCGCAAATCCTTGCCGAGTGCTTGGAAATCAACCCGATTGCCGGTGCCGCCATCTTCGCCGTGCTGAGTGCCCTGCTGGGCGTGGCCATCGGAGCAGCCACCAGCAAGCTGGCCAAGGGTAAGTCGGAGGTGGCGCAAGTCACAGGTGCCAGCGCATCCGCTGGTCGCCTCTCGACGGGTATGCTGACCTACGCCGAAGGTAACGTGAACGAGTTTACTGACCCGGCATCGCTGACGCCGGGCCGACAGTACAACGTGGACGGGGCGGACGGCAAGACCTACCGCGCCCGGTACATGGGCAAGGGAGCCAAGACCCACATCACCAACGGGCCGGAGTTTCACCTCGTGGGCGAGGCAGGCCGCGAGGCCATCATCGACGCGAAGACCACCCGCCTGCTGCAGATGAACGAGACCGGCATCTGGCGCGACATACAGACGCTCTACAACGGCGGCAGCATCGCGGGGCTGAGCACCCGCCGCCGTCGCGGCACTGGCGTGGCCGCTTTCGCGGATGGCAACGTCGGGGAGTTCGAGGAGATGGCTGATGGCGGAGGGCTGACGGCTGATGGAACGGGCGGCATGAACGCCGACGTGATGACCTCAATGCTGGAAACCAACAGCCGACTGGCCGACCTCTTGGAGAACGCCCTTGCGAACGGCATCAAGGCCGTAAACAAATGGACGGGCAGCGACGGCATCCCTGCGATGTATAACAAGATGCAGAAGGAGGCGCAAAGGCACGGTGAGAAATACCTGTAGTCCATTGAACATTGAATATTGAACATTGAAAATTAACGGGTCGCTTCGCTTGGATAATTTGAAATCAATTTGAACAATTTCCCGCGAAGCGGCCTTCTCTTAATTTCTCGCGAAGCGATACTTGACAAGGATGGCCTGACGGCCAGTAATCGAGGTTCATCCTCGCTTCGCTCGTCGAAGAAATTAGAGACTACAGCCTGACGGCTGGAAATTTCTCAAATTAAATTCAAATTTACCATCTCTTGCACTGCCCTTGATTTCCAAACCTTTTCGCACGATATTGCGGGAAAACAACGACGACTATGTTAGTAACGACACAGAACGAGATTCAGAGCCTGATGCCTACGGCCCGGTGGGACAAGCCGCAGGTACTGTTCGGCTACTTAGAGGAAGAGGAAGCGGTGGCATTAGAGCCGCTGCTGGGGGCTTCGCTCTATCAGCATGTGCTGACGGAGTACGACCGGCTACGGCAGGAGTACATCGACATCACGGCTACCACCGTGCGGCCTACGGGCAAGGCCAAGCAGGACCCGCGTTTGGCGCATGCCGACGTGACGGAACGGCTGGAGCAGGTGGCGCAGGGAAAATACCGCGAGACCTACACCACGCCGGAGGAGGGCGAGAAGGAGGTGCCAGCCGCCGATATGAAGACCATCCAACTGATACGCATCTGCCAGCGCATCGAGTGGTACAGGATGCTGGCCAACAAGGCCGGACTGCTGACTATCTCGTTCAACGAGGGCGGCGGCATGAACATATCCGTAGGCGAGAGCTACGACGCTGCCGACGAGAAGGCGAAAGATCGCGCTGTGAAGGACGCGTTGGGCGGAGCCGGACGTGCCATCGACTCGCTACTGCTGTTCCTCGAAGCCGACGCAAAGGGGGAGAAGCTGTTTACCGAGATGTGGCAGGAAGCTGATGCCTTCTACCTGAACAAAGACCTGCTGTTCCAGACGGCGACAGTGCTCGACAAGTTCCTTGACATCAAGAATCAGCGCATGGCGTATGTCTCGCTGGTGAGAGACATCCGCTTCTGTCAGAATACTTACCTGAAGCCGAGGATTGGGGCGAAGTTGCTGAAGGCCGTGGTGGCCTTTGCCAACGACGGGGAGGCTGCGATACTATCGCAGCAAACGGGACAGGACGGCGAGGGGGCGACGGCGGGGAGCGCTGAGCATTTCGAGGAACTGCTCGAATTGCTCCGCATCGCACTGGCCTTCTATGTCGAGAGCCGACGGACGACCATCACGCGGACAAGTCTGACGGTGAGCACGTCGGCGAGGGGCACGGGAAGCAGCATCGAGAAGGAGGAGCGGCTGGCACGGCGCGACTCTATGACCGACGCGCAACAGGCAATGGCGATGGCATGCGACTATATCGCCGAGAACCTGGAGGCGCTGGGCGACGCGGCGGTGGGTACACCTATATATAATATCGCGCGCGAGAGGGAAGCGCAGGCGGAGCGCGAGCGGCAGTGCGCCTGTGCGGCAGAGGCGCGGCGCAGGAAGGCGGCATGCGAGCAGAGCCGCAAGCGGCTGTTCACCGCTTTCCCGGCGACGCACCGGACACCGGAGATAAAATAAGAACAACGGATTAAACGGATTGCACGGATTATGACTACAGCACTCTTACTCTCCATCCATACAAACGACATCGTGGGAGCAATCTTCACTGTCGTGTGGCTGCTGCTCTTAGTGATTGTGTCGCTCGTTGACTACGGCTTTAAGCACGGATGGTTCATACCGAGCGACGAAACTGTGGAAGAGTACAGGAAAAACTGTCGCAAAACTTGCCCTTGATTATCAGAGCGCTTGCCATTATAATGCAACACAGAAACAATTAACAACACAAACGATTATGAACATCGGGCTATTGAACATACTGAGAATTGGTGCCACGGCATCGTGGGACTTCCGATTTGACATGGCACAAGCCTACGCCGGGGCCCTGAGGAATGCCATAGAGCTGCACATGGCCGACGGTACGAAGAAGCAGGAGAGCTTCTTTCTCTCGCTGAAAGGCACGCAGACGGCACGCGGCAATTTCCAAGACCGCCTGTACGTCGGTGACGTGCGCTACGTGGAGAACCACCTGCGATGGAACGACGAGGAACTGGCCGACGACGACCAGATAGTAAACGTGGTGGTTATCGAGGGACCTGTGACACGCGACGGCGGTGCTTGTTCGTATGGCACGAAGGACTTCCGTAATCAGGTCATCTATGCCAACAGCATACCGCAGGTGGTGGCACATATCTTCGTGACGAACACCCCCGGCGGCGAGTCGGCTTGCCGTAAGGATTACGACGAGATGTTTGCCAGCTGCCGCGCGAACGGCAAGAAGACGGTGCAGTACGTTGACGGCATGTGCGGCTCGTCTGGCGTGAACCTCGGCTGCCGCTGTGACTACGTGATAGTGCGCAACCCCAAGGACGACTACGGCTGTATCGGCAGCATGGCCGCTTTCTGGGCAACTCCCGACGGAGCTGTAGACTCCCGCGACGGCTCGCGCTTCATAGAGATTGTAGGCGATGACAGCCCTGAGAAAAACGACTGGTATCGTGAGGCCGCACAGGGCGACTACGAGAAGCTAAAGGCGATGATCAACCGCGACACCGAGGAGTTCCAGCAGACCGTGCGTGAGAACCGCCCCAACGTGAAGGAAGAGCACCTGACGGGCCGTGTGTTCGAGGCGCAGGAGGTGCTTGGTTCGCTGGTCGATGAGATAGGCGACTTCAACCGCGCCATTGAGTGCGCACTGGAACTGGCCGACGGCAGTCTGGCCGGAGTACGCGACGCAGAGGTGATAACGCCGAACGACGAGCCCGACGGCGAGCAGCCGGAGGGTGAGGAGCCCGAAGACGAGATTGACTTCAACCCCATAAACGATACAACAATGACAGACGAAGAGAAGAAGGCCGCAGAGGTTGCCGAGCAGCCCGCAGCCACGCAGGAGCAGACTCCTGCTACGGAACAGCCAGCCGAGGGAGCAGCAGCAACCGAGGCACCTGCTGTCAGTGAAGAGAACGCACAGGAGCAGGCTGGCGCACAGGCTGCTGCCGCAGAAGAGAACGCCGGCGAACAGGGCGCTGCACCGACGGGAGAAGCCGCCGGCACGGAGGCACCCGCATCGCAGGAGGCTATCGAGAACGCCACCGCTGAGATTGACAAGATTCAGGAGACGCTGGAGAGCGCACAGGCTCTCGTAGCACAGCGCGACCAGGAGATTGCCCAGCTGAAGGAAACGCTGGCTACGCTGAACGGCATCGCCGAGGAGCGCGACCAGGCCAACTCTCAACTCTCAACTCTCAACTCTCAACTCGATGAGCAGGGCAAGGCCCTCACTGCTGCCGAGGCAAAGATTGCCGAGCACGTGGCTACCATCGAGAAGCTGAACAAGCAGGTGAAAGAGCTGCAGAGCGAGGTGAAGGAGCTGAGCGAGAAGCCCGCACCGATGGTGGACGCCGGGGCTGGTATTCCACAGGACAACGGAACGGGCGAGGCCCCGAAGAAGCAGGAGCGCATCACCAGCGACATGAGTTACGAGGAAATCCAGGAGTTCGAGAAACGCAAGCGGGAGAAGAAATAACTCGCGCTGGATGGCTGCGATAATATCGCAGCATACGGAACAAGCGGCGGACTGCCCTTGACCGCGACGCGGTAGCGCATTATCATAACAACACAGAAACAGTAAACAATAGTAATAACCCCTCAATCAACACAAACACAAACATTATGGCTTACGCATTATCTGTAGCACAGATCAACTCCGTAAAGGAAGTGATCCATCCTGAGCTTATAGCGCACACCTATCTGCTCACCGACAGCATGTTCAGTGACCTGGGTATGATGGTGACTACGGATGTCGAGAACATCGACACCTGTTACCTTTTCAGCCGTAAGGGCCTGCAGGCTCGTCCGTATTTTGTCGGCAATGTGAAAGACAGCGAGCTTGGTAAGTTCGTTGACAATCCTGCCAAGGTTGAACCTATCTACCTCCACACCAGCGACTCCATTGAGCGATACAAGGAGAAGGGCCCGTTCGACGCAACCAACGTTGCTGAGAACACTGAGCACACTCAGTTCCTCCTGAACACGCTCTCTGGCAACCTCGCCGAGGACATCCGCGCCAACATTCCTTTCGGAAACATGGCCTTCCGCAAGCTGGAGGAAACTCCCGAGAATGCCGTTAAGAAGGGCCTGAGCCTGTTCAACGGTTTCTACACCATCATCGCCATGCGCCGTACCGACGGTACCATCAGCGAGAAGAACGGCAACCTGATTCCGACCGGCGACATCACCAATCTGGAACCCGACCAGGTTTACGACCTGGCTGTAAACTTCTACGACAAGCTGTCGCCTGCCCTGAAGAAGCCCGAGGAGAAGCTCTACTTCATCGTCAGCCCCGAGTTCGGTCGCAAGATGATAAAGGGCTACATGCTGACCTTCAACCAGCTCGCTCCCACCGTGCTGCAGGCTGGATGGAAGTTCGCCGAGATGCCTAACCTGGTGATTGCCACCAGCGCCGCCCTCGGATCCGGAGGCCAGATCATCGCAACGCTTGAAAAGAACATTGAGTTCTTGTGCGACAAGCGCGAGGACCAAGCTCTCATCTCCATCGGCCAGGTGAACAAGGACCTGCGCGTCTTTGACTTCCAGGCTAACGTCCGCGCCACCGTCCGCATCCGCGACTTCGACCCGCAGGTGTTCGCCGTCAACGACGTGCAGAACGTGGCTCCCAAGATGCCTGCCGGCGAGTACCTCACCGAGATCTTCACCGCAGTCAGCGAGAACGAGAAGATGGGTACCGTGCAGGTGATGACCGAGAAGGAGCTCTTCCAGGCAGGCGACCTGATTCAGGTGAAGGCCACGCCGAAGCCGGGCTACATCTTCGTGAACTGGAGCGACGGCGGCACTTCTGAGACGTATAACTTCACCTTCCCCGGTGGCGTGTACGAGCTGAAGGCCAAGTTCATGTCGGCAACCGAGGCTGCTGAGGAGGAGGAGACTCCCACCTACACAGCCGTAACTAACCCCTCTGGCAACCCCGCTGAGAAGGGCTGGTATGAGAAGAACGGCGACGTGTACACCCTGACTGAGGACACCGAGGTAGAGTCTGGCAAGACCTACTACGTGAAGGGCTAAACGCATCGGAGGTGCTGCGGCGGCGCGGGTAAGTAGTCATATCGCCGCCCGCGCTGCCGCCCTCTGATTCCCTCTTTATGGCTGCCGTGATACAGCAGCATACTGAACAAGAAACAACCAACACAAACACAAAATTTTATAACGATTATGGCATTATCATGTATTCCCAAGAGCGTTCTCAGCAGCACCAGCTGCCAGGAGAACCCTTCAGGCGTGAGCAACCACATGTTTGTCGTGCCTCTGGCTAATGTCGGTTCTATCGTGGCTGACGACGCGAAGAACCAGTACAATATCACTCTGCCCACTAATCAGGATGCCCTGCAGGGCTACCGCATCGACTACAAGTCGCAGACGGGTCAGGTGACGAGTGAGGACAACGGTACCGGCAAGGGCTGGACCGGATCGACCACTGGTCGTGTGGAGATGAGTGAGGACGACATGGCCTTCACCGCTCGCGTGCTGCACAACTCGGACAAGAACCTCTACTTCGTTGCCACTGGCAACAAGAAGGCAGGCACAACCGAGGGCACGTTCCTCGACGAGTATATCGTCATCGGCAACGAGAATGGCGAGGCCGAGATTCAGGTGACCTTCGATTCGGGCACGGCACGCACCGACGATCATGGACAGACCTTTACGGTTTCCTGCGGTTACATGAAATATCCTGTAACCAAGTGGTACGGTGTCATCAACCAGGCCGATGCCGCATAAGCGTCACTGCCTGATTCTCTCACATGCAATGCAAGGCTCTGGCTCCTGAACGTGAGCCGGAGCCTTGTCTTTTTAGTTAAGAGCTAATAGTTAAGAATTAAGAGTTATGGTTACGAAACTGATAGAACCTTGTTGCGCACAGAAACAACTGCGCGAGCTGCGCAACATACTGGAAAAGGAAGGTACGGCGCAGATGGAAGGCTATGGCGACCTGAGCCTGACGGAACTGCTGCCTGCCCTGCTTACACGCTACAGCAACGCGGAGATGCTGATAGCCACCCCGTCGCTGCCCGACCAGGCGGCAGAGATTATCGCCACATGGATGCGGAAACAGTGGGCACGCATGGACGGTTGCGGAAACGTGAACGTGATAGCCCGCCTGACCATCGTCAGCGACCTGTCGGAGGCGGCATCGCCCGATGCCTCGGCGTGGCTGAAAGACAATCCCTACGGAGAGCGGCTGGTGCTGCATGACATTCAGCAAGACGCGACGGCGATACTGCTGCCAGACTTCGCCATCGAGGGACCTGTGAACATGCGCTACGGCAAGCACTTTATTGCCACGGCTTACGGCAAGCGCGAGGACGTGGATGGGCTGTGGACGAAGTACAAGGGGATGGTGGAGAATGCACCCAAGGCAGAAGGCGGAAATATGCCTGAAACTGTAGAAACGGAGGAGAACGGTCAGCCCGCCGATGAAGCGGCGGGCTCTGTGGCTAAAGATACTGCTAAGACACTGCCCGTCGCACCGCCGATGGCGAGACGCGCAGATGGCGACTCTACTAAACGGATGCGCTTCAGCCGATAGACTCAGACAAGCATCTGAATACCCATCAGGCATTCGATGCGGAACTGCACGGAGGTCTTTGCACCGTCGCGGTCGACGGTGCAGAGATAGGTGTCTTTGCTGGCTTGCACGAAGGCACGGCTCTGGTCACGGAAGGTGAGAAGCAGATGGCTGGGGGTGCGCTCCAGCGTGAGCAGATGATCAAGAACGGTCAGCCCGCTGGCATCGCGACTTAGGTCGCGGTCGTCTATCTGACAGTTTACCGTCACCTTATGTAAGCGGCCAGCTGTCTGGTCGCTTTCGTCGTCTTTGGCCTTGCCTGTCAGTCGCATGATGGGAATGAGTGTGCCGCCAGTGGTGGCGGGCTGCTGGCCGATGGTGATGGCGCGGGTTAGAGTAGGGGAGAAGGCGGCGACGGCAATGACTGGCTGTAACTGCCAACCAGAGAAGCCGGGATTGAAATCGGTTACGGGGATGGCGGTAATAGCCATGAGGTCGTCTAAGACAAATTCTTTGCAGGTGGGCATAGTTTTTTTGCGACAATATCGCAAAACACTGGACGGAAATCAAGGGCAGACGGGACAGAGGATCGGCAGGATGCCGTCGTAGGCCACCTGACCGAGGTATCCCTGGAGGTAGGCTGCGTCTTCGGTACCGTGGGGTACGTCGTAGTACTGGAGGATAGCGTCCTGCAGGTGGTCGAACTCGTGCAGAAGGGAGTTGAGGAACTGCGAGGGGTGAGTGACGTGACCGACAACAAGGACGGACATGCGTGCCCAGGGGACATTAAAAATGAATGCCTTGTTTGAGTAGTGAATGGTCTGCCAGGCTTTTTCTATCTCCTCCTCGGGACAGGAGAACTCACGGAGGATAGGGCCGAGCTGGACGAAGTCGGCCGGGATGACGTCATAATAGGCAAGAATGCCCCAATGACGATCAATGTCTAAGTAATCGCGGGTCATTTTAAGTGAAGAGTGAAAAGTGAAGAGTGAAGAATTTGCTTCCGCGCTGGGCTGCTGTGTTACAGCATCATACCGAACATTAAATCATGTCTTCCCAGTATGGGAGGTAATGGGGGCCGAGACCACAGAGGTCTGACATCCAACGGTCGAAGAGATAGCCTTCGGCCTTGTCTACATCGTCGATGTAGTCTTTGATGGCGAGGGCGTGATGCTTTGCATCAATGATACTGGAGCCGAGCTGGTCGGACTTTACCATATTGGCGACGAACACATGGTCGTAGAGGACGTTGTTCTTCAGTTCAACGCCGTTGGTTTTCAGAAGGGCGTCAACTTCCTCGCGAGTCATTGGGGTGATGCGGACGGGCTTGCCGTCGGGGCCGACCTTCATCATGAGGGAGACGGCATAGTCGCAGAGCTTTTTATTGAAGTGTTTACCAAACTGAGCGAGATACTTTCTAAGCTCCTCTGGAATTATATCGTACTGGTGCATATTCTTTCTTTTTTAGGACTGCGACAATGCCGCAGCATACGGGACATTAGGATAATAAAAACGGGCGGGCGGCGGGATTGTCGCGGCAAAGAAACGCCGGGCACCGGCGCCCGCCCAAGGGGAGAATTAGTAACCGCGACGGTCACCGCCGCCGGTATAGGCGGGGTTCTCGCGGAACGTTGGGCCGTAGCCACCCATAGCCGGGCCGTAGCCACCCATCATGTGCTGAGGATAGCCCTCGCGGTAATTGGTGCCACCACCGTAGTTACGGTAGCCTACGTTGCCCTGCCATCCCATGCCGTAGCCGCCGCGATAGCGGCCACCGCGCTCCTGAATCTGCTGGAGCTCGGGAATGTGCTCGGCTAACTTCTCCCACAGGTCACAGACGTTTTCCTTGGCTGTCTGTGCCAGTTCGACGAGCTCGCGCTTGTCTTGCTCGTCACGAAATTCTATTCCGAAAATCATAGTCGTTGCTGTTTTAAAGGGTTATTACTATCCGAGCGGCAGAACCGCACGGCACACAGATCTCTACTTGCCCTTCGGCGAGGTGCTGGAAATCTTCTTGTTAAGATCCTGCATCATGGACATCATGGTGTTCATGGTGTTTACCACGTCGCCCATCTGTCCTTTCAGGTTGGCGATATCCTGCTTCTGCTCTTCCTCCTCTTTGTAGCGAGGATTGAGCGACATCAGGAACTCTTTGCCTTTCACCATAACCGCATCGTCGTAGGGCCGTTCCTCGATGCGCTTCCTGGCTTTCTGCATCATGGCATCCACAGCGGGCAGCATGCCTTCAGTCGTGCAACTGATAGTAGTCTGTCCGTTGTTGTACGTGGCTGTCGAAGCTGTCGGAGAGAGATTGGAGAACGGAACGTCCTCATTACCCATGTGGACAACAATCTCCACAACGGGCTGCATCATGTTCGTGCCGGCATAGATACCGGGCGTTGCACCAGGTGTCTGTGTCATGTACATTGGCTTTGGTTCTGGTTTGTTAGCCACCGTTGCAACGGTAAGTTGCGGTTCGGTACCACCTTCCTGAAGAATATAGATGGGAGAACCTTGCTTTAGACTTTGGAAATCCATGTTGTTTTACTTTTTGTGTTGGTTAATAGCAGGCTGCGGTGTTTCCGCAGCCTGCGGAGATTAGACGACGGTGCGGCTCATCAGTTGGAGGATGCCATTACCAGCGTCGTTGAAAACAGCGAACACGCCGGTGCCGCCTATCAGCTCAGCCACTGTGACGGGCGTGCCGTCGAAGAGCGTGAGCTGGCGTGTCTGACCGTTGCGGGTCAGCGTGACGGGCAGCGTGGTCGTAGTACCGGCAGGAATGGCATCGGTGAGACGCACGGTGAAGTAACCTACGGGCGGCAGCGGACGGCGGTTAAAGCCAAGGGCAATATCTACAGCCGTTGTGCCAACGGTTGTGTTGGTGGACTGCAGGTAAGGTATGCCGCTCTGGTTCGTCGGAATATTGAAATTACATCCCATAGCTCACCTCCTTCCGTTAGAAACCGTAGTTGCCACCGTAGCCGCCAAACATACCGTTAGGATAGATACCGCCGCTGACGTAGGGCGTAGCGTTGACAGCCACCAGGTTCGGGTACTGCACGCTCACCGTGTTAGGCAGCTTGCACTTGATATCGTCCACTTCCTTGTTCAGTCCTGCGAGGGCTGCGTTGACAGGTCCGAGGCTCTGTCCGACCACGCTGGCGATGTACTGGTTCTGGTTCAGTTGACTGATTTCACCCTTCAGGGCGGTGTTCTTGTCGCGCTCAGCCTCCAGTTTGTCCTGCAGCGTCTGGGTCTGCATCTCGGCGAGTTTGCCGAGGATGGCCTGCGTGTTGCGGTTTGCGCCGTCGGTGAGGGTGTAGGTCTGCTGGCAGGTGGCCAGCTCGTCCTTGCCTGCGTTCAGCGCCATCTGAGTCTGAATGCCGGAGAGTCCGCGCTCCACGCCGTTGAAGCCCTGGTTCAGACCCATCTGCACGCCGTTGAAGCCAGTGTTCATGCCCTGCTGCAGCTGAGATGTCTGTTCGGCGATAGCGAACTTATTATCGCAGCAGCACTGACAGAGTTGCTGACTCAGGGCAGCGTTGCCGCTCTGTATAGCGTTGATGATCTGCAGCGGGGTCATGCCCTGCTGGGCAGCGATGCTTGACAGCGAACTCTGGATGAGCTGGATGCCGCTGTTGACGAGGTTGAAGTCCTGGCCAAGCATGGTGCTCAGTGTCTGGGTAGCCGTGCGTGCCTGTTCACCCTGCGAGGTGACGGCCTGCATGATGAGCTCACGCCCGTTGTCGTTGTTCAACTGGTTGGCAAGGAACCCTACGCCGTTCGCACCGCCCATGCCGCCGAAGCCGCCGTTGCCATTCCATCCGAACATGCTGGCGAGGATACCCATGGCGAACAGTTCGGTGATGTTGTTCATGTTCATGGCGTTCCAGCCGTAGCCGCCGCCACCGAACCCGAAGCCACCGAGGCCGCCACTCATGCCCGCGCCGAGCATGAAGGGTACGATACCGTTGGCAAGCGCATTACCATTACCATTCCCGTTTGAGTCCGGAATGGAAAAAACTTTCATGTCACTCATAATTGTAAAGTGTTTGTGTTGGTTGTGAATAATGTGAATTAACTCGTGGGTTGGCAGAGCCGAACCCACGGGCAAAGTTATTCACTAATCACTTGACTATGAAGCAAATGAAAGCATATCACCCGAAGCCTACGGTTCATCCGTGAAGTGGCGGTTTCAATGTCTTCTGTTTACTGACATTTCGAGGTGGTGAAGAATGTTATATACCTGTCTGTCGCTGATGTGATGACGCTCAGCCAGCGTTAGGATTACTGCTTTACGAGTGACCATTGTCTCAGACAATTTCAGGTAATCGCGATACAAGTCGCAATACTTGTAATCTTCCAATCGAATGCCCGCTTCGTTCATTCGTTGAAGTAGCTCCCTGTTAAATTCTACTAAATCTATTATTCGCATGGTGCAAAAATGTTAATGTTTAAAATATTCTTATTACCTTTGCACCCGCTTCACTTACATTCCAGAGAACTATAAATGTCTGCTGGTCGCGAAGAGGGCATATACTCCCTCCAGCCTCGGCTGGCAGACATTTCTGTGTTATGATGTAAGTGAAGCGACGGATTAACAGGCTGGTGGGAGTTTTTTTATTTCCTTTCCGTCCACCACGGAAAGGTCTATCGAGAGGGTTATGCTGCGGATGTAACAGCAAGACGTGTAAGCAGCGAGCCGCTGACGGTCACTGCGCAAATCATTTCCGCAAGGAGCACGCCCTTGCCGTCGTACCATCGGGAGGGATAGATGCGTCCGTTATGAGAGGGCAGCGCGTCGCAGCCATAGACTGCCGCGAACAGCAGCCACGCCAGCAGCCACCACGGGCTGATGAGCAGCACGCAGGCCTGCGAGAGGATGCCGCCGAGGATGCCGAAGACGTTGTGTGCGCGACGATTAACGTGGCTGTCGCTGATGGGCATTGCCCCGCACAGCATCAGGCAGGCAAGAGTAGCGAAGGCGAGGATGCGCCAGTCGTCAGGCATCGCCGAGCTGAGAGGTATGCACGTGAGCAGGCTAACGGCCCAAATCCACACGATCCACAGCCACTGCCAGCCTCTGGGCAGCTCATAGACCAGCGCGGAGATGCTGTCGGGCAGAGCTGCGTTCAGCCGTTCGGAGTAACTCTCTGAAACATCAGTGTCGCGCCACCGCCTCCAGATGGCAGTCCCCACGTAGAGGACTGCCAGGAGGATGGAAGCTAATACAAGATACGTCATAGGCGGTTACTCGGCTTGCTGGTTATCGTTCTGACTCTGCGACGGGAACAGGGCCTCGTAGGGAGCCCAGTCGATGGCATCCTTCTCCCGCCAGCCTGCGGCCAGCGTCTGGTTGATGTGGGCGACGGCCTTCACGTAGAAGTCCTGAGCGCCGGCCATCGTCTCGAAGGTGTGGTAGACGGGCGTGCCGTCCTCCCGCTCGCCCAGCTTGAAGGTGACTGGCAGCGTCGCGCCCCCGGTCTGCACGGCGAGGTCGTAGGCCGCCTTGAAGTTGAACTGGTTCTCGCTGGAGAGCCACACAGAGACGGACTCCTCTGCGCCTTCGGGAGTCCATACGAAACCGGAGAGGATCTTCTCGTCGGTGCGGGCGTTGATGTCGGCAAGGATGGCGGCCTTCACGTCGGCAAACGAGATGGTGGCGTGCTGACGCTTGTAGAGGTAGACCTCATACCAGGAGGCAAGGCCGCCTGCCTGTTCAGGCTGCTGCAGTCCATAACATACGGTGACGCGCGAACCCTCGTCGCGCAGTGGAGCGTAGTCGCTCACGGGTCCTGTGGTCTTGTTCTTCATTGTGATAATTATTTAAATGGGTGAATAATGGTTTTATCGGGATGGCTGCGATGGTATCGCAGCATACTGGACGGAGGGAGATTTCCGCTATGCGGCTCGCTGCATACGGGTCATGTCGGCGTCGAAGTAGCCGATGCGCAGGTACTCGGGACGGAAAAACAGCTCGCGGCGCAGGCGGTAGCTGGCCGTCTGGCGCAGGATGCCGAGGTAGGAGTTGACCGTGCGCACCACCTTGTCGGGACGGTTGAAGTCCATCTCGCGCAGGTGGCGGCGTATGCGCTGCAGCGAGGTCAGGTTGCCGTGATCGTCGGGCATCTGGATGGGCACGTCAATGCGCCCGTCCTCCACGTCGCGCCAGTCGAGCACCAGTTCCTTGGGCAGGTACTTGTCGAACGACTTCTCCTGGAATCCCACGAAGATGTACTCGCCACCAATGTTCTTGGCGAATTTCTTCACTGCCGTGGGCGGAACAATCTCCATGTCGGGGTGCAGGCGCTTCATCTGCGAGGTGATGACCACGGCCACCAGCCACGCGCTCCACTCGTTGGCGTGCCAGTAGTTTCCGTCGCGCAGCAGGTGAACCACGTTCCACTTCTCAGGTTCCTTCCTGTCGGCCTCGATGGTTTGGATTTCCTGGTTGGTGAATCCCTTCCGCTCGCCCTGCTGCTTGGGCAGCTGGACTTTGGCAGACGGTTGGTTCTGTTGTTGTGTCTGTGTTGTTGACATATCTCTATTTGTCTATTATTTTTTCTGTTGGTTTCCTTCGTCCGCCCCACTGCTGCTGTGCCGCGCTGGGGCGCGGCGGTGCAGCAGTGAAGCGCACGAAGGAATGGTTCGGGCGGAAGTATTACTGGACCGGCCGAACCGGGAAACCGCAGTACCGATCGTACGCGCCCTGCGGGCGGACACCATTGGGATAGAAGTACAGGCCCCGGGCGTGGCGAGCCGAATCGAACGTCGACGACCAGAAGTAGCCACTGCCCGTGCGATTGACCCACGAACGGCCATAGCCGAGACCGGACGCCGGAAAGAAAAGAAGATTACCGTTGATCTTCGAGCGCAGATAGAGACCGTTGATGCCGTTCACCGTCACGCGCTTGTCGGCAGCCTTCTTGGCGATGCTGGTCTCTGCCGTCACCACGTTGCCGTCGGCGTCGATGTAGTCGATATTGGCGAACAGCTCCGCGAAGTCTTCATTGCTTGGCATGCGCCAGGGGGCACCGAGGCAGGCGCGGGCGGCGTCCATCGAGGGAGGTATATTTCCCGTGAGCGTATTACCCGGCGTGTCGCCGTACACCTGTCCGTCGTACCACGGCTCTGCGGAGTTCACGCTGCCCCAGTTGTAGTCAAAGGCTGATGTGCTGCTGGGATTGTGTCCGTCGGTGTTGCCCCACGAGAAGAATGAGCACTCGTACTTGAAGGGCGATACTGCGCCGTCCACCTCCTGGAATTTCGACGCCGTGGCGAGGTCGATGGAGGCCTTGGCCCAGAGCACGCCGGAGGGCAGGCCCATGTCTACGAAGAGGTCGGTATCGACGTAGGGCTTCTGGTATTCCAGGATGTCGCTGAGTTTCTTGCCCGTCTTCAGGTCAATAACGGCATCCGTCGAGAGGGGCGTCTTGTTGGCGGGCGTACCGTCGTCGTTGAAGAGCATCACCTGTTGAGTTTTGCCGGCGGTGGTGGCTGCCGTGAGGCCGCTCTGCACGGCCTTCAGGGCGTTAAGTTTGGTAATTGTTTCCATTGCTGTGTTGTATTGTTTCGTTGTTTACTGTTTCTTTTACAAAGAAGATTGCGGCGGTGCCGTCGACGGCATCCCGTCGGCTATGCGCTGACCACCACCGTGCGGATCATCAGTTCGGCCACGGCCTGCAGCAGCTGCTGGCGGGTGTACTGCTGCCCGTTGGCAGTGTATGTCTCGCCCTCTAATGCCGTTATCCGTGCGTTGAGTTGGCTGACCCAGTACTCTATGCTTGCGTCGGTGAATATCTCCCACCCCTCATTGGGCGCCGGGTCGGTGACGACGAACGAGCGCTTACCGTTGACGATGTTCACCACGAACTGGCCGTTCTGCACCGTCAGCGTGCAGGGCAGGTTCTGCGTAGCGGCGGTGGCGCGGTAGAGCACGCCGTTGATGCCTACAACGGCGTTATTCGGGAACGTCGATGCAGGCGTGAGCGTCGAGATGTCCACAGGCAGCAATGCCCCTGCCTCATAAGCCATCTGCAGCTGCCCGAGGTTGACGGCCTTTTCAAGAGTGTTATTGCTTGGCATATTCTTGTTTTATTTTTCTATTGGTTTCCTTCGTCCGCCCCACTGCTGCTGTGCCGCGCTGGGGCGCGGCGGTGCAGCAGTGAAGCGCACGAAGGAATGGTTCGGGCGGAAGTATTACTGGACCGGCCGAACCGGGAAACCGTTGGACCGATTGATCGCGTACTGCGGGTTGACACCACCGGGATAGAAGTTCAGGCTCCGGGCGAGGCGAGCCGAACTGAACGTCGACGACCAGAAGTAGCCATTGCCCGTGCGATTGGTCCACGAACGGCCATTGCCGAAACCGGACGCCGGAAAGAAAAGAAGATTACCGTTGATCTTCGAGCGCAGGTAGAGGCCGTTGATGCCGTTCACCGTCACGCGCTTGTCGGCAGCCGTCTTGGCGATGCTGGTCTCTGCCGTCACCACGTTGCCGTCGGCGTCGATGTAGTCGATATTGGCGAACAGCTCCGTGAAGTCCTCATTGCTCGGCATGCGCCAGGGCGCACCGAGGCAGGCGCGGGCGGCGTCCATCGAGGGCGGAATGTTGCCCGTGAGCGTATTACCCGGCGTGTCGCCGTACACCTGTCCGTCGTAGTAGGGCTCCTGCTCGTTCACGCCGCCCCAGTTGTAATCAAAAGCGGATGTACTGCTGGGATTGTGTCCGTCGGTGTTGCCCCAAGAGAAGAATGAGCACTCGTACTTGAAGGGCGATACTGCGCCGTCCACCTCCTGGAATTTCGACGTCGTGGTGAGGTCGATGGAGGCCTTGGCCCAGAGCACGCCGGAGGGCAGGCCCATGTCTACGAAGAGGTCGCTGTCGACGTATGGCTTCTGGTATTCCAGGATGTCGCTGAGTTTCTTGCCCGTCTTCAGGTCGATGACGGCATCGGTCGAGAGGGGCGTCTTGCCGTTAGGTGCTCCGTCGGGTCCGAAGAGCATCTGTGTCTGTGTCTTCAACGCCGTGTCTTGCGCCGTGAGTCCGCTCTGCACGGTCTTCAGCGCTTGTTGAATGGTTACTGTTCCAACATTGTCTGCCATAATTGTATTGCTTTTTTGTTTTCGTTATTACGTTATATCGTTATTTCATGAGCCACAATGGTCACTGCGTGACAATGGTTTTATCCATCAGCTCGGCCACGGCCTGCAGTAACTGTCGGCGCGTATATTGTTTTCCGTTGGCGGTGTAGGTCTCGGTCTCCAGTGCCGAGATTCTTTGGTCGGCCAGCGAGTAGGCGTAGGCCATGCCCGCGTCCATCCACACCTCCCAGTCGGCGTTGACGGTCATGTCCTGCACGACGAAGGCCTGCTGTCCGTTCACCTCATGGGTGACGAACTTGCCGTCGCTCACCACCATCGTCAGCGGCATCGAGGCCGTGGCCCGCTTGGCGCGGTAGAGCACGCCGCCGATGCCGATGACGGCGTTCTTCGGGAACGTCGATGCAGGCGTGAGCGTCGAGATGTCTACGGGCAGCAATGCCCCCGCCTCATAAGCCATCTGCAGCTGCCCGAGGTTGACGGCCTTTTTAAGAGTGTTATTGCTTGGCATATTCTTGTTTTGCTGTTAAGGGTGAAGAAAGGAGAGTCCGGACTTTCCGGGCTCTCCGTGAGCGGAGGAGGTTTACTCGCCTGCGGGCAGTCCGAGGGCGGTGCGCACCTCGGCGTCGGTGGCGAACTCGCCCACGATGTAGCCGGCCTCAGAGTGGTTGCCCCAGCCGTAGGCAGTGTCGGCGTTTGTCAGCGTGGTCTGCACGCCGCTCACCAGCTTGGCCTTGGTGATGGTGCCGTCGGTGGCGGTCACGGTCACCTCGTGGGTCGTCGGGTCGATGTTCACGACGAACATGTCGCCCGTCTGCGAGCCGCTGGTGACGTACTCGATCAGGCCCGAAACGTCAACATACTGATACTCGGCAGTGTCGCCCGTGGGGGCTACGTTCACCTTCAGGAAGGTGCCGGGGGTGCCCTCGCCGTCAGCGGCCACGATGCCGATGATGTTGTTAACGTAGTCCTTCGGAATGTTGATGGTTCCGATGGTCACGCCACCCTTCTTGATGATGGTACTTGACAGGACACCCTCGCCCGGAGTACCGGCTTCGATGGTGATGTCCTTTGCTGCGCCTGCAGCGTCGATGGCCTGCTTGATGAGGGCCAGGTGCGCCATGTTAAGGGCACTGTTAGCATTGGTCTTTGCCATGTTGTTAAACTGTTTGTGTTGGTTAAAAAATTAAGTGAACTTTATACTGTCTGGCTGCTGTGATACAGCAGCCTACTGAACAGCCTTTAGCGTCAGAGGCCGAGAACAGCCTTCACGTCGTCGTCGGTGGCGAAGTGGTTCTCCATTGCCTCGCGGGCCTCGGGCGAGAGGTCCTGCAGCCCGAGGGAGTCGTCTTCTACGGACTGGCTGTTGACTTTGCCGGTGGCTATCTTGCCGTCGGGCGTCACGATGTCAACGGTGACACCGCCGTCGGCGGGCATTTGAAGTGTGCGCTGGTGTACGCGGATGTGTCGGAGTACGTTCGTGCCGTCCTCCAGCGTCTCGTAATACAGGTGAAGCTGCTGTGCGATGACATGCTTCAGTTTCGTTAGGTCTGTTGTTGTTGCCATGATGTCTGTCTTTTGTTATGTTGTCGGCAATATAATGAGAGGCACGACAAGGGTCAAGGGCAGCGGGAAAAACCACGCAATCAGTGCAGCATGAAATCTCATGAAGTGCCCAACTTAACCCAGTAATAATTGCGACCTTCCTTGTACGACATGAGTCTATAGCTGCCGCCGTTGTGTTCATAGTTCCCGTTAAGCGTAAGCTGGTCAGATATAGATATACTCTGTGCAAAGTTCCCCTTCATACATGACGCATTGTCACATTGTCGTACATATAGACTGCCGACATAAAGTTGAGAGGATGGCTGCGTATATCGGGTGTCGACGATTTCAACGATTTTGCCCTCGTAGTCCTGTGCCCTCGGCAAAGTCACGGTTATGTCATCGGTGTCAGTCCCGGTAGCCTTGATGACAACAATATCTGCTGCGCCTGTACACTTCACCATAGGTTCACCTATCCCAACATTTTCGCTGGATAGCTGGCGGGCTTCTTCTTCCGTATAGTAGCCTCCGTAGGTAAAGTTGCCTATCCAGGGTTCTTCGCTGTACTCATCCAAAAAGTCGTTGTTACAGAATCCGACGGTGTAACTGCCCGAGATAGCTACCGAATGAAAGAAGTTCGTCGCCCTTACCACTCCTCTGAACTCACCGCTTGTTGCATGAATCTCGCCCTTGACATACGCATCGTTCTGGTACGTCTTGCCCGTCAGTCCATCCACTGCGAAGTTCGGAGCGAACTTATACCCCGACTGAGGATTCGTGCTGACCGTCGGGTCGGACGGGTCGAACCATGCGTAGGGAATTTTTCCGCCGTACTGCAGGCTGACATTGTCGGCGTTGACGGTAATTCTCGTGCCGCTGCTGTCGACGAGCGTGCCATACTGTGAAATCATCCAGTCGCCGTTGATGATGAACGAGCCGAAGTGGGCATAGGGGCCGAAGAAGGCCTGGGCGATGTAGTACTGCATGGTGGACTGCATGAGCGTCCACGGCTTCGTGCCCTGCCCGCTCACGGGGTTGTAATTCGTGGCGGGGTCTTCGTTTTTGCTTTCACCTGTCTCGACGCCCTTAGTGCCGAAGTCGAGCATATAGAAACTGTCGCCGCGCTTTACGAAGGGTGCCTGCGTCTCCTGCATGGTGTATGTTGCGTCAGACGCCCATTCGTCAGCATAGTAATACCAGCGACCTACGTGGCCTGCTTTGCCGTCCTTCACCGCAGAGATTGTAAACGATGCGCTACTGACTCTTTTCTCCATGATACACAGATGCCTTAGGGATTGAAAATATCGTAAGTTGCTGCCAGCATCACACCGCTGCCGTCGTCGCCGAGCGTTGTCGTCAGGTAGTCGTAGCCAACAACTATCTGGCCGCCGGTCACGCTGCCATCCACACCAGGCACGCTGACGCTTTTAGTCACCTCCCACAGCCCCTTGTAGTCGCCGCTCTGCTGTGGCTGCTGGCCGGCCATAGGCGAGCCGGTGGAGGTGATAACCTTGTTCTCGAAGTCGTAGAGACGGCAGTAGAAATGCGTGTAGCGTGTGTCTATCGTGGTTGTGCTGGTGGTCTTACCCATCCATCCGGTGATGGTGACGCTCTGACCCTCGCGCAGGAAGATACCGCCCTTGTTGAGTGACGAAGTGTTGTCGGTGATGACAGAGTTGACGTACATCTTCTCTTCATCGGTCTCGTCGTCAATCTCCCAGAAGGCCGATGCCTGCACGGCGGCGCTTGCGCTGGATGGGTTCTCGGTGTAGAAGTCGCAGCGCAGCACGATATTGTCGGTGATGGCCGTGTCGGCGATGCTGAACCTCGCCACCCGCTCGCCGCTAACTGTCTCGGATGCGATGGTAGAGCCAATCTGCTGACCCGTACCCTCGTCGTACCACTTGGTCCAGAACTGGTCGTTCACCTGCGACGTGCCCACGTAGAGCCTTCCCTCGACTCTGGCCGTCGGCTGCGCACTCGTCACCATCACGTCGCCGCTCAGCTGTCCATAGTACCCGCTGGCCGACAACTCGGAAACTCTGACGGGCAAGGCGATGCTGAACGGCAGCTGCGCACCGCTGAGCTCCACCGAACCCGTCATCTCGATGATGTCGTTGTCGGTATTGCTGATGGTGGCGATGTTCTTCATAATGTTGATGGCCGGGAAGGATACGGTGCCAACCGTCTTCGTGGTCTTCTGGAAATAGCCCTCGTAGCCGTCGGTCGCACAAAGGCCGTTGGAGTCGAACGTCAGCGCTACGCCGTTGTATTTCCAGGTGTATGTGGCTGCGGCTCTCTTTTTGCCGCCGAGGTCGGTCTCCACCCACACCTGCGGGTGGGTCGTCGCCCAGTTAGGCACGCACTCGCCCGACTGCTTGTTAATACGCTGCGCCAGCGTGGTGTTGCTGCGCATGATGGCGTTGACGGTCTGTCCGTCGTGGATAGCCGTTATCGTGAATCGGTTACTTACAAGTCCCATATCTCGTTCCTCCTTATTTCTTGTCATTACCTGCCTCGCCGTACTGGTAGCCGTTCTCAGCTATCAGCCGCTCGGCCTCCTGCTCACTGATCAGCTCGACGTCGAGCCCGCTGACGTACTCCTCGGGTTTCATCTGCATGCGCACACCGCGCAGCGCCTTCTCGCTGAGGATGAACCGCCCGTCCTTTGTCCTGTAACTGGTGTCTATCGCGCCGGCTCTGCGGGCCACGTCGGCGCTGGCCAGGAATGTTCCTTCTGCTCTCATAGTCTATGTCGTTTTTTAATTGTTGTGTCACCATCTTGAAACCACGTAACGCCCATCGCTCGTTACGTATTTTCCCTCGCCGTCAACCACGAGCTTGTAGCAGCCCAGCAGCCAGATGTCAGGGTACACCTCCACGTTCTCGTAGCCCGTGCGGTAGAGGTCGGCATTGCTGATGCTTACCTCGCGTCCCCAGCCTACGACCGTCACCTCTGCCGAGTTCATGCCGTGACGCTTCCACTCCAGCCGGACATATTCGTCCACCACGTCGCCGCCGACATCTAAGCCGTCGGCCTGCACGATGGCGGCAAAGTCTTTCGTTCCGGCCAGCGTCTTTCCCTCGCGAACGACGGTGCCGCCCTTGCTGTAGGGCAGCGCGTCGATATTGGGCCATTGCCACACGGCGGCTATATGGTCGCGTGCGGGGGTGTTGGGTGCCGTGGGCTTGGTGTAATACTGCTTGCCGGTGTTGACCGTCGTGTCGGCAGTGAGCACATACGCTCCGTCCGCCTGCTCATAGTAGCCCTTGGCGTGCGGATTGCCCGTAGGGCTGTAGACGGCCTCGTAGTAGCCGATGGCGACGGCGATGTCCAGCTGGTCGGCGAAGTCCATGTCGACGACGATGGTATCTGTGCCCTGCCCCTTGCCCGCCAGCTGGTTAGCATCACGGTAGAACAGGCACTCCAGCGTCTCGCCAATCAGCGTGTCGCCGGCATACCAGAAGAACACCACGCCAGTTGTCGCGTCCTCTTCGCCCAGTGCTGCCTTCGCTGACAGGCGGAACATACTGCCGTACTGCAGGGCGCCGCCGGCCAGCGGCGTGTCGCGCTTCTGCCAGATGGGGTTGAAGGTAAGCGTGCTCGGAGCCTGTATCTTTACGCTGTAGAACGCCTCCGGCTTGTTCTCCGCAGTCAGCAGCACAAGCTCCTCTTCGGTATAAGCCTGCTTGCGCAGGTTGTCGGGGCAGGTCACGCGGCAGGCTATCGTCACCGGCGCGTCGTAGTTCACGTTCTTGCGCACCACCAGCCTGCCTGTCAGGTTCCCCTCTGCGTCGCACTCCTTGTAATAGTCGTCGCTCGTGGTCACCGATGTTATTTCGGTGTATTCACCATTGTTCACCAGATACCACTTCTGTTCGTAGCCCGACGTTACCGTCTCGCCGGTATCGGGGTCGGTGGCCTCGAAGTGAGGACGGAGAAACAGCGGGTGCAAGCGCCGGTTGGGAATCCACAGATCGTGGGGCACGTCCTGCGCCTGTGTCAGCGGACCTCCGTTCTCGCCCTCCTGAATGATGGAGAGCGTCGTGCTGAGCGGAGTCCTTGTCGTGGCGAACACCACGGGTACTGCTGTGTTGACAATTTTCTTCATACTATTCTTATCGTGTTAATTATTTCTGCTTCTTCGCCGTCGATGTCGGTAAACCTTGCGACACACTTGAACGACACCTTGCCGCTGCCTGTTTCCCACCCTTCCGGCAGGTCGGCATCTTTGACGTTGATGGTGCGCGTCACGCTCTTCAGCGGCGACGTCGGGTCGTCGGGGACGGTACGGGCTGTATTCTTCCACGTCTCGTCGAGAGCACTGTTTCGGCTCTCGCGTGTCCACTGCCATTCCGTCACCATGCTGCTGATGTCCTCCTGCGAGAAGAGCAGATAGGGGACAACCGTCTCGTCGATGTAGCCAGGCCGCACACTGATACCGCTCACTGGCAAAGGAGGGTCATCGTCAGAATAGAAGCCCAGCGAAATCGTTCCGCCGCTGACGTACCTCCATTCGTCAGAGCCGAACCACGGTTCCTGAGTGGTGCCGTCCGCTACGCATTCCCATAAGGCTCCCTTGTTCCACGCCCGGCTCGTCTCCAGCTCGTTCTCTTCCTCCCATCCCTTGCTCACGGTGGTCAGCTTCTCGTACAAATCGGCGTCGGTCAGTGACGAGTTATCGCTGTCGAGCCGCTTGGCAATGAAACGGTGGCGCGTCAGGCTCTCGCGGTGGTAGGGCTCGGCTATGGGCTCGCCGTTGGTGAAGGTCAGAGGCTCCGTGCCCTCCCAGCCGAGTGCAGCAGCCACGGCGGCGGGCAGTGTGCCGTCGGGAGTGCGCGTCCCAGTGGGGCCTCGGTAGATGACGTGCGGTGTCTGTGCCCACGAGCCACGGTCGGTGATGACCGTGCGCACGGGGTTGTCGGGCAGGTCGTCGGGGTTCAGCCGCCACCGGTTGTTGTATTCCTCTGTACCCAGTATGCCGGTGTCGAGGTCTACGGTGCGCTGGTTGTTCTCGTCGGGTGCAGACACCGTGCCCATCTTTATCCACCAGTAGTCGGGATGGTCTACTACCTTAGGGAATCCGCGTTCATCATACTGCCCGGCAAGACCATCCTGCATGACATAGGAATACTTGTCGAACCATTGCCCCGCCAGCCCGTAAGGGTTGTCCGGGCCATACTGAGACTGCGCCGCAAAAACGAGGTAGGCGCTGCCATCGGTGACGTAAACCTCGCTTTTCTGAAGCCTGGCATAAATGGTGTAAGGACCATTGCCGCAGTTCAGCCTTCGGTTGCGTCCGGTCAGCGTCCATTCGCGGAAAGAGTTGGTGTTTGGATTAATACCGAGCCGTTCGACGCCGGGAGCAAAGACCTTGATCTTTGTGCCACGCGACACATAGACTGCAAGGTCGTTGGCCGTGCCGTTGCAGTTTGGCACGATGCTGATGGCCGACGGGGCTATGTAGTAGACAGGGGATGTACGAGCCATTGATTGTTATATCGCCTTTTGTTTCGCACATTATATATATAATGCGGATGAAGGTCAAGGGCAGGATTTCTATTCCGAGCCACAGAATTTTTATTATAGCCCACAGAAATTTCAAAGAAGCCCACAGAATTTTAATTTCAGCCCACAGAATTTTCGTTCCGCCTGCCTGCCCTTGATTCGCGCTCGCGTAATATATATAATGTGTGCAAAACTAAGGCGATATAAAAAATCATGGAACATCTTGCACTTGAGGTTTTCGACCTCGCTACTAAGGAGAACCCGAACCCTACCGGCAGCCAGTATGCCGTGCTGGAGCCGGACGCAACCATCACCATCACCGACACGTCGGAGATTTTTGCTGACGGCGATGTGTGGTCCTACGACTTTACGCTGAACGTCCGCGCCAACGCGCACCTGTTCGCCACGGCTGGCGACATTCACGGCTCACGGTTGCACGAGCAGATCAATAAGCGGAAGGCCCGCCTGTGGGTGGAGGGCGTGCCGCTCTACTTAGGCTACCTGAAGCTCGGCGATGAAGCGGAGGTGGATGCGGAGGGCAACGTGGACGTCAGCTTCGAGAGCGGACAGAAAACGTTTGAGGAGTTGATAGAGGGAGCCAAGGCCAACCAGGTGCCGATGATAGGAAATGTCAAGATTGGCGTGGCACTCTGGCAGAAACGCCAAGTCTCTTACAATTTAAAACTCAGAGCGTCTGCTATTTTTGAGAATAAAAAAGAATCAAAGGATGGGGAGATAAAAGAAACCCTTAACGATTCTAACCTAATCACGTTTACAAGCGATGACGAACAGAACCCCGTCCAACAATACCCCAGGATGGTGTTTCCTGTGGGCACTTTCAAAGATTGGAGCGACTATAAGGACACTACCTACGATGTTAATGAACTCAACACTGACAGCCCTTATACCGAAAACGAAAATGGTGTACCGACGCATCCGTTCTGTAATGTAGCATTATGTTATCAGCGGCAGGGTTATGAAAAGAAAAACGAAAGAGACGAACTGATACCAGACTACACCAGCGAGCCGGAGGCGCAGCGAGGCTACGAATACATGCCCGCTAAACGTGTGAACTCCGCGCCAAACTTCTTTGTGCTCTACTGGTTCCGTGCATTGATGAACCATCTTGGCATCTATATCGAAGAGAACCAAATGCTTGATGTAGAGGATTTGCGCAGACTATTCTTCGTGAACACCAATTGTGCGTACAAGGTGCCGAAAAGAAAATTCTACACGGGTGATGACATCAGCTGGTACCAATTCCTTCCAAGTACTGGCAGATTGGTGCCTGAATACTACAACATCGAGAAGAATTTTAATAAAGAAGAAAGTGCATTTAAGAGCGTGGAAGACGGGTTTACCGTAAGCACACCGATAATAGATCCATCCACAGCCGCCTCACTTATCCCGCAGTCAATAATACCGACCATCGACCGCATTGCCGTTAAGGTAAGCGAAGTCAGCAAAAGCAACGAAGATGCACAGAAACACGTATATGAGAACAACAACCGCTGGCTCCATGATGCCTATGCCACGAGCGACTGTTTCCCGAATGTAGACATCTCGGAAGTCATCAATGCCATAGAGAGCGGATTCGGTGTGCGTCTGCTATTCAGCAACGACTATAAGCGGGTAAGGATTGTGCTGCTGCGCAATGTATTCCGGAACGAGGATGTACAGGACATAACGTGCGAGATTGTGGACGAGGATGTTAAGGTGGAGAATAATATCCGTGGCTTCCGCATGACCTACGGCAATACGGAGGACACCCATTTCTACTACAAGGGCTTTGCCGACATGTTGCCGCACAAGAAAGAACTGTGGGCAGACACAAGCGACGAGCATGACTATTCGCACTGGGATTTGAATGCCATCTATGCCAACATCATACACAAGGTGTCGGCCTTCGACAAGACCTGCTATGTGACACCCAACACAGGCAATGCCTATGGTATTAAGATTGACAAGGACGCCAAGCGTTATGACGAGCTACATCCATCGCTTTTCGGGTACGGTGAGTTTATGGATGCCGAAGACGGCGACTGTACTGGCGAAGACGAGACCATCAAGACTGTCAACATGGGCTTCACCCCCGCCATTATGAACGACCTGAACATGGAGGAAGAACGCGAAAACGGCTCACGCGAACAGCGGTTTGCTCTATTTGTCGGCGAGACGATGCGTCCTCGTCGGCCTGAACTGATAGAAGGCACTGATTACAATGACCCTGAAACAGTATATCCTATGGATGGAGAATATGGGCTATACGGTGACAAGTCGAAGGCAAAGGATATGAAGTCAGACGGCATCGTAAAGCCTGGCGAGTTCGCAGTGAGGTCGGATATGTATGCCAGTGCGAGCGGTCTTAAAACCACAGTTCGCTATCTCCTCAAATACGTTGACATGTCTTTTTTCGACGGACCAGACTCCGTACCCGTGTATGCGCAATGGGATATTACTAACCTGAATATCGACGGTCATATCAACGAGGGCTACCGCCTGTATCTGCAGGACAACTACGAACCTAACGACGACGGCATCTCGCCTATCGAGACGCACGACTGGGGCTTGACGCTGGGCATCATGCGCGGCAGCGGCAGCGACGCCTACGTAAACTACACGGCCGATCCTGACGACGGCGAGGGCAACGACACATGGGACATCATGGCCGGCAGCAGCGTGACGGCACACCCGGACACCTGCGACTCGTATGGCAACGAGTGGGACTACAACGGAGACGCTGAAGGGATAGGCGACCCCGACGGCAGGGTCAGCCTGAAGCTCCGGGCAGAAAAGCCTAACCCTTATTACAACCCGCATCTGCCGGAGAGCGACAGCAACCGCCGTTATCTGCAGATTTCCAATAAGAACCTGCGGCAGCGCGGCCTCGCTGACCAGTTCTACAAGGAGTACAGCTTCTGGGTGCGCAATGCCCGCATCGTGAAACGGACGGTACGCATGACGCTGGCACAGCTGCTGACCATCGACAAGACAAAACGTGTCAACGTAGGTGACGTGACGGGATTCATCAGGAAGATGCAGTATTCGGTGAGTAACGAGACGGGGCTTGGCAATGTAACGATGGAGATAATGTATATATGATGCTAATTGTCGTATGACAGTACAAAAAAAACTACTTCTTTCTGACAAATCTATCGCCAAAAATCCAAAACGTGTCGTTGTCAGGATTATAACTTCCGTTTATTTCGTCACGCCACACATTGCCATAACTATTGACGTAAACAATGCGTAAATAAACAGTACTACCATATAAGTTGTACGTAAAGGAACCACCTACGTCGCCACCGGAATCGTACATGCCCGTACCATCAGAATTAAACGAGTAAGACCGTTTGTCACAAACCCATGTGCCAAGGATTTTTTTCTCGTACCAATTTTCGTAGTTATTACCACCATCGCCATCGTCATCTTTGTTACAGGCGGTGAAACCAAGTGTGAATACACATGCAAGCGCCAGCACTGCTATGCGGCTTACGGAAAGGAATGTTTTTGTTTTCATTGTTTGTTCGTTGTAGCATTTCGTTTGCAAATGTACGGAAAAACGAGTGAATTGCCAAATGATCGTCGGAATAAATGTCGCTCGCCCTTGATTATGGGCGGCAATGCGGCTATCTTCGAGGAAAAAGCAGCGACTTATGGCAAACATCGTCATTATAGAAGGCCAGTTCAACAAGGACGGTTCCTACTTCGCCGACTCGCCGGTCATCATCCGTGTGTCTGGGCTGGCATGGCCGAGTATCAACCCCAGCCCGTTCACCGTCGTTCAGGTGAATGTAGTGTATGGTGACAAGGTGGTGGGCAACTTCCACGCCGATACGGGCGGTCAGACGGAAATCACGTTCGACATCTCGTCGGCACTACAGGCTATCTGGGCCGACTACGGCTACGCCGCCGAGCTGACTGCAGCCAACGGCAGGAGCAGCACCACGCGGGGCTACCGCAGCTACTCGATTGAGATGTACACCGAGTATATTGCCGATGGCGGAGTGTTCACCACTTCGCCCACAGCGACGTTCCCAGGTGGAAAGTGCATGATAGGCGGGCTGACGGAGTGGGAGCGCAGCCGTGTGGGCAATGCCGACGCATCGACGCAGGAGTTCACCAACCTGCGCTACGGCGACGCATCGACCAAGCCGACCGGCACACCGGAGCGCGTGGGCAGCCTGAGCCCTACGTCGTGGGTGGACTTGAGCGCAAGCGGCACCACACAGCACTACTACGCTCCCGGCGCAACGATGGGCAACGACGGCCCCAGCGACCACGCTCCGCTGGTGCTGCGCGACAGCGTACCGTATGTCGATTTCCTCTTCCTGAACCGGCGCGGAGCCATTGAGACCTGCAGCGGGCAGACTTTGGAGTCGATGGGCATCAACGTGAAGGTGACGCAGTACAGTCGCACGGGGCGTCCGTCGTTCAACCCCGTGCGCTCGCTGATGGCCATCGGACAGGACGGACGGCGCTCGTGGCAGATGTCGAGCGGTTACGTTACTCGCGAGTGGGCCGAGTGGTGGGCACTGGAATTTCTGGGTGGCAAGCGCAAGCAGTGGTGGATGCGATACCCGATCGGAGATGCGAACGGAACGTATGTCCCCGTCATCGTGGAGCCGTCGAAGCAGAACATCAGCATCTATGACCGGTCGAAGCAGCAGATGGCGCACGTGGACTTCACGGTGACGCTGGCATTAGAAGGATGATTTAAGTGAAGAGTGAAGAATGAAGAGTGAAGAATAACAAGCGGCGACTGTGCGGTAGCAAATTCTTCATTCTTCACTCTTCATTCTTCATTCAACTCTGCCCTTGATTTCGGACGCCGTTATAACGATATTCGGATAACAAGAAAACGAAATAATGTCTTAACTCGAAAAAGTGAAATGAACCAAGTAATGATTGACCTCTGGCCCCTGTTGGTGCCCATCCTGCTGGCAGCCGTCGGGTGGCAGTGGCGCGAAAACCACCAGCTGAAAATCCGCGTGGCGGTGCTGGAGACTACAGTAGAGAACTTAGAGAATACGCTGGAGAACATTCGCGACCGACAGGATTCTCAGTCGAAGAAACAGGATAATATCCTCGACCGCTTACAGTCGATGGAGAGTGAAGTACTGGAACGCTTAGGCAAGACCGACGCCAACATATCGTCGCTGTCGGCTCAACTGAAGGGGTTGCACGACTTGATTCTTATTTCAGACAAAGGTATTCACATCAAAAGGACATAGCTATGGGCGAGAAGATTAAGAACACAGGAAGCGAACTGAAGAACCGCTGGCTGATGAGGATGCCGCGCTTCTTCCGCATGATAGTGAGAATTGTGCTGAGCGTTGCCGCCACCGCCACTACCGTGAACTTCGGCGTGCCAGCCCTTGGCGGTGTGCTCTATGAGTGGTGGCCCGACGTATATACGCATATCCTCGTGGGTAGCATCTGCATCGTCATGGTGTGTAAACTCACCGTGGCCGGCGGCTATAAGGAGCTGGACCCGGAGGAGCTGCTGCGCGGCAAGATGAATCGGCATATCCAGATGACGCACGACATCGACGAGCAGATGGATGGCGAGCAGCCGGGCGACGAACAGGGTTAGTAGTGTTTTCATAGGCATAGGCTTAGGCGTAGCGACACCGCGAATTGTTTTAGGTTCTTGGCCGAGCCAAGCGGCAAAGCCGAGCGAGTAATAATTTATAGTTTTAGGTTTTTTAGTTATTAAAAAAGAAAAGGCCGCCATCCGTGAGGATAGCGGCCTTTTTGTATGTCTGCGCGATGGCGTTAGAGGTGTGCCATCTCACGGTCAGCAGCTTCCAATGGGGAAACACCAGTGGAGTGAAGCCCCTTTTCCGAGGCGACTTGCATGCGCAGGTCGTCGTTCTGTTGCCGAAGGAAGTCTATGAGTTTATCCTTTTCCACAAGCTGTGAACGCATGAAAGCAATCTCCTCCTTCTTTTCGTCCATGTGTGAACGCAGGTTGGCAATGATCTCGTCCTTGGCGGCAAGCAAGGCGGTGAACGGTTGTTCGACCGCCTGCTTCTCAGGGTTTTCCACAGGTACATCCTTGGTCAGCATGACGCTGCTTTGGCCAAGCAAGAACAACAGGTTGAATATCTTTCCAGTTTTGATGTACAACTTGTTGATCGTGGCATCGCTCGGACGTGTGTAATAGTTTACGATATTCGTAATCGTGTCTTCGTCGATACCAATTTTCTTCGCTAATTTTTCATTAGTGTCAAGACTCTCCGGGTATGTGCTCCGCAGATAAGCTAACGCTGCAGCAATGTTATCGTTGCGTGTCTTGTCTTCAACAGATTTCTTTTCGTTCTTCTTCATACGTTCTACTTTTATTCGTTAATAAATACTAAATAACCGAACAACACCGAACGCATCCGAAATATTCTGATTACCTTTGCCTCGAAATAAATAAAGTTTATAATCGGACAGGGAACAGCCTGCAGACACCATGAGGCGTCTTTCAGCGGAAAGCGTCGTGCCGCCAATGCTTAAAATTGAAATAACCATTGCAAAGGTAAGGCTTTTCCGCCGATTATAAACTTATAGTGTTAATAAATTAAGTTTTATAAACAGATGCAAGAACGAGTGAGCAGACAAGAACTGAGGGACATGCGCGTAGGACAGACTCGCATCTTCACGCTGGACGACAAGAAGAAAATCACATCGGCTCGCGTGCAGGCGAATCAGCTGAAGAACGAGGAGGGGCTGGAGTTTGAAGTCAACGCCGACTATCAGGCTTCGGCAGTCAGTATCACGCGGGTAAAATAGAGTGGGAGGCGACGATATGAAACGATACTTCAAGAATCTTCTTGCAGCCCTGCTGGGACGCAATCCCTACGAGACAGAGCGCGACGAGATGCGTCGGCAGATAGAGCAGGCCGCAGAGAACGTGGAGCGGTTGCGCGACATGTACTGCGCAGCCTGTGAAAAGTGGGAGCAGAGCGACAAGCAGGTAGCCTCGCTACAGCAACTCGTGGAGAACCTGCGCGAGCGCATCAAGGACAAAGATGCCGCCATCGAACAACTGCAGAATGAATATCGTGAATATACGAAAAAGAAGAAGGACACTACTAACAAATCGTGAACGAGAAAAACCGCAACATATTAGACCAGATATCCCTTGTGGACGTCATGGCGGGATGGGGACATACGGTGCAGCGGCAGAATGCAAAGGGCACCGTGGCCTACTATCTGTGTCCGTGGCACGACGACCACCATCCGTCGTTGCAGGTGGAGAGGGAAGCCCGCGACGGGGCTACGGCGGCGATGTTCAAGTGCTACCGCTGCGGGCCCGCCGGCTACGGGGCGATACAGCTTGCGGCGCGGCTGATGGGCTATCCCGCGGGGAAAATCCCAGGCGATGACATGCCGAAGGTGATGGCGGAACTGGCCACGCGCTGCGACGTGAACCTGGAAGAAGAGACCGACGAGGAGGGCCGCAAGTGGCAGCGCAACCTGCGCATGAGCAGGGTGGGGTGGACGGAGTTCCGCAAGACCGAACTGCAATACGCCGACTGGACGGGCGACGAGCCGCTATTGGAGCGCGGCGAATGGACTGTGGAGGGGCTGAGGGCTCTGGGACTGCGGGTGGAGATGTCAACCCACAAAGCCACGAAGGACGATATAAGAAACAACGGCGGGGCAACGACCGAAAACAATGCTACGGCGTCCGACCAAAGCGGCACTGTCCCCGCCGAAATAAAGACAGGCGACCTGATAACCGACTTCGACCCCGACTCTGGCGAACCGCTCTACCGCTGCTCTCTGGGCGCAGGCTTCTACGGCGACCCGAAGAAGGCCGAGACGAAGACCGTTGCGGAGTGGGGTATGGAAGTGGAGCGGTTGTTCCACGTGCAGCCCGTAGCTCGCGTCATCAGCCGCAAGGAGAACAAGGAGAAGGGCGGCTTCTACGTGCAATTCGTCAACGCCACGCGCAACTACCCCATCTTTATGTTCTGCTATCCGTTCGGCACGAAGAAATACGAGCCGAAGAATATCTACGGGTATAAGTGGGCGTGGAAGGATGTGGACGAGAGCGTGGACGTAGGCCGCCAGTGGTATGCCGACGCTGACCTGGAGGACTTCCTGAAGGACGGTGTAATCCCTGAACAGGATAAGCGCCATCCCTACGTGGAGATAGAGGACAAGGAGAAGAAGACGAAACAGATCCGCTTCGGCCGCATCGTGCTCTGCTCCGGCCCACGCGATGCGATAGCCGTCTATAGCCACAGCGACGCGCACGTCGTCTGGCTCAACTCCGAGATGGCAGGCTTCGACGGCAAGGGTGGCACCATGCGCCCCAACCGCTGGCTGCGGGCACTGCTGAGGAAGCTCCAGAGCGTCTGCGTGGAGGGCGGGCTGTACGTCTGTTACGACGAGGACGAGACAGGACTGAAGGCCAGTCAGGCCATCGCCCTGAGTAACCCTGCTGTGCATTGGCTGCGGCTGCCGAAGGAGCTGGGGCAAATACCCGGAAAGTCCGGCAAACCCGGAATATCCGCGAACCCCGAAAAGCCCATCAAGCCCCTGAAGGACGCCACCGACTTCATCCAGCACTTCGCCGAGGTGGAGCGGCTGATGCCTGCTGAGCTGCAGCACGACGACCCGACGGAATGGTTCGACAACGCCATGTTCGACACGCCGACCTGCAAGTTCTGGCAATGGGAGAGCGAGAGAAAGGAACAGGACGGCAGCAGCCGTGCCCGCTATAAGTTCGACCTGCGGAATACCCCCGTGTTCCTTCGGGCACGTGGCATCGTGCGCCGCGTGATGCAGTCGGGCGACGAGTCGTTCAGCCGCTTCTTCCTCTTAGGCAACGACCATACCTATAGCGAACTGTTCGTGGGCCAGAAGGGCAGCAATAAGCTGGTGCCCCAGATACGCGACATCATGGCCGAATGGCTACGGGCGCACTCTGAGTTTAATGATAAGAAAGGTGCGCTCTCGCGGGCCATCTACGGAGCCAAATTGGAGCAGGGCATCATGGAGTCGATAGAGACGATGGACTTCGACGAGAAGAGCTTCGGCGAGGACTTCGACCACTTCTTCTTCCATAACACCGCCGTCCGTGTGACGAAGGACGACATCAAACTGGTGCCCTACTCGCAGATGAAATGGTGGACCAATCAGGATGCCATCCTCGACGGCGACTTCACCATCACCGACCGTCTGTGGCACGTGGAGGAAGCTGGGTTCTACCCCTCCGAACTCGCCAAGCACGAGGCGATACTCAGCGCAGCGAAGGTCGATGACGAGATCAAGCAGGAGAACATGCGCTGGGACCAGTGGCAGCAGCTCTGGCGCTACCGCCTGGTGATGGATAAACCATTAGAAGAGATGCCGTTGCACTTCCGCTTCCTATATAATACGTGCCGCATCTTCTGGGAGAAGGAGCAGACACAGGAACTCACCAAGACCGAACAGCAGACGCAGGATATGTACTTCATGGCCATGCTCCACGCTATCGGCTCGGCACTGGTGCGCCACCGCTCGGCCAACCGTCAGCAGTTCATCCACATCACCGACAACGGCACCCGCCGCGAGGATTTGGCCAGCGGTGGCACGGGCAAGACGGCCATACTCGAACTCTTCGCCCTCGTGCGCCGTACCCTCGGCATCGACGGCAAGGCGCTCGAAGGTGGCAATATCGTGATGGAGCAGGAACTGGGCAAAGTCATCCCCGGTCTGCACAACGTGGTCTGCATCGACGAACTGCCGCAGGGATTCAATCCCAAGAAGATGTATAACTATCCGCTCTCCGTCACCTCTCGCGGCCTCTATAAAGGCTCTGTTAAACTGACGGGCGACGACCTGCCGAAGTTCGTACTCGCCAGCAACGAGCAGATAGACCTCTCCAGCGACTCGACGAACCGCCGCGCCTACCAGATACTCGTGGGCGACTGGTATCATCCCCGCTCGATGGACGGCTCGCGGCCCGCCCATACCCCTGCCGACGACTTCCGCAACGAGGGTGTGAAGGAGGTGGCACACAACCTGCCGCCCCAGATACTGAATGATGCCCGCAACCTGCTGCTGCAGTGCTGCCAGCTGTTCCTGCAGTACCCCGACGAGACCTTCACCCCGCCACGCGACAGCCGTGCATTATTAAGACAGGCCCTCGCAGCCTCGAAGGACGAGCAGTTCACCCGCTGGATAGCCGGCTACCTCGCCGACAAGCGCCACCTCGGCATACCCATCGCCCAGCGCGAACTGGCCATCTCGCTGCTCGACTACTGCGGCATCACCATCGGTGAGAAGACCATCAAGGGAGCCTACAACCGCATCCGCGAACAGCTGGACGACTATCTGCGCACGTCGCCGTACATCCGCAACCCGCGCATCACACTGAAGACCGACACCGACGTTACGCTCGGTATGCGCCAGTGCGCCGCCTGGCAGTACCCCAAGGCCGCCGACGGCTTCAGCATAGCCACCGACGAGCACGGCAACCGACTGCCCCGCGAACTGGTGAAGAAGAAGCCGTACCCCCGCTGCTACTACTTCTACCGCAAGAGCCAGGTGCCCAAGCACCGCTACGACCCCGCCCACGAGGGCGACCCGAACTACGTGCAGCCCGCCCCGGAGCAAGACCCCGAAGCAGAAGAAATGAAGAATGAAGAATCTGCTACCGACGTTTAGTGTGTCGGGCGGTTTACCCGCCCGAATACCGGGCGATATAACGAAATAACGATATAACGAAAGAATATGTACCAACGCCGCCCATATCCGTATCGCTACATCTGTTACTCCCGAGTGACAGGTCAGGCCGTCTGGCTCTATCAGGGCCAGTCGAAAAAAGCCATGAAGCGCAAGTATTACCGCACGGTGGATATCGAGCGCAAGCGCAAGCGGCAGTGGGCGAAGCTGCAGCGAACCTGGCAGGCGGGCATCCGCCACCTCCTCGACGAGTGCCAGGCCGCGCTCCCCATCCTCGGCACGCTGACGAAGGCACAGCGCGAGGCCATCCGCACGCTGCAGCACATGATTGACAACCCGCCGGAGTTCTCGTCGCCGCTGCTCGACCACGACCGCGAGCGCCGACATCAGAACTACTTAGAGAAGCGACGGCGACACTACTGGAAGGACGCAGATTTCCGCCAGCACGAGCGGGAACGACGACGAAAGAAACCGCAGATGAAAAATTTACAGAATCACGATTATGATAAATAATACGCTGACTATCAGTGGATTAACAAACAAAACAGATGACAGATGACCTACGACGAGACAACGCTGTTTACGAGGTTCATGCAGGGAAAGGGCGTGATGAATAACTTCACATACCTGTATCAATCACACAGGCATGACAAGCGCGACCTCGACACCTACCTCGACGAGGTGGTGGCGGAGGACGTGATACTGTCGGCCTTCGACTTCACGGGTGCCGGCAACACCATCTTCGGATTCAAGTACTGGAAGGATATCGACCAGAAGTGGCAGGCGAAGCTGACGGAGTTCCGCAACACGGGCATACTGACGGCCGACGAGGCACAGGTGTACTGTCCCCACTGCCAGCGGGTGCTGCCCAGGACGGCTTTTGCCACGAAGTCGAATGGCGTGCTGCACAAGCACTGCCGTGAGTGCGAGGGCGGCAAGTGGGACAAGGAGAAGAAGGAGCGCGAGAAGGCTGAGAAGGAGGCCGAGAAGCAGGCCAAGGCCATCAAGCAGTTGGAGAAGGAGATTGCCGAGAAGCAGGCGAAGCTGGAACGGCTGTCGGCACAGGAGACGGTGGCGGAGCCGACGGGCAAGATCCTGACGAACAATCGTGCTGAAAGTGCCCGTCGTGAGATAGCCGATGGACAGGCAAACCTGAATAAGACGACAAAGGTGTGCGGCCACTGCGGCAAGCGCAAGCTCCGCTCGGAGTTCTACAAGTCGGACTCCAGCGAGGACGGACTGCAGGAGTATTGCAAGACCTGTCAGACGGAGCTGTTGGCCGCTGCCGAGGAGGCACAGCGGAAAGAGGAGGAACAGCGTCGGCTGGAGATTGAAATAGCCGAGCGCGAGGCCGAGGTGCAGCGGATGGAGCAGGAGAAGAAGGATCTCGATGAAGAAGTGCGACGCAAGAAGGAAGCAGAGCGTCAGGCCGAAGAGCAACGCAAGGCAGCATCTGCAACCGCCGAGCCTACGACCGGTACGACCGTCGACACGACCGAAAATACGACCGAAATCCCGACGGCCCCACGCTTGGGCGAGCACGACGTGACGATGCACTACAAGACGACGGAGAAGCGCATCACGCTGAACGCCGTGCTGTCGGACATCGTGCGACGGGCAGGGCTGACGAAGTGCTACATCTACGCCGACCGCAAGGGCTGTCAGTTTCTCGTGTTCAACAATGCCGAGGGCTCCAACGTCACCAAGGCCAACAGCCGTACCAGCGACCTACTGCAGGTGTGCTCGTCCAGCATCTGCCGACAGATTGCCGAGCGCTTCGAGCTTCGCATCGGCGACAACTACTACCTGCATGTCACGAAGAACCTGGCGCACACGGCGGACATCGTGAACGTCGAGGTGAAGCAGGTGCGGACCCGCGAGGAGTATGCCGTCATCGTGGCACAGCGCGAGGCTGTCGTGAAGAGCGGCATTACGCCCGACATCGACGAGACCGACGATCCTACGGAAGAGACCACTACCCCATCCACCGACACCAACGACATGCCGCTGATAGAGTTTGCGGATATCGACGATAACCATACAGGCGACGGGCAGACCCCGACCACACTGGCCGGTGGCGGCAGTTCTGCCCTCACGCCTGAACCCAAGCAGAAGGCCAAGGCTGACAACATGAAACCTGCCAACCTGAAACCTGAAACCACCGGCATCCCCCTCTCGGGCCGCAAGCCGCAGGATATCCTCCAGCAGCTCATCGACCGTGGCCACCTGTCGGAGCGCGACATCGCCGCCTTCCTCTTCCAGAAAGGCTGGGAACTGCACGAGCCCGTCGTCGTCACCCGTCACAAGAAATTCTCACTGTAATATATAAATGTAATGGCAAGACACAAGCAAAGAAGATACGCAGAAATGAAGCCCGCCGTGAAGATGAACGGCGGCTACAGCCGACGTCAGCGCACCGACATACTGACCGCGCAGGGCGAGATAACCGAGGCGCTGGGCTACGACAACTACCACGTGGAGCTGGACAACGGCGTCACCATCCTCGCCACCATCAGCGGCAAGATGCGCCAGAACCACATCCGCGTGATGCCAGGCGACCGCGTGGAGCTGGAACTATCCGCCTACGACCTCACCCGTGGCCGCATAACACGAAGATTTCAAGTTAAACAACAGTAATAACAACAAAAGATTTCAACTATGCGACAGACAACAAACGAAACACAGGCCCTACAGTCGCTGATGGCAGAGTTTATCCGACTGGTAGCCTATCAGAACGAGAAACCCGTATTCGACGACGAAGGCATGGTGGCGCTTAGTGCCGACAACGCCTCGCCAGTCTATTTCTCCACCCGCCAGGTCATTGCCATCGCCCGACTGCTGAAGGGTATGACAAAGCCGCAGGGATGGCGCGACGCCGACGTGCAGATTATCTACGAGCTGGCAGCCAAGGCCGAACAGCGCGAAAGCGACGACCCCGACCACCTGCTGCGCACGATGATGCAGATTCACGGAAGCCATCAGGACTACGCCCCCACCATGCTCAACTCGCAATGGAGCGAAGAGAAGCAGACGATGACCGTCAGTCTGGAAGAGATGTTTGCCGGCCAGCCCGTATTGCCGTGGCTCAGCAATGTGCGCTATGCCGCCGACGAGACCGAGAAGGCAGTCTGTTACGCCATCACCGCCGCCGTGCTGCGTTATACCGACGACGACACAGTGCTTACCTTTATCGCCCACCCCAGCGACGCCAAGCAAGTGGAGCGGCAGATGGACGGCGAACTGTTCCCACGCAAGGAATGGGAGGGCGAGTGCGAGCTTCCGTCAGAAGCGCTGACTCCAAGCAGTAAGAAAGAGATAGCCGACTACATGCTCGAAGCCCTGCAGCAGGATCCCCAAGAAGCGTGGCCGCTCAGACAGTCCGAGCCGGGAGCAACGTGGTTTGCACCGCGACACGGCGTGGTGGAGATTGACGGCATACCTGTGCCGACGGCCATCAACGAGTTCAGCTCAGCCAACATCCTGAGCGTAGAAGTGGGTACCAACGGATTCCAGGGTGGCGACACCGGTCACGGCGGACGCACCTGCCTGCGCATCATTGACGAGGGTTGTACCGACCTGCGCTGCCGCGTCAAGGCCAACGGCAAGTGGCATAACTACGACAACGCCTGCGAAGCCAATGAGATAGAAATCATACTTGGCGGTGACACCGAGCTTGGCACCTTCAGCAACGCCCTTCGCTTTGCCGCAGACGTGCTGGAGAAGAAGATAACGGGCGAGCTGATGCTGGTCGTTCCGAAAAACTACAAGCAGCAATGATTATCGAAATAAACAAACGGCTGAAATATTATGACGAAGAGACTACACGGAGGCAGGACCACGGAGCAGTACGTGCTCGACCTGCACAGCAACGGATGGCAAGTGGCCAACATCGCAAGCATCGCAGGGGTAGATGCCCAGACGGTGCGAGAAATCCTGAGAAGAAAGAACATTATCATGGACTAAAGGGACAGCGACAATGAAACACTTGGATTTTACGATTGACTTTGAGACCGTCGGGCTGACGGCGAACGCCGCGCCGATGATGGTGGCCATCGTGCCATGGAACAGAGACGCCAAGGAAGACCCGTTCACGATGGACGAGGACGGGACACTCACCGAGGAGCAGACCAGCAAGTGGCCGGAGCCGCTGGAGCTGTATGTGGACCTGCGCTCCTGCGTGGTCGAGGGCTACAACTTCGACCCGGCGACCGTCGAGTGGTGGACGAAGCAGAGTTACGACGCGAAACGGGCCGTATGCGACGGGCTGGCCCAACCCGTGGACGAGGTGACGGTGGAGATTGTGGGCTACCTGAGCCGCACAAAAGAGCAACTTGGACTGGACAGCATCTGCCTCTGGAGCCAGGGCGACACCGACCAGGGCATCCTGCGCAACCTCTGCCGCCGCAACGGCTACAACATGGAGGAGGACGTCATCCCCCACACCCAACTGCGCGACTGCCGCACGTTGATACTGGAGGCGGCGCTGATAAAGCGGATGCGAGAGATTAAGGAGAGAAACGAGCAATTGATCAAGAGCGGCAAGGCAGTGACCGATGTTGAGATTATGCCAGACGGCAGTGTCGTTCCGTGTACGCTTCTGCCCAAGCAGATACTCGCCGGCAGCTACGACGTGTACAAACTCTTCCCTCCCCTACCCGACCGCTACGCCAAGGGCAGCGAGGCGCACGACGCGCTCTACGATGCCCTGCGCTCGTCGTGGAACACGTGGCAGGCGCTGCAGTGGATGAAGGGATAATCAAAAGGGATTTTCAAGCAAAGGAAAAGAAAAGCGGACCAACGGTACTTGTGCCGTTGGCCCACTTGGTGTGTTGTATCATTTTCGTGAGGTCACGAAAATGGTCAGAAGTCGTAGTTATCCTCCCCACTCCACTCGCCGTTGACGGTGAAACCGAAGCCGCTCTGGGTGATGGTGCCCTCGCCTTCGGAGAAGAGGGGGCCGGTGTAGCTGGTGATGCGGTTGCGCGTGACGGGGACGGCATCGAGGGTTCGCTTCTTGATCACGTCGCCCTGGGCGGTGAGGGCGGTGATGGTGACTTTCAACGTGCCGGAGGAGGAGAGATAAGGGAAGGTGAAGATTTCGTAGACGTCATCGGCGGCAACAGGGCGCGTCTCTGATTGTGTCGATTTCGTGGTGCCCTCGCCGGTGGTGGGGTTGAAGTTGGCCGAGCCGCCGGTGTAGTCGAACTTGACATGCGTGAGCTGAGCGGGGATTTCCTCGTCGGTGAACTGGAAGCGCACCATAGCGCCCATGCGGTTCATCGTGAGCTGGTGCTGTTCGGGTGCTTCGCCAACGGTCACGGTGCCGCCATAGCAGAAGGTGTCCGTCAGCTTCTGGCCGTCGCTGGCCGTGAACTGCACCATCTCCATGCTCTTGATGGTGGCACTCTTGGCCGACGAGTGACCGACGGCCACCACGCCATACTCCCCGGCAGGCAGCGTGAGCGACAGCTGTCCGAAGTTCTCGTCGGTGGAGTATTGCGTGCGCACCTTGTCGAAATACTTAGTGCCGTCGGCATTGAACAGCATGACGTTGAGCTTCGAGAAGCAGGTGCCAATGTCGGTGGCGGCGGCGCGGGTCGTCGCGCCGTGGGCGCTGAACGTGAGGGTCACGTTGCCAAGTGGTTCGTTACTGTCCTCTGTGTCGAGGATGGGTTTCTCGCAGGCGACGAGTGCCATGCTGATTGCGCACAGGACGCAGAGATTCTTGATTGCTTTCATTGTTTCTTTGGTGTTTAGCCGTCTTACGACGGGAAATTAATCAAATTTTGTTCAAATTATTAAATATCAGAGAAGTTTTACCTTTTCGATGCGCCCATCGTTATGCCGATGAAACCACTCTGCGTAGAGACTCGGCGCACCGAAATTGATAATCATGCCGTATGGCTGATGCGTCAGATTCATGTAGTTAAACAGTTGTCTACGATGACAGGTTTCAACATGCGATACAGCTTTCAACTCACAGATGATGTTGCCGCCAATCATCAAGTCCATACGGTACGACTGATCTAACTGAACGTCGTCCCAGAATATTGGGAGGTACACCTGCCGCTCCACCTGTACTCCTTTCAGTTCCAGCAGGTATTTTAGAGCGGCCTCGTAGGCACTTTCCACCAGTCCTGGCTTGAACTTGCGGTGTACGCGCATGGCTTCGCCAGTGATGTCGGCAAAGAACTGATACCGCTGGTTGTATTCTTTTATCAAATCCATAGTTGGGTGTTTTAAACCGTCTTACGACGGGAAATTATTCAAATTATTCTCAAATTATTCAACCCTGCGGATGGAAAAGTTCTAATAATTTGAATTAAATTTGAACAATTTCCACCCGTCAGGGTGCTCAGAAGTCATCAGAACTCCACGGTGTCGAACTCCTGCCAGTCATTGACCGTGAAGGTGGAGGTGAAGGCGGCATCGGTGAAGAAGGCGCCGCGATACGTGGTGCGGTAGCCGTTGCAAAGGGGCACGTCGTCGAAGGTGCGCTGCTGGAGGGGCTGGCCGGCGGTGTCGTAGGCGGTGACGGTGACGGTGTGGAGCACGGACTCGTCGGGGTCAGCGATGACGTAGGCGGAGAGGGTCACGCTGCCGTCCTGATTGAGGTTGTAGCCTTGGTAGGTGGCAGTGTAATCACGGGGGTTCATGCCATAGCCGGCGACGTTCCATGCGGCGGGAGCCTGGTCAACGGCGATGGTGATCTTGTCGGCCTCGGAGGGCACGGGGTCGGTGGTCTCCAGTCGGAACTGGCCCACGATGCGCTGCATGAGGCACGAGAGCGTGGTGGTCTCGGCGGGGGTGAACGTCTGGGTATAGAACATCGAGTGGGTCATCTTCGCGCCCGGCCAGGTGATGATACCGCCTTGCAGGGTAGCCGCGCCGGTGTCCTTATGGGCACAGGCATAGAGCGTGTAGGTCTTGCGCTTGTCGAGGGTGACGGTGAGGGAGCCGAAGGCTGGGTCGGTGCTGGTCTGGTGGACGGCCTGCACCTCCTGGCCGTCCTGGTAGAGCCAGACATCAAGGCGGGTGGCGATGGTGGCGATGCTGGTGGGGTCACCTCCGGCACGGGTCATGGCCTCCTGCTCGTAGGGCGAGAAGGTGAGCGTCACCTTCTGCGGATCGTTCACGTTGGCGGGGTTCATCACTGTGCTCTCTGTTTCGAGGGCGTTGTTTTCACAGGCTGTCAGTGCCATCAGGGCACACGACAGCAGGGCAAAATACTTCTTCATAGTTTTGCTTGGGTTTTAAGTTTGTTGATGATTGGGGTTTATTATGGCCTTACGGCCAGAAATTAGAGACTGCCGCCGTTGGCGGGAAATTTTTTTATTGCACTTAATTTCTCGGCGACAGCCGATAGTCTGAAAATTTCTGCGCGATAGCGCATCCATTACAGCAGCTTCACCTGTTCTACCTCGCCGGTCGTCACATTGAGTTCGTACCATTCGCTGTAGAGACTCTTGCTGCCAAAGTTGATAATCATGCCATACCTCGTATGAGTGATGCGCATATAGCTCCAGAGTTGCTGGCGGTGTTCAACGCTCACGAATTTCACCGCCTTCAGTTCGCAGATGACGCCGCCGACCACGAGGTCCATACGGTACGACTGGTCGAGGGGCACGTCGTCCCAGAAGATGGGCAGGTACACCTGCCGCTCCACCTTCATGCCTTTCAGTTCCAGCAGGTACTTCAGCGCCGCCTCGTAGGCGCTCTCCACCAGTCCGGGTCTGAACTTGCGGTGTACGCGCATGGCTTCGCCCGTGATGTCGGCAAAGAACTGATACCGCTGGTTGTGTTCCTTGATTGCATCCATAGTTTTGCTTGGGTTTTAAGTTAATAATTGGGTTGTTTTGTTAGCGCCCTTGCGGGCGGAAATTGTAAGAAAATTGGGTAAGAAAATGCGCTTCGCTTGAAAAGAATTTTTATAATCACTGCAAGAATTTTTATAATTTTCTTACAAGCGGAGCGCATTCTTTTAGAATTTCCCGCCGACAGGCGGCTAAGAATAGAAAAGCCGCTCCTTTGCGGGAGCGGCTGTATAATATATAAATGTGTGCGGGCATTGCGGGCTAAGACTTTTTCGGGGTTATTACAATCTCTGTCTCGTCGCCAATAGTACTATACAATCGTGGATTTTTGTCAGCGAATGCCTTGCCGATGGCAGCGATAACGCTAATGTCTATGCCACCCCTTACGAACAGGTGTATATAATCGTCCACTTTGACATTCTCTAACGAGCATTCACCTCCGAAATCGTCGTTGTCAAGTATCTCTGTCACTTTCTCTGCCACTGCTTGCTCTTTCTCTGAGTAGTCGCATCTTTCAGCCATAAGAGCATCCTTCACATATTGGTGGTATTCGTCTTTCCACAGACCATGCTTTGCCAGCAGGGAAACGATGTTGCATGAAGGTTCAAAATCGTCACAATCATACACATCACGTTGTGTCTCTATCCAGTCACGGATATCATAGCAGTCGATGTCATAGTCCTTGTCAATCAGGCAAACATCGTCCTCGTTCTCTACGACTCTATCAAGCGACCACCGCTCCATACGCTCGTCGCCATGAATAAGATAGCGCGTCACTACGCAGTCATCGTCCGTCAGGATGCGCACCTTGCGGTCTGCTTCTCCAAGAGTATAGCCCTTGTCGTCTTCTTTGCGACAGTCCAGTTTCAGCTTTACCAGTACGTTTACTTCTTCGATTGATATTACTTTCATAGTCGTTTTGTTTTTAATTCGTTTCGTCATTCAGCATATCCTCCACGCCCTGCCAGTCTTTGAGCACGATGTGGGTAATGAGATTGATGGCGATGCCGACAAAACCGTCCTTCAGTTCGCCATAGGAAGTATTTACCATCGAGAGGTTGCCGAGAGTTATCTTCACTGCGGCCCGCTGCTCCTGCGTCAACGCAAACTTACGGGCGAGGCTGTCGGTGGTGTCGCCGATATTCTCTTCGCCTTCGATTGTACGATTGAGGAAGTCGGTCATTATCGAGATTACTTCCTTCTGGTAGATTTCATATTCGTTCATACTTTCGTTTCGTTTTTAGTTCGTTAATGCTTCTTCTTGCCATACTGCGGCTTCCCTCTATTCCAGCAACGGAGTAGTTCTGCCGCCGTGAACGGGAGGTCGGTGTAGCCGTGGTCATCCAGCAACGCCGCCACGTCCTTAACTGTCATCTGCACGCCGTCTTTAAGCCCATAGAATGCCGATGCCTCCAACTCCTTGTCCATATCCTTATGCTCAGACAGCCACTTAAAGATGGCGGCCTCCTTGCGCTTGATGTCTGCCACCTGCTGACGGCTTCTCGACTTATAGCCATAGCCAGCGTAAGCCTTCTGCACAGTCTTATAGCCGTAACCGTTGGCATCGTCCAATATCTCTCCCGTCTCAGTATTCACCACGATAAAGCGCGGCTCAAACTGCTCTGAGAGTTCCTTCGACTTGATTACTTTGATGTTGTCGTCCATTATTCGTGTAGCTTTTAATTGTTCAACTCAATTTCTCCTTGTGATACTCTCCCAACCAGTCGCCCATTTCGCGGAGGATGCGAGCGGTGACGAGGTGGTCGGTGGGGATGCCGTTGAGGAAGGTTATCTTCTTCGTGGCATTGAAGCGGTGGTTGCGGAAGGTGACTACCACGCCGTAGTCCTGGTCGGTCACTACCCACCCCTTGCGGTCGGCAGAGCCTTGCAGCAGGAAGCGTCCCTCGCGCACTGGTGGCGGGGCAGCTACGGGCTTGATGTCAATCTTAGTGGGCACCGGCTCTGGATTGTCGGCCTTGATGGCCTCTATCAGCGGATGGCCCAGCTTGTCGGCACGCTCCAGTATGGCGGGTATCTTACCGATGGCATCGTCCTGACTCGCGGCCTCGATGTTGTTCAGGTCAAGCCGCACAGTGTCGCCACTGTGCAGCTTGTAGGTCAGTTGTATCAGGTAGTAGGGCATGGGGCTTGCTTGTAGAGTTGACAACTGGTCTTGCGGTTCCTCACTGCGAGGAAGAACACAGCTTCGCCGGGCTGTGGCTCATAGGTGGCATGAACAAACATACAGGTCTGGCCGTTGGTGGCCACATACTTCTCCCATCCCTGTGCCAGGCTGGGGGCGCGGAGCCCGTCGTAATACGACTGGGCCACCGCTGATAATTCGAGTAGATTCATATTGCTTGTATTTTAGTGATTAAGTGCATACTCTATAGCTTTCTCGGCGTAATATTCCACACCGAAGAGTTTACCATATTTGCGGAGGTCGGCGATGCTGATGTCGTTAGCCCTATGACCGATGACTTCCTCGTACTTATGCTTGAACTCCGACGTGCCCGGACGACAGTTGCCAGCGTTGAGTGAGTCTTGGAACGTGATGCGCAGCGTGCCGTTAGCCTTCTGCTCGGCACGACGCTCGTTCTTCTTGCGCTGGTTCAGCAGTCGGGCCATCTGCATGGCACGGTGCTCGGCACTGATAGCCTGTGCCTCCTTCAGCGTCTTTGCCTCGATGTGCTCGCCGCGAACCAGAAAGCCACTCACGGTGCGGATCTTGCTTATTTCGCGCTCCTGCTCTATCCACTCGCAAACCACGCCCTTTCGGCTATAGTTCACGTCCTTTACAAAAGTGAGCAAGCCGCCGACGAGCACGACATGCCATCCCTTGCGGATGTTGAGCGTGAACGAGCGGGTAATCTTCCAGTACTTACATCTTCCGGAATAGCGGTCGAAGTCCTCATGCACGTCGATGCCGTTCTTGTCTCCGTAGCGTGCGGTCGTAGTGCCGACATTCTCTCCCTTGCGAATTTGCATAAGGGTATTGTCAATGCCGTACATGCCGTCCTCTTTCAACATGCGGTCGATAGCATCACGCTCGCGCTGGGCCTTGACTGCACGGCGTTTGCTTTCGTCCTCAGCCTTCGCCCACTCGTCGATGTTGTCCGGATGGTACGGCTTGGCAAAGTACTCAGCCATCTGCTTGCGCACGGCCTTGGCTCGTTTCTCGATGGCCTTCCGGCACTCGTCTTTCTTCGAGGCAGGCCAGTCGGTAGTCTCGATGGTCGTCCACCATGTGATGACGAACCCTGCCTTACGCTCCGGTCCTCCATGCGACGGGATGTCCACGTCCAACGTGTCGCCTTTTGAAAACTTTCTGGTTGGCAGCAATTTCCAACCCTGTGCTTTTGCGAAGCGAATCTCCTGCTTCGTATAGACACTCTTGATAATGCTCTCGGTGTTGACAGTCTTTGTCATAATGCGTTGCCCATGCCCTTGGGACTTGTTTTGCTATCTGGCGCAGCGTTTAAAATGTTCGTTGTAGCAACTTTCGGTTGCAAAGATAATACAAATTCTTGAAAGTCTTGCAGAAATTAGCAAGAATTATCTTCTGTGATAGTCAGGCCGCGCTTGGCGGCCTTCTCGTAGAAGTCTCGGCGGCACTCCGGCGTGGGGAACCATGCGAGGGTGCGCAGTTCCCTGCCGTCTTGTGCCGTGAGGGTCAGTCCACAGACACCGTTCATAGTTCTACGGGGAATTTGTCGTGAATAGCCATTAGTGTTTCGATGTCGCTCCAGTAGAGGTTATGCACCTGACTGCTGCCGGTGTTCATGCCGGGGTAGCGGCGCCAGGTGTGGGTCACTGCGTGCAGGCAACTCTTCATTGCCTTCGCTTCTTCGGGTGTGAGATTGATTGTCATAGCCGTTTACTTGTTTTGATTGTTATACTTGCCTTCTATCATCAGTGCTCCCATGCGTCCGTTGATCTGGTAGCACCAGGTGATGGTGTCGTCAGCGTCGTTGAACACATGGTAGGTGTTGCGGGGCTTCGAGAGCGGGTCGCCGTAGCGGTTGTATTTCTCGGTGGTCTTGCCCATGCGGGTGAAGCCGTGGTCGGCGATGAGCTCATAGACGGTGCATGACACGTATTTGCCGCCGCTCACCTTGAAGCAGCTGCGCTCCTCCAGTCCTGCCAGCACCGTGCCCCGCTGCATGGCGGTGAGCTTGTCTGGCAGCATGCCAAGCTCCGTGAGGCGCTGCAGTTTCGCGTCTTCGGCGGCTCGCTCCTCGGCCTTCTTGCGCTCTTCGGCCTCGCGCTCCTTGCGCCGGGCTTCCATTTCGGCCTTTGCCTCTGCCTCGCGCTGTGCCATCAGTTCGCTGCGCTGTATCTCCAGCAGGGGATAGTAGCCGGAGCCCACCTCCTTGAAAGCCCGGATGGTGGCGGCGCTGACCCACGTGCCGCTGTCGAGCAGGTAGTTGGGGTAGTCCTGGTAGCGGCGCAGGGCGGCATAGCGCTCGTCGCGGTACTTCTTGCGGCTGTCGAATCTCTCGCGCCACGACGCCTTGCACTCGGCCACCTTCTCCGGGGTCATGGGGTGGTAGCGCATGCTCTCGGGGCTGTAGGTCACGGCCATCTGCTCGTCGTACTCGCGGTCTATCTCCTCGTCGGTCTTCAGCAGGTATTCCTCCATCATGCGTGTAGAGATGGTGTGCATGGTGGGTATCATCACGGCCACGTTATCGCTCAGCTGGGCGTAGAGGAGATAGTAGCCGTCCTCATACTCATACCACAGCGGAGTTTCTGCGCCGTCGTTGCTCACGAGGGGCAGCAGTTCGTGGATGTCGGTCAGTTCGATGTTGCGACGCTTGGGGGTGTTTCCGTCGCTGCCAATGTAGTGGCACCAGAATTTCTTTGTTGTCATAGTTCGTTACTTGTTTTGATGGGGTTATTGTTCCTTGATGATTCCGCTGCCGAAGGTGCCGTAGAGGTCGCTCATCATGCGCCCTACGTGGAAGGTGCTCATGCCTGGCATTGTGCGGTCGTTGCCCTCGGTGTCGTGGGCGTGTACTTCCCAGATGTCGCGCTCCACACTGGTCTGCTTGCAGTCGAAGCGGCAGTTGCCAAACTGGTAGCTCTGTGTGCGCCCTGCGGCGGCGGCCTTGTTCAGCTGCTCGATGTAGAAGAGTGATGACCACTCCCAGTTTTCCTTTTGCTTTTGCTTTTTCTTTGCCATAGTCGTGACGTTTTAATTGTTCTCGTTACTGTCTATCCATGCCATCGCTTCCTTGTCGGTCTTGAACGATTGGCCCACATACTTGCCGCGCTGGTAGAGATACCACCGCTTTCTGTGCAGTTTCCTGTCTGCTGATACTGGTGAACTGTATTTCTGCAGTCTCACGTCATATCCTCCATAGGCGAAGCAGTCGATGCAACCGCACGCCTTTTCCATCATCCTGTCGTCTGTCATAGTCGTGATGTTTTAATTTCGGGGGTTAATACTTACTTCTTGCAGGCCCACTGCACAAACCAGAGCCATGCGAAAAAGCCCATTATCCAATTCTCGATCATTCGTTACTTGTTTTTAGGGGGTTAAACTTTTCTTAATCTTTGTGCCACTCGGTCGTGACGTACTCGGTCAGGATGGCGCGGTTGTCGTTGTCAAGCTCGCGCCAGAACATTTGCATAGCGGCCTTGCTGCCGTACTTCTCGTAGCAGTAGTCCCACTTCTGCTGCAGGTGCTGACGGTTGCAGTGGGCCTTGGGGTGGCGCACCATGTAGTCGAGCCACAGGTTCTCGTCGTCGTAGTCCATGCACCAGTCGCTCCAGAGGGCGATAATGTCCTTCGCCTCCGAGGGAGAAGCCTCGGACTGCTGCTTGTCCTGCGCTGCCTGCTCCAGCCAGCGGGCTATGTTCTGCAGCGTGTCGGTAGGCAGGCTTTCGGGATCCACCTGTACCTCGGGCAGGTTGGTGAAGTCCACAAGGAAGGTGAGCGGCGTGGGATCGTCGGCGTTGTAGTGCATGGCGAACACGAAGCCCTGTTCGTCCGTGCCGTCGTCGAAGTAAATAGGCACGAAGTTCAGCCCATCGCACACGGGCTTTGTGCCGAAGTTATACAGGTCGATGCCTATCTGCCCCGGTGTGAGGCGGCTCTCGCTGATGCGCAGCGGCTCCGGCTTTATCCTGCCATTCAGGTAATAGTTAGACACTGTGGCCACGAGGTCGGTGAGATACTGGATGGCCTGCTGCTTCTCGTTCTGTTGGTCGATGACCTGGTTCTTTGTCTTGCTCATTGTCGTATGGGGTTTAGTTGTGATTTACTTGTGGTTATGAATACTCAGCGTCTCGGTGTTGGCCGTGCGCAGATAGCGGCGACGGAAGATGGTGCCAGGGTTGTTGATGCAGAGGTCTTTCATCTTGGCGTTAGCCTCCTGAAGCGTGTACTCGATACCGTCGAGCGGTATGTAATTGCCACGCTTCTTCACTTGGATTTCATAGAGTTTCGTTTCCATAATGCTTGAATTGTTTTTGTTGGGGTTTTAATTGGGGTTGAAATGGGGTTGGAAAAGTGATCTCTCAATCCACTTGCAAGGTGCTCTCTCAATGCAGTTGCAAGGTGATCTCTCAATGCAGTTGCAAGGTGATATATCAGGGTATCTCCACCACCTCGGCATCTGTCCAGTCCATCTGGTCCCAATCGAGGTCGTAGCAAGTCAGTGTCTTCTCGTCGCAGTCGATGACGTAGCCATAGGCACTGTCGCCGTGTGGCGCAATGGCACACTGGTATTCCATGTCTGGCTTCTCCTCCTTAGTGTAGTAGTCGACGACCTTACAGGCCCCGCGCACCAGGTCGGTGGCGATTGCCTCTGCATTCCACCCGCCGTCGGTATAGTCGTTGCGGTCTTTCAGGAATTTCTTCAGTGCGCTTCCTACGCCTTCAGGGTAACCGTCATGGTGGTGATACAGCAAGATTTCGCGCTCGGTCAGTTTGTCCTGCTCCATGTCCGCGTCGGTCATATAGACGCGCTCTTTGATTCTGATTGTTGCTCTTGTGCTCATAATGCTTGTTTGTTTTATAGTCGTTTCGTTTAAAGTTTATAAAGATAGCAATATTCCCAGGGCCAGTGGCTGCTGTATTCGCATACCACGTCGGGCTTTAAGCCGAAGCCCAGCTCCTCGCCACGCGACACAAGGTACTCGCAGCCGAATTCCAGCGTGCCCTTAACAATCTTAGTACAAGCAGCACTTGAAGCAAACGTGATGTTCACGTCGATGTCCTCTTCCCTTGTCAGTTCAGCGTGATTTATCGCCTCCATATAGACGATGTGATGTTTCTTGCCGTCGGCTGCAAAGAATGGCAGCATCTGTGCCAATGTCGTTTTTGTAATCATAGTCGTGATGTTGTTAGGTTATTAGTCTGCATAGCAATCAAGAAGCCAGTCCGTCATTTCCTGCTCCAGCCATTTGCAACAGGCCATGATGTCGTGCTTGAAGTTCTTTGTCACGTTATACTTGTCGTCGCCCATAGCTTCCACCACGTCGTTGAGTGCAGAAGTGTTGATGGTGTGCTTGTTGAAGAACACGACGCACACGTCATCGGCATTGCGGTGCTCATACACCACCCAGTTACCTTGACGGTCGGGGTGCTTCCATGAGCGAAGGCTAAACACATAACCCTGCTCACGGCAGTTCTCGTAGCGTCCGACGTGAATCCATGCGTCGTAGCGGCGTGCCTTCGTGTCGTAGTCGCTTGCGTCAAGGATAAACTCATTGTGGCCTCGCAGATAGGCCAGCACCATCTGAGCCTGCCAGCAGGCTCCGTCGTTCATGTACTGTTCGATGCTTGTTGTCATAATCGTAATGTTTTAATTCGTTTAATTAGTGAAATTCGTGTTCGTTATAAAGGGCATGAAAACTGGGGGTTAACTTGCGCTTCGGTCCAAGTTAACTTTCATGGGTAGCTCAAGTTAACTTGGACCAAAGTCTAAGTCCACCCCGTGTTTACGCCGCCTGCTTCAGCCCGCCGTCGCTCTCGGAGGCATTGCCCTCGGAGCCGCCGGACTGCTTGCCGTTCATCTCAGCGTTGATCTTGCGGTCGAGCTTGGCGAGGTCGGCCTTGGCCTGGCGCAGCTCGTCCTCCTTTGGCCACGTCTGCTTCAACAGTTCGTCGAGCTGGCGGATAGTCACGTTGTTGTCGGCTATCCAGCGTTGCCAGTCGGCGATGCGGCGGGGTAGTTCCTGCAGACAGCGCAGACCATACTCCGCTGCCCGACGGGGCGAAACATGGGAGAGTTTGCCGTTATTCATGGTGTGCAGGATGCGGTTGCCTTGCAGCGAGAAGAGGTTGGTATATTCCATCGACTCGTTGCCGTCGATATCACGGAAAATCTGCTCGTTGGTCTTCACCAGCAGGTCGAAGCCGTATAGCGAGCCTATCTTCAGGCGGACACCCTGCGTGCGGGCTGTCTGCTCGATGCGCCACAGCCGCTCACCGATGGCCTTCTCATAGTCGGGGCTCCCGACGGCAAAACCGTCGGGCACACTAAATCCGTCGAGCGTGAGAGCGTTCAGCACCGTGCCGTCCTCATAGCGAGTAAGGCGCTTCCGCTCATACTGCTGCTGGTCGGCCTGTGCATCGCTCACGTCCTGCTTCAGCCGCTCCACGTCCTTCTGCAGTCGGTCGCGGCGCTCCTCTGCCTGTCGCTGGTCGCGGTGGAAGTTCTTGCGCTCCACCTCTAAGGCGGCAATCTTCTTGTCGAGCTTGGCACGCTCCAGCAGGTCGGTGTTGCCGGAGAGGATAGCCATGTACTCGGCGAAGTTCATGTTGCCTTTCTCGTCCATGCTTCCCTCGTCGAGGGTGCGCTTGCCCAACTGCCCCTGCTTCAGCTGCTGGATAAAGGTCTGCTTGCAGTGCAGCAGATTGAACTTATAGGCATCCAACGACCGCTTCACGGCGTAGATGATCACATCCACCTTGTTGTCGCCATAGTCGCGGGCTATCACGTTGCCCTTACGCACGGCCCTGCCGTCGCGCTGCTCCAGGTCGGCGGGGCGCCAGGGGGTGTCGAGGTGATGCACCGCCACCACTCGCTCCTGGGCGTTGACCCCCGTGCCGAGCATCGAGGTAGAGCCGAAGAGGATGCGCACGTCGCCGTCGTTCACCTCGTGGATGAGTTTCTTCTTTTTCGTGTCGCACCGTGCCTCCTGTATGAAGCGTATCTCCGAGGCCGGTATGCCGTAGTCCTCCACCAGCTTGCGCTTGATTTCCTCGTAGATGTTGAACTTCCCGTCGTTTTGCCACGTCGAGAGGTCCGAGAATATCATCTGCGTACCCTTCACATCCTCGAACTTGTGATAGTACTGGGCCACCATCTTGGCACACATGCTCGCCTTGCTCCGTGGGTGGTCGCCATACGACGGGTCGATGAGCCGCATGTCGAGACTCATCTTGCGGGCCAGGTCGGTAGCATACAGCATCTTCGCCATCTCCTGCTGCTTGGTGGGGTTGTCGATACCTATCAGCGAGAAGTCGCCCGTCTCGGCAAACTTCATCAGCGTGTGGATAAACTCTGCCTGGTCGGGGGTCGGTTCGATGTGCATCAGTCGGGCATACTTATCAGGGCGCTCGATGCCTACGTCCTTTGCCGTGCGGTAGTCGGTGATTTCATTATAGAACTGCGCCAGCTCCGGCACCTTGATAAAGTAGCGGAAGCGCTCCTTTAGCACTATCTGATTGGTCAACCCGAACTCATACTCCTGCGTCTTGCGGGTGAAGATAGCCGCCCAGGCATCGAAACAGGTGATGCCCTGCTTGGCCATCGCCTGCGGTCGCAGATAGCGGAACAGGCTGTACAGCTCCGTCAGACTGTTCGTAATCGTCGTGCCACTGAGGAACGTCGCGCCGAGGTCACGCCCCGTGCGCTGCTGAATGGTGCGTATGGCCATCAGCAGATTGTAGGCCCGCTTGCTTCCGTCCGTGTTGCCTAAGCCTGCCACGCGGTCGTGACGGGTGGTGAAGCCCAGGTTCTTGAACTGGTGGCTCTCGTCGATGAAGATGTGGTCGATACCCATCATCTTGAAGTCCACCACGTCGTCGGTGCGCTTGCGAATAGAGTATTGCAAGTCCTGAAGTTTCGATTGCAAGTTGGCTTTCTTCTTCTCCAGTCCGCGCTTCAGCCGGCTCGATACGCTGTCCCACGAGCCATACAGTGCGCTCAGACTCTCGTTCAGGTGATTCAGTTCCTCACGGATCACGTCGGCCTGCACCTCGTCCGACTGCGGTATGAAGCCGAACTGGTCGTGGCTCATGATCACCACGTCCCAGTCGTTGTTCTTCATGCGGTTGAAGAAGTTCTCACGCTCCTTGCCTGAGTAGTCGGCATGCTTGGCATAGAGCACACGGGCCTTGGGGTAAGCCGTCATATACGTCTCGGCGATGGCGGCCACGTTGGCCTTCAGTCCGATAATCATCGGCTTGTGGCAGAAGCCCAGTCGCTTCATCTCGTGGGCGGCGAGACACATGATAAGCGTCTTGCCACTGCCTACCTCGTGGTCGCAGATGCCACCACCGTTCATCGTGAGCATCCAGATGCAGTCCTCCTGGCTCTTATACAGACCGCCGCTCACCTTCTTGCCGTCCTTATACACCGGCTGCGGTATGCCGTACTTCGCCTCCAGCCCCTGCCAGTCGATGCCGGGGAACCGCTGGTGGCTTCCGTCGAACTGCGGCTTCACGTGGCAGTTGAACAGTCGGTTGTATTTGTCAGTCAGTCCGTCGCGCAGCGCCTTCGGCTGTCGCAAGAGCCAGTCCTGATAGCCCTGTCTGATTTCCTCAATCAGCGTGTTAGCCTTCTGTGTAGCCTCCGGATCCTCGTCCTTCTCATAGCTCTTACCGCTGGCGGTCTTAATCTTGCGACCCCGCTCGTCGCGGCGATACTTCATCATCTTGGGACAGCTGTTCTGCAGTGCATGCACCAGCAGATCCATACCGTCGAGCGACTGGCTCGCCTCACTACTCACGGCATACTGCGTATATATTTTCTCGTTGCCACGGTCACTGGCACAGGCATACTGATCCAGGTTGCGATCGTACTTCACCGTCACTTCCACCTTTGCACCGTAGTCATTGCCAGCCATCGAAAAGAACTCCGAGGCAAAGTCCTCGTAGATTTTGCAGTCCACCCATCGCTCACCCAGGTTGAAGTCCAGGTCATCGAAGGGGATAGGCTCAGGGACGGCGGCCTGCAGGGCTTGAAGTGAAGAGTGAATAGTGAAGAGTGAAGAATTTGCTGCCGCCGTCAGGTTGCCGCTTCGTCCGTCCTGTCCCGTATGCTGCGATAGTGTCGCAGCCTCCGGGTACTTCTGCAGGATAGCATCAATCTTCTCAATCACATTCCCTGAGATGAACCTCGCCTTAATCTCCCACTCCTCACTCAGGGGATTATAGTATATCTCCCCGTCCAGCTCGTCGCATATCTCTTCCTCACTCTTGCCAGTCAGCGCAGCCATATACCTCACATCGGGCTTGCCATAGTCATTCAGGCTCTGCGCCAGCGCCTCGTGACTGTCCGTCACGCTGTGCATCTCGTCGGTCGAGAACGCCACCGGCCTGTCGAAGATGTCGGCCTTGCGCCACTTGCCATCCTCCAGAATCTCCAGCGTCAGCAGTTCCTTGTTGATAGCCTTGGCCATCTTCCTGTTCGGCTCCTGGTTCAGCGGGCCCCACTCCAGACGGTATTCATCATACAGGCGGTTCAGCTCCTTGCGCATCTCCGTGCCCTCCTGCATCTCCTTGGCCTCGTAGTCATACAGGCGGCGGTAACAGTCGAACATGTCAGCCATCTGTTGCTCCTTCTTCGGGTCAAACGACGAGCGCCCGCTCTTGCGCTCCTGCTTTGCACCCTTCCCGCCGTCAGTGTGCTCGGCGGTTTTGCCGCCGAGTTCCGCGTCGAGCTTCTCCGCCAGGTCCTTGCTCAGCACCTCGCCCAGCTGCTGTGCAATCCCCTGCACACCGTCGCGGTGCTTATACACAAACGCCCGCTTTCCATAGGCATCCGTATCAACCGTCCACGCCGTGGCAATCACCCGCTCCGGCCACATGTCGAAGTACATATTCGTCGGGCATCCCTCATCTTCATACTGCGTCAGCAGCATCGTCTCTTCCTCTGTCAGCTCGCCTCGCTTCGAGTCCTTCTGCATCACTAAGAGGTCGGTGCCCACCTCCGTGCCGCTCTCCTTAAAGAGATTGTTCGCCAACCGATACGCCCCGATGAGCCGTGCCTGCTTCAGTGCCTCGCCCAACTGTTCACCGTCACGGTTCAGGTAGTTGCTCGTGATGATATAAGCAAGCACCCCACCCTCTCGCAGGCAGTCCAGCCCCTTCAACACATAGTAGCGGTGAATCATGCGGGCAGCATCCCTGCGCACCTGACTCTTCGAGTTCGTATAGTCCGGATCAAACACGCGGATATCGCCGAAGGGAACATTCGTAGCCACCAGGTCATACATACCCAGCTCAGATGCCGGGATAGTCTCGAAGCCGTCACAGTAAACAGCGGTTCGTCTGTTGATTGTGGTCAGCGTCATCTTCGCCTTCAGCAACGTCGCCGTCAGTATATCCTTCTCGAAGCAGGTAGCATGATACTTTTTGTAGTCGCGATGATTGGTAAGATAATAGTTCGCCATATCAGTAAACACGCCCCCACCGGCCGCAGGGTCAAGGAAATTGCGATAGGCTATTCCGCCAAGCCCACATTCAAACATCGAATGATGTTCAATAGCCTTGAAGATGGCTTCCACCACCTCCCGTGGCGTATAATAAGCCGTCAGCGTGCTTGCCTTCAGGCTCTTCACCCATGCCTCGTAATCCCGCTCGCTGCTGCTATACTCCTTTAAGATGTTGTGCAGCTTTACTGTCAGTTCGTAGTACTGCAAGTCGCTCTTGCTCCATACGCTCTTCTCCAGCGGGTTCAGCACGAATGTCATCCCCCCGAAGCCCGTGTACTTGCTCAGCGTCTCTGCGTCATACTTGGTAGCACTCAGTGCGTGCCATATTGCCTCAATGTTGTCTATCAGTCGTTGTAATTTGCTCATATCTTTATGCCTCCTTGATTTTAATGAATGAATTATAGTTCAGCAGCATCCTCACTACTTCCTCCAGCGTGTCGAGCGGAAGGAACTGCGTCCAATACGTAGGCCGCCCCTCTTCGTCCTTGGTTACTACCGCATACTTGTTGCCGCATCTGACATCTGCCGCCTCGGTTTCAGCTTTTGGATTGAATTGTTTTACCCAGCCGTCAATCCTTGCCAGCTGCTCTTTCTTCTTGCTCATAATCTTGTTTCTTTTGATTTTGTCTGTTGTCAATTTCTAATCATTCAGAGATACTTCTGAACAGTGTCTTCTGTTCCATAGTCTCAATTCGTTTTAATTGTTAATCACTTTCACCTTCATGCCCTTCTTTTGCAGGGAGTCGTTGATTAGGTCTGTCACATTCTGCTTGTCGCCGAGGGCAGAAAGCACCAGTCCGCAGTCCTTTATCAGTGCGTTGACGACACCCGCTATATAGCAGGGGAAGTTGGTATAGGCATCTTTGCGGAATTTCTTCATCAGCGTTTCCACCGTGTACGTTCCATGCAGTTCGCCGGCATCGTCGGCGTGTCTCAGCGTGACCTTATAGAGCCATCGCCCCTTGCTGTCGCCGAGCCACTTGATGCGCTCACACCATTTCACACAATACAGATTGCCGAACATCATCATCTGTTCGGATGTTGCCTTCACTTTAATGTCACTCTCCATAGTCTCAATTCGTTTTTAGATGTCGTCAAATGTCACGTTCTCAATGTCCGTCTGGTCAACCTCCATGTAGTCGCACCATCCGTCGCCGGCCTCGATTCCCTCGATGAACGCCTTGCGCTCGGCCTCGGTGTCGAACTCTCGTATCACGATACTGCCGTCACCGTCGCGGCACACCTCATGCAATCCCTCGAAGTCCTGCTCGTCGTAGCGACGGGTAGCACGGGAACCGAACACCACGGCGCACTTGAATTTCTGCGGTTCTTCACCGATGTCGAGCAGTTCCTCCAGTTTCTCCCAGACGAACATCCTGGTAGCCCATACGGTGTCGTCCTCCCACGCCCAGTCGTAGCCAAGTTCGTTGCTGTGACCCTCGAACTTAAAGCGGTCGCCCACCAGCGTCACCTTGTCAATGCGGTAGTCATTCATGTTGTACTTCCCGATAAACACCACATACGGTGCCTCCTGGTCTTTGTAGTCGATATAGGCGTCGTCATCGTCCTCTTTCTCTTCCGGCTCACACTCCTCTTGCTTGCACCATTCGCTGTACGGGAGGATGGTTGCCAACTCAGTAATACCACGCTCCTGCATGGTCTTGATAATTCTCTCGCGGCTCTCTCTGACAATGCCGTAAATATCTGAAATCTTTTTCATACTCGCTTGAATAATTTTAATTAAATTTTTGGATAATTTCTCGGCGCGAAGCGACGACCCCAATCAGGCCGCCTGCTTCACTTTCTTCTTAGTAGTCGCCTTCACATAGCTCGTCCGCTCGAACACATAGCGGACTGCCGTGCCGATATGCACCCGTCGTGTGCCGTCGGGCTGCATGGTCGAGCGGCATAGCGTAGCGTCCTCGTCGCCGACACTCACACCCACCATCAGGTGCAGCATCGTCCAGTCGTCGTCCGAGACCGTCACCTCGTCGTCGATACCGCCCTGACAGAAGGCATCCACCACACCGCCCAACTGCTGCAAGATACGCGCCTTGGTCAGCACGTTCATCTTGCGCGTCCTGCTCTCGAAGAGCACCTTGCCGAAGCGCTCCGTCCACGGGGTAGAAAACGTATCGCTGTCATAGCAGGGGTCAAACAGCCGTTCCACGTCCGTCACCTCCTGCACCGTCGGGCCGTCCTCCCACGTCAGCTCATAAAACTGATACTTGCCGTAGCTGCTCTTAGTGCTCTTCACCGTGAACGTCACCCCCGGGAACTTCGCCTTCAGCACCGCCTTCAGGTTGCTCACGGCCACCGTCTGCTGCTCCGCGTCGGTCAGTCCCCGGCTGATAGTGATCAGCTTCCCCTGCCACTCGTCTATCAGCGGCCTTTGCTCCGCCTCTATCTTCGCCTTGCGCTCCGCCTCGATGCGCTCAGCCTCCCGCTGTTCACGTTCAATGCCAGCCTGAATACGGTGCAGATGATCGCTGAACATCGTCTCGTAGTCGCAGGGAAGGTAGAAGTCAGTAATCAGTTGGTCGCCGCGAGGGTTACCAAAGATGCAGTAATGTTCCGACCTGAACATCACCACCTTCGCCACGCGCTTTGCCTTGCGGATGCCGTTGGCGGGATCGGCCTGCTGGATTGTTTCCCAGCCTCCATAGATATCGCCGTCAGTAGCATAGCTGAGGTACGTCTCCATCATCATGGCATCGTCGATGTCGAAGACAGCTTCTATCTTCACCACGGTCTCGTCCTTAACACCCTGCCTCAGAACCATGCGCAGCACATCATTCAGGCATCCCTCTTCGGGTGAGAAGGCCTTCATCCACTCTACAGCTTTGGCATACACATAGTCGCCCGCCTTCAGTTCGCCCGGTCGCTTCTGCTTGTTGCGCCGTGCCTGCTCCAGCACCTCGGCCAGCCGGTTACGTTCGCGCTCCTTGCGCTCCCGTTCCTCACGCTCACGGCGCTCCCGTTCTCTCCGCTCGCGCCCTCTTGCCGATTTGGTATAGTCGCCGTTCAGTTCCGCCTTGCGTTCCTCATACTGCTGCTGCATCTCCTGGAACTTAGCCGTAGCCTCCGGGTCGTTAGGGTTCCTGTCCGGGTGCATCTTTATTACAAGCCGCCGGTGCTCCTGCTCCAGCTGCTCGTGGTTCATACAGTTTGCAAAATATTCCATAGTCGAAATGTTCAATGTTCAATCTTCAATGTTCAATCTCTCTCACGCCGCTGCCCGATAGTGTTTCAGCAGCGCCTCTCGCAGTCTTTCGGCAAACGTCGGCTCCGCCTGTTCCGTGTGCTGCGGTATCTCCGCAGCCCTCGCCTGCTTAGCCGCCTCCGTCCGTGCCCTCACTGCCGTACCCATCAGGTCGCGTATCTCAGCGTCGCAGCCCAGCAGCTGATACACCTCGGCAAGTATCTCGGCCTTCGTCTTCACGCTGCCGGTAAACATATCCATCTGACCGCTGGCCGAAGCCTGTGCATGGTGGTTATAGATGGCCAGCACCTTCTTCAGCCGTGTCGAGCGCTTATCGTTCAGCAGGTCACTAATCAGCAGCATCGCCCCGTCGGTCATGTCGGCCACGGTCTGCTCGTCGCCGAACATCGTCATCTGGCGGGCAAAGCCACTCACGCGGTCGCCCTCATGGTAGCCGCCCGTCCTGCGGCTGACATACACCAGCCGGATAGCCTTTGCCATCTCCTGCTCCAGCGAATAGTCAGGACCCAGACAGATGCTGTTCACCACCTCGGCCAGCGCCGTGATGATAATCTTGCGCATAGAGCGTACAGAGGTCGTCTGCCTTACAGCATCGGGATTCCGCTCGAAAGCCTTACCGATAAGCAGGTTCTCTATCACCTCCTGACCGGCATCGCTCAGCCGGTCGCCGTCCGTCATCTCGGCCATCTGCACCTGACTGAGCACGCCCTCCGTCACCATGTCCTTTACCACGTCGAGCGCAGCCCTCGCGTCGCCGTAGAACTCGCCCAGCGTGTCATACTGGTTGATGGTGCGGCACACCCTGTGGAACAGCTCGTCAGTCACCAGCTTGCCCATCTTCACCGCCTGCTCCGTCTTACTCATCGACTTCATCTCCTGAGCATTGAAGCGGGCAAAGGTCTCTGTGGTATAGGGCGGTGTCTGGAACACCTCGAACACCACGCGGGGGTGGCGCATCGTCTTTACCCATGCCATCGTGAACCCGAACTGCTCCGGGTACTTGCAGAGATAGTCCACATAGTCGGTGTCCGTGCCCCACTGTGCGGCCAGGTCGCCTGCCATCGTGCGTCCGTTACCGCTGAGCACGATGCCGTCCCGTGTCACCACCACCGCCGTCTGCAGCGCCCGCTGGTCGTAGTGCTCGGCTATACGCTCCGTCACCTGCTGCGCCTCACGGTCGTGCTCATAGTCGCGGTCGTTCACCGTCTGACCGTTCTGGTCGGTGGGAAATCCCTCACTCTTCTGCCAGCCCCTGAAGGGGTCGTGGCTCGCCGTAGCACTGCCCGCCTCTATCAGCTTATAGGCACCACGGATGCGTGTACCGTCGGCCAGCGTCAGCTCATTCGTCAGTCCGTTGTAGCCGAAGCCCCGCTTGTAGCGTTCTGTAATCTGTTTCATAGTTCACTGCTTATTAGTCGTTCTACGTTTACGTTTCAACATCGACACATCGAAGAGCACCGCCCTCCGCTTGTCCGAGAGAGTAGCCTGCCTGGCAGGCACAGCATCCTCGTGCCGCCGCCATGCCATCACCAGCAACCCTCCGAAAAGGTCGCGGGCAAAGCACAGCCACGGCTCATCCTTCAGCACCACCATCTGTCCGTGCCGCAGACATCGCATGATAGTCCGTGATGTCATAGTTGTATATCTTTTAGTTTAAAGTTTCAAGTAAAAACGACCACCGCGTCATCCCGACGCAGCAGCCGCAATCAACATTCAAAATCAATTCGCCTGGCCAGAGCACCTGACACAGGCTTTACAAGTTATGAAAACGTGTTAGATGTCTGATGGCTGATGGCTGAAGGCTGACATCTTACATCTTCCATCTTACATCATCCATCGTAGTTAGTGCCCCGCATCCGCATCGAAGGGTAGGTTAATCCGTGCGGGGCTGATAGGTTACAACATCAGCATCACGTCGTCGGCATCATACTCGTCCAGATACCAGCCTTCCGGCAGGTCGTTGTCCTCGCCATACTCCTCCAGCAGGTCAATAATCTTCGAGTCGTCGATGCCCGTCGCCGGTGCATTGTGCTGCTTGTAGTTCTTGTTCACCTGTGCCCGCAGGATAGCCAGGTCGTCCTCGTCCATCTGACTGCGGGCATAGAGCACCGCACCCTTGAACGTCATCGACCATTGCTCCAGCAGTTGCTCCTTCGGGTCGTCGCTGCACTCGCTCACATCCTCAAACTCGTGGCTGATATAGTGCCCGTCCCTGACGTACTGCCACGGGTCATCGCTTATCCAGTTCTGGGCGATAGTCTTCGCCTGTTCCTCACTCTCCGCATCCACCTCGATGCGGCACGACATGGTGATATCCACATCCACATTAAATCTCTTCTTCATAGTCGTTACTCTGTTTTAATGTTCCGTCTCAAAATAAAAACTCACAATCAGCGAATGGTCTCTCACCTCGGTCTCTACCACGAGGTCGGGGTTGTCGTCGCACTGCCACGCCTTGAACGTGTCGGCGGCGGCAGCAAACACCTCCTTGCGCACCTCGTCGAAGTCCTCCTGCGGTGCAGCGGCCAGCACGTTGATGACCACCATGTGCTCGCCGTAGTGCCACTTGGCTTCGATGATAGCACCGCCCACCTCACTGCCCCACTCCCTGTGGTAGCCTATCAGGTGGCGCATACCACGCTTGCGGTGGTCGCTCGCTGCATAGAGGTCCTGAAATACATCGTCCTCAAACCCGTCCTCCATCAGGTTCTTGTTGTCGATAGGTGCCTCGCACCTGAATTTCTTTCCCATAGTCGTTACTTTTCAATGTCATACAAATCCACTCCCAGCTCGTCGGCCACAGCCGTGAGCGCCGTGTGATTCCAGTGGTGCTCACAGAACACCTCGCTGCACTTCACAATCACCTCCTCCGTGATGTCCTCGATAGAGGCGTAGGCTTCCGTGTTCGCCGGACTGTCATACTGCTCTGCCAGCGCAGCGTTCACGCTGATAAGATCCTCGATGCTCACCATCTCCGCCGCATCGTCAAGCACATGGCGCAGCGTGCGGTTCATCCATCTTACGGCGGCTTCCTCGCTGCCCAGATACTCATGCTCGTGGAAGAACCTGCCACCGTCGAGCACCGACCGCTCCGACGTATCGACATGCACGATGCAACGGATAATCCTGTCGCCGCGCTGGCGGCTCTTGATCCTCACGTCCGGCCACGCCTCGCTCACCAACTGTTCCAGTTCCTCCTCATAGAAACCGCTGGCATAGTTCTCCGCCTCTCCGTCGCTCCAATGCACCAGCAGCGAATAGCCGCCACCTCCAAGTTGACGGCGCACCTCCAACTTTGCGCCATACTCCTTCAGGTTCTCGTTGGCCTTTTCCAGGGCGGCCTCCCATGTTTTCTTTGCCATAGTCGTTACTCGTTTTAATAGTTATGCCCATTTGCATTTCCCGTTCCTGACCGTTCCGTGGTCGCAGCCTGAATCGGGCCAGATTTTAATCACGGAGCCGTCGGCCAGGTAAGGCGCGATTACCTCGAAGGCATCCATCATAAGACTTTCCCAGCCATAGGAGGCATCGAAGTCGGCATACTCCCAGTCGTCGGTGGTCGAAGGTTCCAACTTTCCCTTCCAGCCGCCGAAGAATATGCCCATCAGGTCGTGCAGGTTGTCGGTAGACAGACCAAGCTCACCCGTAAAGTGGTCAAGGTTGTAGTTGACACGTTCCTCTTCATGCCTGCCGAGCTTCGCCTGCAGCGCTTTCTTTGCGCCGTCCTCGTCAGTGAATCTCGCTTTGATTTCCACAGAATAACATTGTCCCATAATTCGTTATTCGTTTTAGTTCGTCATAAATTCAATCGCACTCTTGATATCGTCGCGCAGTGTGTCGCGCTTCACCTTGTAGCTGTGCTCACCGGCCAGCGGTGTGCGGCAGCAGAGCGTCACTATGCCGTGGTTGCTCTTCGAGAAGGTCAGCGAGCCGTAGCCGTCCACCACGATAGCCTCGTAGCAGGGGATGTTGCCCTCACACTGGCGGCGGCCCGTCTGGATGTTGATGCCGAGCTTCGGGAACAGCTCACGCGCCATCTGCAGAGCAGCGTCCAGCGTGAAGTCGTCGTAGCGGTACGACGTATCCATCTTTGCCCTGTAGGTCTCGTGCAGCAGATAGACACCCTTCGGCGGGCGGTTGCTCGTGTCGTAGCAGTAGTGGTGATAGTGGTCCACCATCTCCTCCCACGACATCACCCTGTCGGGGTACTCATACACCATGCTCCGCACGTCGTTGCGTCCGAACAGCCCGCAGTTGCCCGGCCAACTGGTGCGGAAGTAGAGGTTGGTGTTCAGGTCCAGCTCGTTCAGGCAGTCCTGCAATCCCAGATAGTGCGGGTGTGCATTCCTCACCAGCTGGCGCAGTCCCTCGAAGTCGCGAGCCTTATAGAGCCGATTGTACTCGTCGGCACTGATGTTCAGCCGCTCATAGATAATCACCTTCGACTCGTTGCCGTAGGTGCCGTGCAGCACGGCATACTTCAGCTCGTAGTCCTCGCAGATGCGCTTCACCTCCTGCCAGTCCACCAGCTGCATGTTCTCGCGGTACAGCCCCACGCTGTCGCTGCTGTAGTCGATAGACGGCATATCCTCAAAGTAGTTGCCGTCGTAGCGCGTTTCCTCGCGCTGGCTGAATAATGTCTTTGCCATGGTCGTTACGCTGTTAGAGTGTCACTATCAAGTCAGCAATATTAAATGCGTTGTAGGTGTAAGGCCATCGTGCGTCGTGGTCGCTGCACAGGCTGACGAACACCCGGAAGCCCTCACGCTCGAAATATCCGCCCAGGTCAAGCAGTTCCTCACGGTTATACAGATAATCCTTGCGCCAGAACTGCGTATCATCAACGTCCACATACTGCCAGTCCGACTCAACCGAATGGCTGCCGCCATTCTTTAAGAACTGTGCATAGTGCTTGCCGTTGCGATAGGTGATGCCCACGCAGTCAGCGCACCCTGCACTCGACAGGCGATAGCCGTCGTTGTGAAGAACGCCTTCTTCAATCTCACGCGCTGCCTTACGTCCGTCCTCGTAATTGCGATAGTGATGTCTCAATGTAAAGAACACCTCACGTTTGCCGCTCCTTATCTCGTTGATAACATGCTCCCGTCTTGTAAGGAAGCTCTTTGTATTCTCCTTGCACTGCTGCATAATCTCACTGCGCAGCTCGTCTGCTAATGTTGCCATAGTCTTGAATAATTTTTAATCAAATTTTTAACCAATTTCTCGCGAAGCGACCACACCCACAAGGGCAGTAGCCGCGCCGCAAAATTCTTCACTCTTCACTCTTCACTCTTCACTTCCATCACGCCGCCATCGGCATAGGCAGCATCAGCGGGTGCATCGCCTTGTTCACCTCGTCGTACTTTCTGAGGAAGTAGTTCGTGGCCTTCTGCACATGGTCGATGACCTGCGGAATGAAGTCCTTGTCGTCGCGGATAGCCTGGCGCCAGTTCTGCACGTATGCAATGTGCTGCTCGTCGAGCAGCCTGCCGATGCCGAGCATCGAGCAGACGCACGCCGCCGTCAGCTCCGCCACGAACTCCTCACGGGCATAGCCCTCAGAGCCGAAGCCCCCGCCGCCCATGTCGCGCTTCAACTCGCCCGCCGTAGAGTGCGCCATCTCGTGAATAGCCGTCGAATAGAACAGCTGGTCGCCCAGGAAGTGGCTGCGCTCCGGCAGACGGATGATATCCTCCGAGGGCGAATAGTGCGATGAATGACCGCCAAACTTGATAGCGCAGCGCCACTCGCCCTGCATGATCATCCGCTCCAGCACCTCGTCCTTGGTGCCAGCCTTATAGTCGTGCTCAGGCAGACGGGTCAGCTCCTCCCACTTCTCAGGGAACTTCGCCTTGAAGTCCGTCTGCGAAAGGTTGAACTCCGGAAAGGTCTTAGGTCGGAAGTGCGTGTTCACACGCTCCTTGTCCTCGTCGTCCAGCTCGTCATATTCCTTCTGCGTCAGTTTCTTGTGATCCAGATAGTAGGTGGGCAGTTTTTTCACTACGGGGAAGCTGCTCTCAAACCTCGGCATCCCGTTGTCCTTCAGCACCACGTTGCCCTCCTCGTCCGTCATCATATTGAGCGATAGCCCCATGTCGGTAAGTTGCTCGAACTTCATAAACATCGGCACTTCCCATCCTCTCACTGCGCACAGCAGCGTCAGGAAGAAGTCGTTGATTCCTCTGTACGGCTTGCGCCACTTATAGTTCATCGGCGACCCGTGTCGGGGTGCCACCCACGGCTTCGTCCACTGCGCATCCTCCATCTGGTCGAGTGCGCTGGTAAACAGTTCGGCATACTTCGCCTTCTGCTTGTCGTTCATCTGGAAGCCCCGCTTCTTCTGCTGGCCTCCGTCGTTTCTTTTTGTTGCCATAGTTGTAAATTGATTTTTGATTGTTGATACTAAAAACAGACGGCACAGACCTTGTGAGTCCGTGCCGTCCGCACTTGATAGATAGTAAGTGTTAGATGCTGAACGTGAACCTCACGCCACCCTCGCCGTCTGGCTCCAGCAGGAACCGTCCGAAGCAGATAAGGTCCATGCCGATAATGAAGTCAGGATTGTCGGCCTTGTGAGCCACGGCCTGCACATGAGCCTGTCTGCCGTTGGGGAACGTGACGAGCACCCAGTAGGCTTTCGTCTTACGCGCCTTGCCGTCGGCATAGGTCTCAGTCACCGCCTTGGGATTCTTCAGGCGCAGCAGCTTCACCATGCGCCGCGATATGCCTGAGTTCTGGGCTCCCGTGTCCCACACGGCCACACCCTCCTCCTTCGGCTCACCTTTAAGGGAGGATAGGCTTACCGGTGTGCGGATCCAGGAATGCGGCTGTATGCCGTCTGCCGTAGCTATCAACGAATAGTCCTTTTTCGTTTTCTTCATCTCGCTTTACTTCGATAGTTAAATTCATACTCTGTTCCATAACTCACTCGCTTTAGATGATTACGAGTGCAAAGATACGAATTTTCAAGCGAAGAGCGAAGGGCGGTAGCAAATTCTTCACTCTTAATTCTTCACTCTTCACTTAACATCACGCCGCCATAGCATCCACGATAGCCATTGCCTCCTTGTCGCCGGCAATCACACGGCGCATCAGGTCGGCCACCTCTGCCTCGGTATAGGTCTTGCCCTGCGGCTTGGTCTCCTGCGTCCTGCCTTCATGCTCCTGGCGATAGGCCTCGCGCTTCTGCTTCCACTCCTCGCGCTTCTGGGCACGCTCCTCGGTGGCGCGGTCCACCACGGCCTGACAGTCGGCCACGGTCTTTCCCTCGTTCAGCATCTGGCATACCGTCTTGGCCACCTCCGCATAGCGGGGGCCGAACAGCAGGAAGTTCACGCGCCCCTGCTTCGTGTTCTCGTAGGTAGCCGAGCCGTGCAGACTGACGGCTGCCTCCTTCTGATAGGCGGCATCCGTCTCAGCAAACCCGCTCACTTTGGCGCACGTCTTACCCTTGACGTTCGTATAGGTCGAGTAGGTCAGCTTGCCCGCTTTGGTTTCAGGCTCCTGCGGCTGCGGCTGCTTGCGCTTCAGCGTCACCTTGGGCTTCTCTGCCTTTGGCTTAGGCTCCGGCTCCATCTTGCCCTGCGGGCGAGATGACTCACGCTCGGCAGAACCTGAACGAGTTCCGCTCTGCTCTCGCTCACTCGTCATCTTCACCGTCTTGGCCTTCGGCTCCTCGGCCTTCTGACTTCCGCCATCAGCCTTCTTATCGGCAGGCTCCTGCGTGCCGTCGCTCACAGTCCAGCCGCCTTGCAGCAGTTTCTCCACCTGGGCCACACCCATAGTCATAGGCTTGCCCTCGCTGTCGCCCATCTGGAACGTCACGCTCACCTTGTCGCCCTCGATGCTGTTGATTGTGTACTTGGCGTTACCGCCGTTGCTGATACTCTTGCCGATAAGGTCGGTCACCTTCATTGTCTCGTTAGTCATAACTTTGTCCTCCGAATTGTTTTGATTGTTGTCACTTGAATTACTTGTATCACTCTCGCCTGGCTTGCGCTTAGGCCCTGGCGGCGGGTCCAGTTGGTCGCAGATAGCGACACGCTTGCCTGCCCTTATCAGCTTGGGCAGATAGGTGTCGAGTGCATGGTGGGGAAATCCCGCCATAGCCACCCCGTCGCTCTGACGCTTAGTGAGCGTGATGCCCAGCACCTTGGCGCACTCCTTAGCATCTTCCTCATACGTCTCATAGAAGTCGCCGCAGCGGAAGAGCAGCATCGCGTCGGGATGCTTGCTCTTCAGGTCGCGGTATTGCTTTTGCATAGCCTCGTTTGCCATAGTCATGTCCTCCTTATGCTACTTTAGTCGGTTTGACATCCAGTTCCACTTCGCCCCACCAGCCTTCCACGCTGCGCATCTCGTCCTCGTAGAGCTTGCTTAGACAGGTGAAGAACAGCTCCGCCACCGCACGGTGGGCGGCCTCGTTCTCAATCTGATAGAGCACGCTCCGGAAGAAGTTCCACATCGACTTGCGGAACGTCGGCTTGTCCATCACGTCAGCCACCTTCGTGCAGATGATGCCCATCTTATAGCCCTCGGTATAGATGAGCGCACCCATCTTGCGATAGTCCTCAAACACATCGTCCAGCGGCTCCTCCTCCGGCATCTCGTTGTCGCCATACTGCTCGTTCACGCTCAGCACATTCAGCGCATAGGCGTGCTCAAACTCCTGGCGCACGTTGTCAACAAACCACTTGTGGCTGTCACGCTTTGCTTCCTCGAAGCCACACATCAGGCCAGCGGCCTTGATAAATTCCTGTTTCGATACAATAAAACTGCTCATAGTCTCGAATAATTTTCAGTCCAATTTTTAGTTAATTTCTGCCCTGCAAAGGGCATCCCATAGATAGTCACGCCGCCTCGCGCAGTTCCTCCTCGCCCTCATAGACCACCCAGTCGAATGACTCGTAGCATCCCCACCAGTTTTCGAGGTTGTCCAGCGTGTCGTACTTCTCCAGGAACTCGCTCCACGTGTGGTAGCCCTCCTTGTAGTACGTGCTGCCACGCTCCGCATAGTCCCACAGATAGCCGTCCTCGCGGGCAAGGTCACAGATGTCGTCCAGATAGCTGTCGAAGAACAGGCTCGCCGAATGTTGGCTGATGCCGAACGAGTTCTGATAGTCGCTCTCATACAACGAGTTGAGCACCACCTCACTACGCAGCCGTGCCAGATCTTCGCGGGTGAAGTCCTCCAGCCGCTTGATCCTCGTCAGGTCGCGCAGTTCCACCTCCATGGTCTCGCCCATAGTGGTCTTCATCGTCACCACCGCACACCACTTGTCGGCCTTGCAGTAACGACCCGTATAGGGGTCACGCGGGTTGCCCGTCACCCGTCCGGCACGCTTCTCCGTACCGATAGGGTTGCCCCACCAGTTTTCAATCGTCCGCTCGTGACACACGAAGTCACCCTTGCGGATAGTCAGTACGTTTGCCATAGTCTCACGCTGTTTCAAGTTCCTCGATATTCCCACGGAAACGCTTGCCGTCGGCATAGAACAGGTCGCCCTCGTAGCGGTTCGCCAGTTCCTCCTCCACGCAGTTGTCCTTGTTGTCGCCATAGGCGTTGTACTCGCTCTCCCACTCGTCGAAGAACTTCTCCAGACAGTCGTCCATCAGGTCTTCGAGCGAATAGTCCTCCGAATACTTGCCGCGATGATAGTTCAGGTAGAAGTCCACGATAGGCTCCACCAGTGCGCAGTCCGTACACACTCCAGTCCACGGGCACCATCCGCCGGTGATAGGCTCCTTGATGATGCGCGAACGGCGCTCAGTCTTGCCACGGCCTGCATACAATATGCGGTTCTTCTTGTCCCAACTGAGCGACTGCCATTCGCCACGTCGGTTGTCACGTACAAACCGATAGCACCACCGCCACAGCAACCTACCCTTGCAGTCCTCCGGCTCGATGGGATAGTCGTAGGTACCCATCACATGATAGTCGGGGTTGTCACGACGGAAGTGGTGTTCGTAATAGCCCACCTCCCAGCCACGCGCACCGAAGCCCGTAGCACTCTTGAACGCCTCCAGCGACGCCTCATACTCGCTGGCATTGCATTCCATCACGTCGTTCATCACGTCGAAGCACTTGCGCTCCACGATTTTCTTGCGTACATCGTCGGCCAGTTCGCCGAACTCGTACAGTTTGATAGTCACAGTTTTCATTGTCTTATGCTGCTTTGCGATAGGCCAGCATCTGACCTATCGGGGTTTCGATACTCTCGTTGATACTCACGTTGTACGCATAGGCCAGTGCCTTGCGAGTCTTGTTGATGTTGATAGTCTTTGCCATAATTGTTTCTGATTTTTGTTTTTACGCTGCATTTACGATTTCAGTTATCTCGTTTTCGAGAGTCAGATAGTACTCAAGTCCAGGGCTCACGCACATCCCCTGCCTACGGGCACGGCGGATGCGGCGGATAGCTCGCTCGGTCGCATTGAAGCGGCCGCAGATAGGCCACAGGCGGCTGTCGTCGTTCCTGCGGAAATAGGCGTTAATCTGCCTGATAGACATATCGTCCACGTTTCTTGGCTGTTCCATACTCTACGCTTCTTTAGATGTTACACGATTGTCCTCACGATAGCGCCACTCCATCAGTGTGTCTGTGAAGCGGCCAAACTTGCCGTGCCACGACTCGCCACCCTCGCGGAAGAACGAGTGCCATAGCGTTTCCTGATAGCACGCCTTGATAGCCCAGTGCGGCTGCTCGTTGTCGTTGCGCACACTCACGTCCATAGGGCCGTAGCCGTATAGTGCAAAGTAGAGGTCGGCCTCCTGGTCGTACCACTGGCGCATAGCATCCTGCACATGATCACGCTCAATGTCGTGCTCGTAGCAATACTCAAACTTCTTGTGGATGTTCGGGAAATAGAGCCGAACAGTCGTAGTCTTTGCCATAGTCACAGTCCTCCCTCGTTTACGCGCAGAACCCGTCGAACGGGTCCCACGTATAGTTCAACTCATGCGCCATGTCCTGCACGGCAGTCTTGCCGCACTCGTCCATAGCAGGGGCAGCCAGCAGGCCGGCGGCCATAGACACGATGATAGCACTCTCAGCCTGAAGGCGTACACACTTGGGCGCATTGTCCCAGATTTTCTTGATGATAGCTTTCTTTGTTGTCATAACTTGTTTCTCCTTTTGATTTGTTGATTTGAATAATTTGAATTGAATTTGAAAAATTTCTCGGTCGATAGACCGATCCGAATAGTCTTACGCTGCCTGTGCCAGCGTTACGCCCAGACGCTGGGCTGCCTTGCGCATAGCCTCGCGCTCATAGTCGTACACTCGCAGCACCACCTTGCGGCCTGCGAAGTTGATAGTCATTTTCTCCATAGTCTTGAATTGATTTTGAATGTTTGTTTGTCTTGATAGTTCCCCACCCCTCCAGGGGCGGGGATAGGGGTCACGCTGCCTCGCGATACCCCTGCGATAGAGTCTTGTGTTCGGCCTTGCGCTCCTCCGCCAGATCGAACGCGTCCGATACGAGCATACCCATGATGCACCCGCCGAACCAGCCGGCGACAGGGGCATACTCATAGTTGCTCACATGGATGGCGACGATAGCGCACACCAGCCCACAGCCACAGCTGAACACAGCCTGGCCGATACGAACGATTAACTTCTTCATTGCTTTGTCCTCCGAAATTATTTTGTTGATAGATGATACAATTAAGGCCCGCCTCCGTCGTGGGGGCAGGCCCGGATAGGGAGCGGCCTTTACAGGTCGAAGTCGAAACACTTGTCGATAAACGCCCGCAGCCGCTTGTCGCTCCAGTCACAGCCGATGTCACGCGCAAACTCAAACATGATGCGCTTCACCCCGGCCTCCTTGTACGTTCGTGCGTCGCGCAACTCCTGGAGCTTCGGACGCAGTTGTAGAATCAGTGCTTGTTCTGCCATTCGTATAGGGGTTAGTTAAATATTTAGTTCAACTTCTGTCTGTCTATCTGCTTCTGTGCTGCCTCCAGCCTTACCCGATAGGCATACCACACGTTAAGAGCCTTCATGTATGAAGGGTTAGCCATCTTCACAGCACAAGGGGTTGAAAGCGTATAGCCGTATTTCTGCTTCACGAGATCCAGATTGTGCTGTGCTTCTTCCGTGCGTGCAGTCAGCGTAGCGACTGCCTTTTCTAACTGATAGTTGCTCCACATAGTTTTGTCCTCCCTGATTTATTTCGTTAATACTGTTTCCTGCTCTTGCAATACACGGTGATGTAGCTCCCGCTGAAGCGGCGCGTGGTCATCTGCGTGCCCATAGTGCCCGCAGCCTCCGAGCTGGCGCGGTTCTTGGCCTTGCCCTTCTGCGGGCGTGCGATATTGCCCGCACGGAACACGTTGCGCTCCAGACCCTCGCGCCTCTCCTCGCGCTCCTCAAATCGGCGGGCGGCCTCCTTCGTGCTCACATAGTGGCGCATAGGCCGGACTCCCTCCATCGTCATGCCGTGCGACACCTCCGACGGCTCACTGAAATAACGACGCTCTTTGTTGTCGCCCGTGCAGCGCAGCAGGGCGTTCATGGCCTTCATCTCGGCCCAGTTTCTTCTTGCCATAGTCTTCACTGTTTTATTGTTTCACTTGCGGGATGGGGCGGACTCGAACCGCCCTCGTTGCGCTCGCTCATAGTCACGGCTGACACCTGGTGCCCTCCGTCGAGATTCGTTGCCTCACAGACCTTATCGGCGTGCGCCCATAGTCGCTTTCACGCAGACCCATCCCAGCCATATAGGTTGCACCCAGATAGGGCGCAAAATGGTTCTGATATTCACGCAATATCGGCGGTGTATTGCTTCAGTACGGTTCAATACACTTACCCGTCTCGTCGTTATATATTCTCCTTATAGCCTCTCGCCATAAGTCCCTACCGTGCCCGTCTCACGTTGTGGCTACGTCCCCAGTATCCGTGCGTATAGCGGTGTGCGTATAGCGCATGGACTTAGGGATGATCTCGGCCCGTTTCAAGTGAGCATTTCACCCTTCGATTAGTAACCGACAAATATCCTTTGCCGTTGTTCAGTAATGTAGTGGCGGCATCTCACAAAGCATTTCGCAAATGTGACAGCCTGTGAGGAAGATACCCATTTCGGGCATCGGAATTTTTGCCGATAGTTCTTCAGAATGGATCTTCAAATTTCGTCCACGTCTGCTTCGCGTTTAGCAAAATTCCACTTCCTGCGTTTGCGTACCTGCACAGCTCAGGCGTACACGCTGCGCCTTGTGGCGTTCGCGTGCGCCGTGCTGCGTTCCTGTGGCCTGTGCTGCGTTCCTTTGCCTGTGGCATCGGTGGCGGCGGTGGCCTGTGGAAAACAGGCACAAAAGGAAAACGGCGGCGAAAACGTTTGCGGCGTTTCGCTGCGGCCTGTGGCCTGTGGCGGCGTTCTTTGCGTTTCGCCTGTGGCCTGTGGCATCGGCATCGGCGGCGGCCTGTGGTGGCCTGTGCCTTTGCGTTCCGTTTGTTATGTGGTGGCGGCCTGTGTGCTTCGGCGTTTCGCTTCGGCGGTGGCCTGTGGCCTGTGCTGCGTTCCGTTTCGGAACGGCGGCGGCCTGTTTTGGTGGCGTTTCGCTACCTTTGCGCCCTGTGCCGTTTTCGCTACGGCCAAAGTTACATTATTACAGGGCAAAGAACGGAACGCCGTACGGCGGCGGCGTTCCTGTGGTGGCCTTTATGCGGCGGCGGCATCGGCGGCCTTTACTACGGCGGTGGCCTGTGCCTGTGCGGCCTTTGCGGTGGCGGCGGCGGCATTTTCGGCGGCGGCCTGTGCGGCGGCGGCCTGTGTTCTGTTTGCAGAACGGCGGCGGCGTTCCTGTTTTGCGGTGGCGGCGGTGGCCTTTGCCTTTGCATCGGCGGCAATAATTTCGGCATCGGTGGCGGTGGCATCGGTGGCCTTTGCCTGTAAATCGGCGGCGGCGGCCTTTGCTTCGGCCTGTGCGGCATCTACGGCGGCGGCGGCCTGTAATGCGGTGGCGGCGGCCAAAATCAAATCATATTGTTTTGCTTCGGCGGCCTGTGCGGCGGCATCGGCGGCGCAAATGCGGCGCAAAATATTATTGCAAATAATCATCATAACGGCCTTTTCGGCGTTCCACGCCGTTACGGCGTTTATGTGACGGCGGCCAAATGTGCCGATTTTAATGCCTGTGGCGGTGGCGGCCAAAAGGAACGGCGAAACATTTTCGGCGGCGAAAATCTTCGGCGTTACATCTTCGGCCTTTATTGATACGGCGGCGGCATCAAAAACAGGAGCATAAACTTTCCACATCTTTACCACATCTTTACAGGCACGGGAAAGTGAAAACGCTTCGGCATGTGCGGCCTTAAATGCGGCCTTAAATTTGGCATCTTTGCGCAAATTCTTTAAGGCATCGGCGGCGGCGGCCAAAACGGCGGCGGCGTTTGTTTCGGCGGCATCTACGGCCAAAACGGCAATATCTTCGGCGGTGGCCTGTGCCTTTTCGGAACGTGCAAAGGCCAAATCAATACGGCGGCGGCGTGCCAAATCGGCGGCGGCCTGTGCTGCGGCCTTTGCTTCGGCGGCATCGGTGGCCTTTGCTTCGGCATCGGTGGCGGCGGCATCGGCGGCGGCCTTTGCCTTTTCCACATCGGCACGCAGCACGGCGGCGGCCTTTTCCTGTGCGGCCTTTTCCTTTGCCTGTGCGGCGGCATCGGCGGCGGCCTTTGCATCGGCGGCACGCCGTATCATTTTCGCCACCTTTGCGGCGGTGGCGGCGGCGGCCTTTGCGGCCTTTACATCGGCGGCGGCGGCGGCCTTTGCCGTGCGTGCCTTTTCCTTTGCCTTTATTGCCTTTTCGGCGGCCTGTTTGGTGGTGGCCGAAACACGTGCGGCATCGGCGGCCGAATAATCGGCCTTTGCCTTATTTAAACGTTCTACGGCCTTTGCGGCCTTTTCATCGGCACGGCCTTTTGCCTTTTCGGCCGAAACGGCGGCGGCCTGTGCCTTTGCCGTACTTATTTGGCCGTTACGTATCTTTGCAACCAAATCGGCGGCCTTTTCTACGGCGGCGGCATCGGCGGCCTTTGCCTTTGCATCGGCATCGGCGGCGGCCTGTGCGGCGGTGGCGGCGGTGGCCTGTGTGGCGGCATCGGCGGCGGTGGCGGTGGCCTGTGCTGCGTTCTTTACTTTGTTTTCCTGTGCGGCGGCGGCGTTCTGTGCGGCGGCGGCGTTTGTTTCGTTCTTTTTCATAACTTTAATTTTTTAGATGTTTGAATATTGAT